TGCGAATCCTCGGCAACACAGTCGGCAAGACCACCGAGGAGATCCGCAAGATGATCTCGGAGGGGGCGATCACCTCCGAGTTCGCTCTCGACGCGATCACACAAGGCATCCTCCACGGCACCGAGGGGATCAACGGCGCCACGGTCGCCTTCTCGGGCACGATGGAGAAGCTCGGCGACACCCTGTCGGGGTCGATCGAGAACTTCGGTGCCGCCCGCGCCCGCTTCGGCGTCAAGATCATCGAGCCGATCTCGGACACGTTGATCGCCGGGTTCAAGTCGTTCACCGCCGTATTCGACCAGTTGGGTGCTCGGATCGAGCCGGTCATGGCGGCTCTCGTTGAGGGTCCGGTGTTCGACGCCTTCAACCAGTTCTTCGAGAACGCCCCGGATCTGATCGAGCCGACGATCGACGCCCTCGAAGGTCTCGGCCCGGCGCTCGCTCCGCTCGGGATCGCGTTCGGCGCGCTCGGCCTCGGCGCGCTCGGCGCCGTGCTCGGCCCGTTCGGGAGGCTGATCCCGGGCATCACGACTCTGACCGGTGCGCTCACCGTGTTCGCCGCGTCGGCGGCGTTGCTCACCCCCGAGATCCGCGACGCTCTGATCCCCGCTCTCAGAGAGTTGGGTGACGTCGGCCTTGAGATCGGCGGCACCCTGGTCGAGGGCATCGGCGAAGGCATCCAGGGCGTCGCCCCTGTCGTCGTGCGTGCGCTCGGCGTGCTCAAGGACATCGGCCCCGAGATCCAAACACTGTTCACACAGGCGTTCGGTTCGATCGGTGAACTCGGCCCGAAGATCACACCGATCCTCGACAACATCGTCACGTTCGCCCAAGACGCGTTGCCGACTGCGTTCCGTGCCGCATCCCAGGGCATCGCGCTTGTCACCGGCGTGGCCGAGGCCGCGGCGCCGGTCGTCAACCAGTTGGTGTTGGCCGCGACCGATCTTGTGCCCGCCTTCGAGACTCTCCTCAACGTCACTCAGGCCGTGGGCGAGGTGCTCATCCCGGTCCTGACCGTGGTCGGCGAGTTGATCGGCGACATCCCGGTCGGCGTCCTGCAAACACTGCTCGGAGTGTTCCTCGGGTTCAAGGCCGTCAGTTTCTTCCAGACACAGATCACCGGGATCTCCACGTCAGTGGGCCGCTTGTCCGGCACCCTCAAGACAGCGGTCAGCGACTTCGGGGAGTTCCGAGCCGCGGGACAGTCCAGTTTCCAGGCGGTGCGGTCCGAGGTTGCCAACCTCACCAAGTCGGGGGCCGTGGCGCAGGGCTTCGGTGTCGCCATCGCAGGCGCCTTCTCGGGGATGGCGCTCGCCTCCGAGGACGCGGCCACCCGGATCACCGGCGCGGTCGGCGCGATCGGTTCCGTGTTGACCGGACTCGCCACCGGCGGCGTGCCGGGCGGCATCTTCGCCACCATCGGTGTCGGGGTCGGTCTCATCGCTCAAGGCTTCATCGACGGCCAGAGAGAGGCAGAGGAACTCGAACGGTCGATCGAATCACTCGCTGACAAGATCCGATCCGAGTTCTCCGACGATCTCATCAATCTCAAGGGGGTCATCAACAGTCGAGTGTTCGCCGACCTGGTGGACGAGGCGCTCGGCCCGCAAGGGTTCACCCTGCTCCGGTCGCTGGGCATCGACAAGGAAACCATCCGCCAAGAGGCACTCGCAGGCGAGGAGCAGTTCGGCAAGTTCATGAATGGACTTATCGTCCGGCTGACAGCGACGAAGGATGCGGTCAAGAACCTTGGCATCTCCGATGCAGTGCTCGGAGACCTGGTCGCCATCAAGGATGAGGGCGACCTGCTCAGTGCTCTCACCATTCAGTTCCCGACCGCCAACCTCCAACAGGTCAACGATGTCATCAACGCGATCGGTGATTCCCGCAAGGATCTTGAGGGACTGCCCACCCTGTATGGGGACATCGTGGCGGGCACCGATGCCGCTGCCGATAAGGCGTTCGTCCTCGGGGACGCAATGTCGGCGACTGGTGATGCCGCGAAGGGTCTCGGCGATGACACCGCCGACGCCGTCGACACGGCCAACAAGGCGTTGGCCGACTGGAAGCAGGCGCTCCTCGATGACGGCATCACGATGGAGGAACTCCGCGAGCAGGCCAAGCTGCTCGGCGAGCAAGCCGAATCCGCTGCCGACAAGGCCACTGCCGCGTTCAAGCGGTTCGGTGACGTGCTCGACTCGATCGGCGCCAAGCTCGATCTGACGGTCGCCAGCCAGAACCTCGACCAGGACTTCCGTGACATCACCAAGTCGTTGACCGGCATCGTCAACGAGGATGACCTCAAGAAAGCCGAAGGTCTGACGAAGAACATTGACGAGTCGCAGAACCGGCTGGGCGATCTCAAAGAGCAGCTTGCCCGGGCCGTGCGCGATGGTCAGGACAAGCTGTCGGCGTTCGATGATGACATCGCGCAGGCCGACGCGCTCGGCCTCGTGAACCGTGCCGCCGAGCTTCGCGCCCGCCGCGCTCGTGTCGCCAACGAGGTCGCCGACGACCAGCGTGACATTCAGGATCGGATTGACGACGAGTTGAAGAAACTCGCCGACGTCCGCGCCGAGATGGCGGAACTGTCGACCGTCCCGACGACGTTGATGCAGCAGTTGACGGCGCAAGCCGCCGAGGCGAACCTTTCGTTCTTCGACTTCCTGTTGGCGGCACCGACACCGGAGGCGCAAGCGTTCTTCCAGGACGGCATCGTGAACACCGTCCAGGACGCGCTCGACCGGGCAGCGTCGATCGGTCTCACCGATCCGCTCGCCGGGGCACGCGCAGCCGAAGCGTTCCTCGCCCCGTTCCGCCAGTCGCTCATTGATGGTGGCATCGACCCGACGACCGTCGACCAACTCATCGCCCAGGTGTGGCCCGCCGACCGGGTCGCGCTCGGCGCCGAACAGGCAGCGCAGGCCGCGGTCGCGGCGTTCAACGAGGATGTCGAGGCCGCGCAGCAGACCGACCCGACCGACGTCCAACTCGACGTGCAGATCGCTGACCTTGAGAAGCAACGCGAAGATCTCAAGGCGTTCGCCACGGATCACCCGGCGATCGAGATCGACGTCGCTCCACTCGACAAGGCGATCATTGATCTCCGGGCGAAGGAAGTGTTGGCCACGATCAACGAACGCATCGCCCAGGTCGAGGAGGCGAAACAGGTCGAGCGGCTCGAAGGGTTCGGTGGCCCGGCGCTGGTCGCCGCCCAGTTCAAGACGCCGGAGGAGTTGGCCGCGGAAGCCACCCAGGCGATCCTCGACCAGGTCGAGGAGGTCAACGCCAGCGGCAAGAACACTGTCGAGTTGAAGACCGAGTTCATCGACATCGACAAGGAGATGACAGATCTTCGGACGCTGCTCGAATCGCAAGATCCGCCGATTCAACTTCCGGCCGAGTTGAACATCGAGAACGTGCAAGTGGCCGTCGATGACGCCAAGAGGCAGGCGATCGCGGAGCAGTTCAAGGATCTGATACCCGTCGCACTCGGCGGCAACCTCGACGCGCCCATCGTGACGCCGCCCTCTCGGAGCCGACCCGGCAGGAACACACCGCAGTCGGTGTTGGAGGACATCTTCGGGAAGGGCGGCGGTGCCTTCGCCGAGGGCGGCATCCACGGCTTCGGGACGATGGACGCGCCGCACACCGCTCAGATCGCACGCGGCCCGCGGATCTGGGCCGAACCCGAAACCGGCGGCGAGGCGTACATCCCGCTCGGAATGGGCAAGCGCGTCGGGGCGCTCGGCGTGTTCATGAAGGTCGCGGAGATCCTCGACCTCGACGTGCGTCCACGAGGTATGCCCGACGTGACATCCGAAACCAACGTGTTCGAGTCGCCGCCGGTCGTGCTCCCCGAACTGGACCGCATGTTCAGGGCGCTCGCCGAGCGCGGCCATGACGCTCGTGGCGTCGACGGGCGCGTCGTCCGTCAGGCGATGATCGAGGCGATCCAGGCGACGCGGACCCCGCTCACGCAGGAGGAGTACGTCGATCGTGTGATGGTCGACAAGCTGTATCTCGGCGACGGATCCAACAACCGGCGCAAGGCATTCGAGTTCCTCGATGAGATGCGGAGACTGCTCCGATGACGTACACCGCCTATCACCCGTTCGGCTGCGCGCCCAACTGCTACGGCACGCTCACGATCGAAGATGCACCGGACTTCCCGCTCAACACGTGGGGGTGGATGGTGCAGGACCTCACGACGTTGTGGTTCGAGCGGAGCTACGTCGGTGAGAACCGTGTCGTCCCCTCGTCTCCCGGCCGTGTCGGCTACCCGAAGGAATACGACGAATGCCCGTTCTCGCTCGTGTTCTGGGTGACCGGCGACTTCAACGCTGCCGGGACGCCGTACGCGGATTCAACGGTCGGTCTCGAAACGAACATCGGTCTCCTCAACGCCGGTGTGTTCAACCCGGTCACGACCGGTGATGGTGCCCGTCTTTGCACGCTGGTCAAGCCGTCCGGCGCTACGCAGCAGGCGCACGTGCAGTTCGACCCGCTCAAGCTCGCGCATCCGATTGACGATCTGTCGCTGGTCGAGTTCGTGATGACCGGCACGATCCTTGAGGGACGCTTCGCGTAGTGGGCAACCCACTCAAGCTCTCAGCCGACCTGTACGACACCGACACCACGACGTTGGTCACGGCACTCGACGGAGCGTTCGGGATGGGCTTCATCGACGGCTACAACGGGTTCGGGAGCGGGAACTGCTCGATCGCGATGAACGACTCGGACCGTGCCGCCTGCACGAGGGGCCGGTTCATCGCGATCAAGGTCGGCGGGGTGCGACGGTTCACGTTCCGCATCGACGCCAAGCGGACCGCCACCGCCCGGCGACCGAAGACCGGCAACGTGCTCGTCATGACCGGCGATGGCTGGGGGTGCGTGTGGAACAACGGGATCGTGGACGTCGACGTCCCCGCCGGGGCTGACCTCGATCCGTCGACACGGAACTGGTCGTGGGCGTCGCCGAACTTCCCGAACGCCGGGGGCTGGGGTGCGCCGACCGAACTGTACGAGTACAAGGACGGCGTCGCCTACGGGGCGCGTGTCCTCAAGGTGCAGTCGGCGACCGACGAGATCACCGACGAACCGATCTACGACCTCGTGCCCGCTCCGCTCGCGTTTCCGTGGCCGTGGGCGCCGCACAACGGCGACGGGTTCTCGCCGACCCCGACGTACGTGCCGACGTACTGGACGATCGCCGATGGTTCAACGGAGACGGCGATCGGCTGGCATTTCTTCCGCGGCGGATTCGGTCTCGCCGGGACCCAGTTGACGAAGTTCACGGTCACCGCCGACAACCTGTTCGACTTCCACCTGCATGGGATCCCGGCCTTGTCGGAGGAAGCCGACTTGTTGATGTGGACCGGCTGGAAAGAGATCTCGCTCGAACTCCCCGCCGCGTTCTGGTTGGTCGGGATGATGGTCGAGAACGTGTACGTCCCCGACTTGACATCGAACCCGGCCGGTCTTCTGTTCGCCGCTATCGCCATGGCGATCTGGCCTGACGAGGTCGAGATGTCCGAGGGCATCGGGCTGCTCCTGTCGAACGCCGCGGACTGGGTGTCGTACTTCGCGACGACGCTCGAAGAATGGCCCGGCTATACGCCTGGTCAGATCTTGCAGGAGTTCATCGCCGAGTGCCAGGCGCGGGGCGAGATGACGCAACACGCCGGTGAGACGTTCACCGACTTCACCGACTCGAACGGCGGCGACTGGGATTCGGCGGATCCGGACACCGAGATGGAGTTCGTGCCGTGGTTCGCGATGAAGCAGGGTGAGACCGGCGGCAAGCTCCTCGAACAGTTGCACCAGGAAGGTTGGATCGACTGGCACTTCAAGCCGGACACGTTGACACTCGAATGCTGGGCGCAGGGGTCTGGCGGTGTGTCATCCGGGGTGTCGTTCGTTGAGGGCGTCAACATCGGTGAGGACGGCATGGAGCGCGGCCCGACCCGCGTCTACGCCAACCGGTTGAAGGTGCAGTGGGCGAAGGGGTTTGTGTGGGTTGACGATCTCGCCGCACAGGCATCGTTCGGCGCGGTCGTTGCCGACACCTTGTCGACCGAGGCGGGCATCGCCGAGGACGCCGAACGGCAGGGCCGGATCGAACTCGCCAGAGCGGCGCGCGACGCTGACGTCGCGATCCGGATCGCGATCGAACCGGCCGGGTCGGGTGACACGCCGTACGTCGGGTTCGAGGTCGGCGACTATGTGACGGTGCCGACCGATGATGGTGGCACCGAGGAAGTGCAGGTGTTGTCGATCGGCTGCAACACCGACGAGAAGGGGTACGCGATCTGGTCGTTGGAGTGCGGCCACCCGTGGTTGAGTCTCGACCAGGCGCAGGGCAAGTTGCTGCGTTCGATCGGCGGCAAGTCGATGGGCACGCTCGGCGATCTCGGCGTCACGAAGATCTGACATGCGGCATCGTTCCTCGCACACACCGGTGTTCGACCCGGGCAAGATCAAACGGATGGCGGCGCCGCGCGATCTCGTGCCGGGCGGGGTCGCACTTGACTTCTGCGGCTGGGATGGTGGCACGTCGGCCGGATCAGGTTCGGATTCGTGGGATGGTGGCACGTCGGCGGGGAGTGGCTCGGACACGATCGACTTCGACGTAGTGTGCTGACGTGACCGCCCTGAACGGACCCGGCCAGATCAAGCGTGCCACACAGGCGGACTGGGCCTCGGACAACCCGACGCTGCTCGACGGAGAACTGGGGTTGGTTCGCCTGACCGGTGCCGCTGGCCGCATCGGCGTCAAGGTGGGTGACGGGGCGACCGTCGCCAACTCTCTCGGCTATCCGTCCGGAACGTTCACACCGCCCGGCACGAAGATCACACACGCCGACGTGCAGCCCGGTCTCGTCGTCGTCGGACGGACGGGTGGGACCGGCGAGTTCGCGTGCGTGAGCAGTGCCAACAACGCGGGCGGGATCGTGTTCGGGTACGCAGGCACCGATGGGGCCGCCACCGGGCAAATAGACGGGACCGCCACGTTGGGACTTTGCGGCGGCTACATCTACGGCGAGGACGGCGGTGACGCCAGCCTTTCTCTGCATGGCCCTGCGCTGGTTGTGGGTGGCGGGTTCGCGTCCGGCGCTGGCTCGACCGTGGGTATCCATGCGAGCTACGGCTGGGCGGGCGGCTACGTGGCCCACTGGAACGAGACGACCGGCTCGACCATCACGTCGATCGAGGGCAGATTCGCCGGACTCGCCTTCGGATACGCCGCATACGGCGGGCACATCTACGCGACGCAAGGGACCGCGCTCGGCACCGCGTACGGTGTCGGGGCGCTGGTCAGGACGTCCGAGGGCTGGGCGTTCGGATTCGCCTACACCGGGAGTGATGTGACGCATACGACGTCGTATGCGCAGGTCCATGCCGAAGCGCGTGGCGCACTCGCATTCGGATACGCCAACGCCGACGTGGCATCGCCCGCGTTGGCACGGATCTGGGCCTCCGCCAAGGGAGCGTTCGCTGGTGGTCATGCTGTCGCCGCGACGAGTTCCAATGGTTTGATCACCGCTTCGGCGCTAGGTGCGTTTGCTTTCGGTGACGCTCAGCCTGGCGAGTCGATCGTCGCTTCCGCCGCTGGGGCTGTGCAGTTCGCGCCGGGCACGAACGCCGTCGCCGATTCGTTCCAGGTCGGCAACGACTTCCACGTCTACACGAACGGTGCCCCGGCCTCCCCGGCGCTCGGGGCGTGGTGGATCGCTGGCGGCTACGTCTACATCCGCTCGGGCGGCGTGTCCGTCAAGATCACATAGGAGAACCAATGCCCACCTTCCGCATCACCGGCGACGACCCAGAGCGCACCCAGAAGATCGCGTTGCGCCGCCTCGCGACACAAAGCCAGGGACCGGTGTCATCATTCACCGTTGACGAAGATGGTGCGATCACTGTCATCGCTGACCGGGTGCCGTCACTGCCGCCGCGGCTCACCGTCGAGGAAGTCGACATCGAAGTTGCTGTCGAAGCATCCGAACGTGTCATCCAAGTCGAACGCGACGCCGTCGCCGCGGCGGCATCGGTGGTCGATGTCGGGACGGAGGAGACGAAGGACGTATGAGGATCGCGACGCTCGCCGGTCTGCCCCGCTCCGGGTCGACGCTGCTGTGCAACCTGCTCGCCCAACGCGACGACGTCACGGTCTCATCGACATCCGGTCTGCCGGGTGCGCTCGCCAAGATGTCGGAGTTCCTGACGAACTCGCCGGAAGTCACGTCGGATCTGATCGGCCTGCCCGAGGCGCGTGAACGCAACGTGTCCGTGTTGCGGGGCATCGTCAACAACTGGCATCCCGACGACGGTCGCCTCGTAGTCGACAAGTCGCGGGGCTGGGGGTGGAGCTACCTGTTGTTGCAACGCCTGTACCCCGACGCCCGCATGGTCGCCGCCGTCCGCCACCCACGCGACGTGTTCGCCTCAATCGAGAAGCAGCATCGGGCCACCGCCGAGTACGGCCCACACGAACCGTTGTGGGACAAAGCGAACGTCATGTTCTCCCAGGGCGGCATGATCGGCGGTCCGATCGCCGCGGTCGAGGACATGATCCGCCGTCGTCCGTTCACGCAGTCCGGCATCCCGTTCGTGTTCTTCGCCGTGTACGAGGGCTTCACCGCTGCCCCCGATGTCGCGATGCGTGGTATCGACAAGCATCTCGGTCTTGAGCCGTTCGACTACGACTTCGACAAGGTCGTGTCGGTCGCCACCGACGCCGACGCTCTGTATCGCTTCAAGTTCCCCCATGACGGCTCCGGGCAGGTCGAGCAGCGGCCCGTCGATGCGGACCTCGTTCCCGATGACCTCGCCGCGCAGATCAAGGGGCGTTGGCCGCTGTTCCACCAGACCTTCGGGTACTGATGCCGCACCGCCGCGAGTCGTCGCACAAGCCGCTGTTCGACCCGCCCAAGAGCAGAGGGTCCGTCGTTGCCGTGTCGCCGTTGCCGCCGCTCCCAGCGCCGGTGATCTACTACGACACACGCCACCATGATGGTGGCACGAGCGACCTGCTCAACTTGGGCACGGCGGGCGCGGTCTTCGATCTACCGATCGAGGATCGAAGCGGCGGCCCCTGGACGGGGGACTGGTGGGCGATCAAGCGATACAACTACTTCGCCCAGCCGGACAGCGGATCGTCGTTCCCGACCGGCTGGGACGATCTCGGAGGGCCGCCTACGACCGCCGCGTTCCTGATGGTGACCGTCCTGCCCTCCACGATCCTCACCGCGCTCCGCGGCACCGGCGTGCCGACTGAGGCTTGGACCGGGTCCGAGTGCGAATGGTTCTTCACCGACGTAGCCGGGGACGGGATTCAGGTCGGTGTCGGTTCGACATACCTCTACGAGGACACGGGCAACCCCACGATGTTCGAGGGGTTTCAAGAGAGCTTCTGGGACGTCGCCTTCGCCGGTCTGCTCTATCAGTTCACCGACATCGAAGCATGGGGAGCCGACAACTCGATCACGGACCCAAGCAACTACCTGTTCGGTCACTACTTCGACGCTGCCACTCGCACGATGTGGGACTTCATCTACGACGGCGCAGGTGGGCTGACCGAGTTCGAGCACACGTTCACGGCTGACGGTGCCGAGGAGTTCCCCGTCAGCCCACCTGCACCCAACGAATGGTTCGAGATGGAAGATGACCTCGACGCCTACGGCGGCGCGGTCGCGGCCGAAGCCGCCGAGACGGCGATGGTGCGAATGTACTGGGGGATCGGCTACCACGCCGGGCCATCGCTGCCCGGTCTCGGCACGGCCTGGAACTGCTGCACGACCAAAGGTTTGTGGCGTCCAACGAGCAAGCCGACTCTGACCCAGATCCACGAGATCTGGCTGCAAGCGACCACGCCGTACGTGGTCCCGATCCCGACCGGCGGGACGATCACGACGGACGGCGGATACACGTATCACACGTTCACGGCGGACGGGACGTTCGACCCGAACGGCTATCCCGCGCCGATCGAACGGTTCGCTATCGCGGGCGGCGCGGCGGGTGGCGATCCTGGCTCGGAGCGGACCGGCGGTGGCGGTGGCAACGGCGAGTACGACGTTACGACCGGGGTCATCACGGTCCCGGAGGTCATCACGATCGGCCCTGGCGGCACAGTCGTCCCGAACTCGAACGGGTCGAGCGGTGGTCCGACCGTCATCGTCGGTGCGACGACGACAACGCTCGCCGGTGGCGCGGGCGGCGGCGCGAACGGGTCCGGCACGGCGAACGGATCGAGCGGCGTAGCGGGCGGCGGCGGCGGGCAGCATGGTGGTACTGGCGGCGGGGGCGTTCACTCGGGCGGTAACGGCTACAACTCTGGTGGTGCCGACAACTTCGGCGCCGGGGGTGGCGGCGGCGCGGCAGCGAACGGTGGGAACGCTCAGTCGAGCACATCGGGACACGCCGGTGACGGCGGCGCAGGCGTCGAATGGCCCGCTGGCTCAGGCGACTTCTACGGTGATGGTGGACCTGGCGGCGCTCAACGGTTCACGGGCACCTACGTCGGCGGGACGGCTCCTCACAGCGGCGCTGTCGGAGCTACGGACGGCCCCGACATCGCCGCTGTAGCACCCGCAGCGAACACCGGTTCAGGTGGCGCAGGCGGAGCGTTCGGTCTGACGGCCACGCCTGGCGCGGCCGGTCGGGTCGTGTATCGGTATCCGACGCCGTAGCTAGGGTCGCGTCCGATGCCGATCTTCCACGATTCGTCGCACACGCCGCTGTTCGATGTCCCGATCACACATGGCAAGATCGACATCCTCGGTTCGCCGTTCGGCGGTGTCCCGCTGCCCGGGGTGTGGGTGCGCGATGACCGTTACTTCCCGGGGGCCAGCACGGAGCAGGCTCGCTGGGCGATCCCGACGACGAACGCCGTCGTGCAGGTCTCGAACTGGGCGAACGGTCTGATCAACTTCTACGGGCAACTGTCAGCGATCGCCACCGCTGACATCACGGGCGTGCTCGACTTCCTGGTGCTCCCGGCTGGCGGGGCGATCAGGCGACCGTGGGGTGGACGGGCGGCGGCCGGGACGAAGCTCGCCGTCGTCAACAACCACTATGACACGCCGCAATCCTCGAACCCGGCGCGTCTCTACGATCTCAGCGACCCGACCAACATCACCCTGATCACGAACAAGAGCGTCGGCCCCTACGGGATCGGCTCCGGTTCCGGGTTCTCTAGCTGCTGCCTCGATCCGAACAACGTCTTGTGGTTCACCCATCTGAGCGGGTCCACGTATCGGATTGTCGGTTCCGACTTTGACACCGCCAACGTCACCGACCACGGCCCCTTCAACCTGTCACATCAGGTGTTCGGGCTCGGCATGGTCGACCACGTCTTCGTGAACGCGGGCACCTACTACGGGGCGATCGCCGGTCGTCAAACCCTGTCGGTGTTCTCGACGGCGGGCATTGTCGGCACGGCGTCGTTGGGCACCGGCGCGACGTCGATCCCGTTCGACTGCTGGCGGGCCACCGATTCACTGCTGCTCGTCCACGTGCTCGACAGCACCGGCAGCGTCATGCGACTCAAGGGCATCAACGTTTCGACGCCGTCGTCGCCGACCGTCGCCTGGACGTGGACACCGGGCCATCAGATCGAGTTCGTCGGCTGCCCCGACGCGGCCACGGCGATCTTCACCAACCTCGACAACGGCGACTGGGACTGGTTCGACCTGGCAACACAGACCGTCACCCACACACTGGCGCCGGACGCGTCCGGGTTCGCTAGCGGCGGCGTGCTGCTCACTGACGGCAGCATCGCCGCGCTCGCGAACGATCTCGGTGAGGGCGACGGGATCATCTTCATCCCCCGTCCGCGCGAGCAGCCGAGTCCGAACCAGGCGGCAGGGCCGCGACCGTGGCGCACCCCGGTCACCGAACCATCGACCGGACTCGGTGCGGCGATCGTCAAGTGGGATTCGCGTCTGTTGACCTCGGTCACGGCCGGGGCGACGTTCCCGAACACCGGGTCGGCTGGCTCGGTGTTCGACCTCAAGATCGTTGACGACGGGCCGGGCGACGTCATCTACGCGAAGAAGCAGGTCAACTGGGCGGGCGGCGCGGACTTCGGGCCGAACGCGACATTGCCGAGCGAGTCGGACATGGGTGGCGACTGGTCGGCCGGACCGGCGACGTTCATCTTCGCCCTACCCGCAGGGCACCGCACATTCGAGAACACGATCGGATACATCGAGGTTGACATCATCCCCGGCGACGGCGGCGCATACGACTTCGTCACCCCCTCCGCGGAAGGGTTCGCGTTCGACGGTGGCTTCTCCGGTCTGTACGGCGCGTCGCTGGGCGACTCGATCGGCGAGGGCACGTTCTTCGAGGCGTACTGGGATGAGACGATCACGAACCCGTTGATGGACCGCGACATCGACCTGCTCGTCGCGCTCTACATCGACCCGGCGTCACGTTCGTATGGCGTGTGGGTCGTTGATAGCGGCGGCGTCAACACGGTCGCCCACGACGACAACGCATACCCGGAGGGTCCCAACGTTGACGAGTATTTCTTCGAGAACGGGACGTGGCCGTGCCCGCAGTTCGATTCGCAGGGCACGACCGCCTCCGATCTGTTCCTGTTCTTCGCTGGCACCGCACACGACACCGCCGTCGCCGGTAACCCGTGGGATGGTTGCGTGTGGGCCGGGTTGTACCGCGGTCGCCCGTCGAACAGTGAACTGTTGGCGTTGTACGCGTCGTCGTTCTGAGGGTCCCCCGGTCGCGGGTTGCGACTCACTAGGTTGGATGCCCATGTCGGTCGAGACCCACTTCTACAACTGGGGTTTGCTCGCCGACCCGGCCACCCCGAAGTACCACACCTGCTCCCCGAACCTGATCTGCCTCGGGAACTATCTCGGTAAACGGTTCGCGATGACGAACAACGGCTGCTACGGGCAGCGTCCGATCCGGGGCGGCACGACTCCATCGGTCCACTGGTGGGGCGCGGCGACGGACCGCAACTATCCGGATCGGCTGACCGCCAAGAACGTGATCATCCCATTCCTGATCGACAACTCGCATGAGTTGCACGTCCAGGCGATCCACGACTACTTCGGGTCACGGATCTGGCGTGCCGGGCGCACATCGAGTGTCGCCGACGCGCACACGTCGTGGTGGAAGACGAACACGACCGCCGAGGGGATGGGCGACGCGTGGGCGACGTACTTCCACATCGAAACGAACCCGGAAGGGTGGGGTGACGCTGTCGACATCTCCGCCCGTCTCGGCCTCGCACCGCCGCCGGTCAACCCGCCACCGCTTCCACCGTCAGGAGTTGCCATCGTGTTCCCTCGTGTCATCAAGCCCGGTATGGAAGGCCCAGACGTCGCAATGGTCCAGACCGTGATCCGTGCCCCGGGCGCGGTCGGCGGCTCGAAGACGATCATCGTTGACGGCAAGTACGGGGCGCAGACCGTCACCGCCGTGAAGAACATCCAGACGGCGTTCAAGCTGACGCCGGATGGGATCATCGGCCCTCAGACGCAGGCTGTGTTCATCCAACTCGCCAACTCGTAGGAGAACCAAATGAACGGTCTCATCGCTCGCATCAGGGTGCTCGGCACCGCCGTCAACACGTGGCTCGTCGCCGCCGCTCTGATCGCCCCCATCATCATCGGCGAGGTCGCCGAGGAGTTGCCGTCCGACAAGGCCGAGGTGTTCACGAAGTGGGGCAGCAAGGTCGTGTCGTGGATCGGCGCCGCGATCGCGATCGTGCGCCGCTCGACACCGGTCATCAAGTCGCAGCGTGGCCTGCTCGCCCCCGAGCCGGGCACCCCTGTCGTCCCGATGGCGAACGTCACCGGCGACAACGCTCACGCCGGTTAATCCGCTGACTGTGTGAGCACCACTGTTGGTGCGAGCACTTCGAGCGTGACGATGGTGGCGTACACGTCGAGGTCGACGGTCGGGGTGAGCACTTCGAGTTCGACGGTCGGCGCCAGCACTTCGAGCGTGCATGTCGGGACCAGGACCTCCAACGAGACCGTGCCGCGGAACAGGACCCCTGGCGCGGCGCCGACGAGGATGATGTCGCCGGTCGGGATCTCGATCGACGTGGCGGCGCCGGTGCCCGACACCGATGGTGCGGCACCCGAGAGCGTCACCTGAGCGGTCGGCACGAGCACCGTCGCCGAGCCGGTGGCCGTGACGATCGGTGCCACACCGGTCAGGGTCAGCGTGCCGGTCGGGATGGTGACGGTGCCCGCTCCGCCGGTCGTGATCGGCGCGACGCCGGTCAGGGTCAGCAGACCGGTCGGGATCTGAATGTTGAAGCCGCCGGTCGAGGAGACGAACGGGGCGACACCGTTGATCGTCAACGTGCCGGTCGGGACGAGGACGGTCGCGGTCCCGGTCGCGGTGATGACGGGGGCGACACCGGTCAGCGTGATCTGTCCGGGTGGGATCTCGATCCGGGTGCTGGCGTCGACGGTCGGCGCGACCCCGGTCAGCGTGATCGTGCCGGTCGGCGCGGGGATCGTGCGAGTGCCGGTCCCGGCGACGGTCGGCGTCCGCCCGCTGATCGTGATCTGCCCGGTCGGGGCGAGAACCGTCGCGGTCCCCGTCGCGGTCACGACCGGCGCGACGCCGGTCAGCGCGAGGGCGCCAGGCGGGATCGCGATGGTGATTCGGACGGTGACGGCTGGCGCGACGCCTGCGAGCGTCAACGCTCCGACCGGGGCGAGGATCGTCGCCGTGCCGGTCGGCGTAACAGTCGGCGCGACCCCGGTGATCGTGAGCGTGCCCGGCGGGATTGCGATGGTGGCCGGGGCCGAGATCGTCGGCGCGACACCGGTCAGCGTCAACGCGCCGATTGGGGCGAGGATCGTCGCGGTGCTCGACCCGGCGACGACCGGTTCGACGCCGGTCAGGGTCAGGTCGCCGGTCGGGATGTCGATCGTCTGGGCTTCGGGGGCGGGCGGTGCCGAGTGGAACCGTTGCGCCATCACGCGTTGGGCGGCGGTGTTGACGTCGCGTCGGGCCGCTACGAGGCGGACCTGCAACTGCTGCTTGCGGTTGACATTCGGAACGAGCGGGAAGCCCGCCGCGACCGCGGATGGGAGCAGACCGCCCTGCCGATCCGAGCGGCGGCGGCGCAGCATCCACTTCCACGGCGCCGATGCGTCCGGGTTGCGCCATGCGGCGGTGTTGACCGCCTGCCGGTAGGCGGCGTTGGCGTCGGCGAGGTAGACGGGGTCGTCCCCGGCGAAGATCGTCGGTTCGACCCCGGTGAGCGTGATCAGCCCGACCGGGGCGAGGATCGTCGCCGTTCCGGTGCCTGCAACGCTCGGAGCGACGCCGTCGATGGTGAGCGCACCGACAGGTGTCAGGATCGTCGCTGTGCCCGTGGCGGTGGCCACAGGGGCCACACCGGTCAGAGTGAGGTCGCCTGGTGGGATCGCGATCGTCTGCGGGAACGCGATCAGGTTCGGGTCGAGCTTGCTCTGCCGCACCCAGAAGCGGGCGGGGAGTCGGCGGACAGCGACGGCCAGCGTCGAGCGGCGACGGTTGACGTCGACGTATAGCGCCGGATCCATGCCGGTCGTGACGTCCGGGGCGATGCCGTCGATGGTGAGCAGACCGGGCGGGACGAGGATCGTCGCGGTACTCGAACCGGCAACGACCGGGGCGACGCCCGTCAGTGTCAGTGCGCCGGTCGGGATCTGGACGTTGAAGCCGCCCGTGGATGACACGAACGGCGAGATGCCGTTGATCGTCAGTTGACCGGTCGGCGCGAGGATCGTCGCCGTCCCTGTCGATGTGACCACGGGGGCGACGCCGGTGAGGGTGACCGGGCCTGGTGGGACGGGGATCGTGGCGGTGCCCGTCGCGGTGACGACGGGCGCTACGCCGGTAATCGTGAGAGCGCCTGGTGGGACGGCGATGGTGGCCGTGCCGGTGCCCGCCACGATCGGCGCCACGCCGACGAGGGTCAGGTCTGCCGGTGGGATCGGGATCGTCTGCGCTTCGCCCGGGATCGTCCCGCCACGCCGAACCGCGGGCCGCTGAACCGGGGCACGTCGGGTAGCCGTGTTGACTGTGGAACGTCGCCGGTTCTGGTCGTAGATGAGGGCGATGTCCATCCCGGCGGTGACGTCTGGTTCGACGCCGGTGAGCACGATGTCGCCTGGCGGCACCGCGATGGTCTGCGGGTAGGCGACCAGTGGAACGTTGAGGCGATGTGAACGCAGCCACGGCCGAGCCGGATCTCGCCGGGTGGCAATCGCGAGGGTGGAGCGGCGGCGGTTCTGGTCAACGATGAGCGACGGGTCCATGCCCGTCGTGACCGCAGGCGCGACGCCATCAATGGTGAGCGCGCCTGTCGGCACTTGGACGTTGAAGCCACCGGTCGCGCTGACGAACGGCGAGATGCCCAGGAACGTGATCGCACCGGTCGGTTCGAGGATTGTCGCCGTGCCCGTTCCGGTGACGGTTGGTGCGACGCCGGTGATGACCAGGTCGCCGGGCGGGATCGCGATGGTCTGCGCCGCGATCTGAACGGCTTGTGTGGTGCGGGTGCGGGTGGGTCGCTGCCACGGTGGGCCGCGACGACCCGCGGCGGCGAGCGCCCAACGGCGACGATTGATGTCGACGTACAGCAACGGGTCCATGCCGACCGCGACGTCGGGTGCGACACCGGCGAACGTGATGTCGCCCGGCGGGATCGGAATGGTCGCCGTGCCCGTTCCCGCGATCGTGGGGGCGACACCGGCGAAGATCAGATCCGCGACCGGAATGATGATCGTCAGGGCGACGTCAAGCACGAATGGCGGCAACTGGTGGTAACGCGGAAGCGAGGCCCGGTGTGCGGTGCGATCAGGCCGTGGACGCACCGCGGCGTGGATTGCTGGTCGTCGTTGCGCAACCAGCATCGGTGCTAGATCGTCTTCCTGATTGATGACGTACGGCGGAGCCTCGAATCGCCGACGCAACGCCTGGCTGTACGGCTGCAACCCGAGGTTCGGGCGGCGGAATATGTCGCCGCGCAGGAAGCGATGGTCGTAGGCCAGGTTCGGGATGTCTTCGACGCTCGGCTCCGCAGAGAAGTCATCGAGCGTGATTGCAGACCCCGTCGAGACCCACCCCGCTATGCCCACATCCCCCGATGTGAACGAGGCATCAAGGCGGGTCAGTTGGAGAACGCCATCGGCGTAGAGGCGGACGCCGGTCCCGGTGGATTCGCCCTTGATTCGTATGGTGCCCGATGTTGGGGCGACAGCGAATGTGCCGATGTCCGAGATGCCGTTGACGATCGCGTAGACCCTGTAGGTGCCGATCCCACTGTCGACGCGCCATACAGCGATGAAGCAGTTGTCAAGGTTGCCGTCCCGTGCGAGAAGCACGACGCCAGCGGTCCCGTCGCCGCTTCCCATCGTGACGGTCACTTCCGCGGACTGGATGTCGGCGAATCTGTTGGAACGCCAGATCATCCCCCCGATCAGCGGCGAACTGATAGGCACGACGTCAGAGACAATGGACAGTGGGACTAGCGGCCCGAGGTCGATTACACCTGGCCCCGGGAACCGCCAGTTGTACCCAAGGTCGACGGTCCCTCGGTTGAAGTTGTCTATGATTCGTAGGTACGGGGGTTGCTGATATCTCGATCGTGTTGAGTGATTCCAGATCGCAGACCGGTCAGGGTCGCGGCGCACCGCTGTGTGGACGGTCTGGTGATGGCGTGACTGGTCGTTGAGCAGTGAGTCAAGTTGAGGGACGACCGTGACGACCGGGGGGGTGTCCGTCGCGAACGTGATGTCGCCGGTCGGGATGTCGATGGTCAGCGGTGGTGCCGCCAACGGTCCGACAGCCATCGACACCGGGGGTGCGAGGCGTGGCGGGTTGTGGGCGGGGACCCTGTAGGCGACCATCAGGACCCGATCCTCGCGGGCGCCACCATCGGCGGCATCTTGATTTCGGGCGGCATGATGGACGGAAGGGGGTGGACGATGATGTGCTGCGTGCGCCAGGCGGCCGACACGTCGACACCGAACGTGCCGGGATCTTGTGCAGCCCCGGTGTTCAACTGGCGGGTGGCAACGGTGATCAGACCACCGAGGTTGGTGCCCGCGGTGCCGCACGACTTCTGGTAGGGCGGCGACGGCAGGTAGTTGGTGGGCGGCGTGTTGGCCCATGTGTCGTCGTCGGCTTCCTCGCCCGCCATCCCGGCCATGACGATGAACAGGTAGTCCTTGACGACGCCCCCGGTCGGTGTCACTGACGGCGGGTCAGGCGTCGCCGATGTCCCGGTGCCGGTCGTCGCGATTTGCGGTGTGATCGACTTGTCTGCGTTCGAGATTCGCAACGAGATCGTGGCGTCACGCGTGCTGGCCGACGATGTGAACGTCGGGTTGCTGGGGACGCCACCGCCTGTGTACCACAGGATCTTCAATCCGTTGGCGGCTGACTCATCGAGGATCTCGCCCCAGTTGGTGAGCGCGTTGAGCGTCGCCGACGTCGACCCGATGTCCATCAGGACCAGCACAAGGTCGGTAGCGACGATCCCTGCCGGGAGGCTCACGACGTGGCTGGTGCCTGCCGTGTTCGTACTCGACTCGTTGGTCGTCTCGATCGCCGGGAACCCCACCTAACCCTCCCCGCGATGTACGTGCGCGACGGGCGGCGAGTGCTCACACACCGGCTTGCGATCGGGAGACTCGGCCCGCAACACGTCGGCGATCGCTGACAGCATCGGACCCTCGAACTCGTTGAACGCCAGGCCCTCCCAACGGTACGGCAAATCCGGGTAGATGCGAACGAGCCGGGTCGAGAACTTGACGCAGCCGAGCGACCGGATCAGATGCTGGTACTTCGGAAAGCGGTAGGCGCACCAATCGCGGGGACATCCGATCAGTTGTCCAATGGCGCCGGGCCACGGAGCGACGTCATGCTCCACCAACACGAACCCTTCGCCGTCGCGCCACCACGCGGCGAGTTGTTCGGCGTAACTCAACTCGTGGCCGACAACGTCGTGGTCGACGCCTTCGGCGTTCAACGCGAGGTGGGCGGGGCAGTCCTTGTTGGCGGCGGACACGACGACACGCAAGCTCACTCGTCCCAGACGAAGTAGACCTCGCACACTTGGCCCGTGCCGATCGGCTGGATGGCGAGGGCGATGGTCGAACCCAGCGCGGTCCGTAGCCCGTTGTCGCCGAACGTGAGGATGCCGCCCGAACCGACCGCGGCTCCGAGTTGGATGCGGTAGCCGGTGTCGAGCGCGGATGAGATGTCGGCGGTCCACAGTTGCTTGGCGAGACAGGTGGGAGTGCCGAGGATGCCGAGGTCCGTCGCGTAGGCGGTGACGGTCGCTCCCGGTGTGCCGCCCGTGACCGCCACGACACGGTACGCGCAGGCGGTGGCGGTGGTGTTGAAGATGCCGATCTCTCGGACCTTGGGTGTGACCGCGGCGGTGGCGAGGATGCCGAAGATCGGACGGCCAGTTCCACCGGACGTGCCAGCCCCGGCTGCTGTCATTCCTGCTGAGTATCGGGACATGGTTCGTATTCTCCTACCTGAGACGCAGCGCCGAGCGGATGGGCAGAGGGAAGATCAGGGCTGGCGGTGGCACGGTGGTGAGAACGCCAACGACCAGGACGACGACCGCCGAGTAGTCGGCCGTCGCCACAGCCGTCGCAGTCCCGGCCCCCGACGATGCGCCGTCAACAACGTACTTCCAATACAGGCCCGAGCCTGCACCGCCAATGACGTTCCACCCGGCCGGGTCCGCCGTGATCGCCTCATCGGGAGCGATGTAAGCGACGGCCAGGCATGTCAGTCCTGACGTGTTGGCTACTGACGGCAAGGTCAACGTGCTGCTCGACCCGCTGTTCGTCCCGAAGTTGTGAATCGGTGTCGTAGGGTCCACATCTGTGATGTGAAGAAACTCGCCACCAGAGAAATCTGTTGGGGCAGCGACGGTCGATGTGTACGTCGGGCCTTCGGTGCCATCAGCAACACGCCAGCATGAGCGTACGTGGGTGACACCGCCGTTGACGGTGGCGATGTTGTTGAAGCCGCTGATCAAGCCGGGGTTGGGACCGCCTGATCCGTAGTTCACCATGTCAGCCAACAACAGATCAGCAATCGCCAAGCTGGCTGGCTCGGTGAACGAGATGTCACCACCGGCACCGTTGTCGTCGGTTGTCTCGGTGACGTAGACAGGCACATGTGCCGCCGCAATCAGTACAACGTCCACTGACCACGTGTCGGAAGTCAGCCCACCGATTGTGGCGGCATTCGTGGACTGGCCGGGGGAAACGGTCTTGTAGTAGATCGCCGCCGAACCGGGAACCCCGTCGTAGGCGTCGTATAGAGTCCAGCCAGTCGCCCCGCCCGAAACGTCGCCGTTGCCATTGACCATTGCGACCGCCAGGCACACCGCCGTGCCGACGACCGCCACGACGGGGAAGGTGAGCGTCGTGCCGGTGCCCTCAGTCGAACCCGTGTTGTTGACCGGGTTGGTGGTGTCAACTCCGGTGATCCGAAGCAGCTTGCCCGACGATCCCGTCCCGTCAGCAATAACCGACGTGTAGGTCGGCCCTTCCGTCCCATCGGCCACCCGTCGAGTGAGCCGCCCCATGATGGTCGATGTCCCGTCGTCGGCAGTAGTCGTCACAACCGACGTGAACCCAGTGATATTGCCAGGGGAAGCGATCACACCGCCGACGTTGCTAAAGCTCGCCAGGCAAGCCAGCAGCAGATCATCAACGGCGAGTCCGGCAGGCTCACTGAACACAAGATTGGCCAGTCCGGTGTTGACATCCTCGGTGTCATTGACAATCGCCACCGCCCTGAGATTGAGACCGATCATCACCCACTGGTCGCTGACAGAGGACGTGAAGTCCATGTCGACCGTTGCTGCGCCAGCCTCGTCGCCGCTGACGATGTTGTTGCCAGCGAAGGTGTTGTTGACGTTGCGACGTGTGCGCTCGTTTGTTCCGGTGCCGACCCCGGTGATCGTGTCACCGTGACTTGCGGCGCAGAAGGCACGGCTGCCTCTCGCTGACGTGATGCTCAACGTTGGCGAGTTCGCAGCGCCGTTGGACGTTGTTGACGCGACGTTCTCGATGCCGCCGCAGTTGATGTACGACGATGCGGCGATGATGGAACTCTGTGAGTTGCCGGTGTAGGTGACGACGATGTTGGCCGCCCCGGCAGCCGGATTCAACAGATAGAACAAGCACATACCTGACGTGGCCGACGAGCCTGAGAGGGGCGTGCCCGATGCCGTGCCGGATCGAACCTCGGTCATTGACACGCCGCCGTAGGTGCAGGTCATCGGTGTCACCGTGCCGACACCCGAGCCGTGGCTGACGGTGACAGCGACTAGGAGGATTCCGTTAGTTGCTGTCCCGGTGCATGTCTTGCTGAACGTGTGCGAGCTACCAGACGACACATCATTGGAGGCTGCATCAAGAACGGCGGCCATCAGCCGATCACCAGCCCTGCCGGTGTGATCGGCGGTGCCATTACAGCCTCTCGGAGCACGCTGGGCAGAGTTCTTGGCCTTGCGGTGCGAAGTCGGCTGCGTATCCGTTGGTGATCGCCCACCGGCCACACAGGGCCGTGCCGATCGTCTTGCCTTGTTCGCCGACTTGGGGGATCGCGTGACGACCGGGTTGCATGATGTGCCACGGCCCGAGGGGGCGGTCCATGTCGACGCCGAGCACGGCCAGCTTGCGGCCGACCATGAGGAGCTTGCCCATCATCCGACCTTAGTCCCCGCGAGCGCGCCGCTCGCGGGGTCTAGTAGCTGAACTCTAGGAACGTGACGCCGTGCAGCCAGTTCCCGGTCGGGGCGACGGAGTGCTTCAAGCCGATGAACTCGGACGGTCCGACACCGATGCGTTCCTCGGGGACCGGGAGGTACAGGCAGCCGTTGCCGACGATGTTCAACCCCTCGTTCCACAGGTAGTTCGCGGCGTCGGTGCCTTCCGCCGAAGCGTTGATGCCGGTCGCCGAGGCGCCACCGACGCACTTCGATGCCTGCATACCGTCCGTCAACGGATCGGGGGTCCGCGACGTCACCGACGCCGCGGCCGACTTCTTGATGAGGCCGAGCGCGGTCGCGGTCGACGTCGTGGACGACGACTGCCCGCCCCAAGCACGGATGATGTCGATCGCCACGTTCGCCGGGGTGGCGACCTGGATGACGGTGATCGCTGTGGTGGTCGCGACGTTCGATCGAACGACGGCGTAGGACCCGGATGGTGCTGGCATGGCTCTATCCTCCTACGAGGCTCGGTAGAGATCGGTGATGGTCAACGTGATGTCTGACCCGTTGGTCGGGATGCCAGGCGCGTCCAACAGGAACACGCTGATCACCGGGCTGTCGGCGTCGTTCGTGACAAACTCGAACACGAACCCACCGATGATCGTTTCGCCCGCGGCGACACCGGAGATCACGACATCGGAAGCGTCCATGTTGACCCGGTCGTTGGTGTCGTCCTCGGTCGCGTTCGAGCGGGTGAGGTTCTGACGCGAGTACCCGGCGACCGTCAACTCGACCACGCCTGAGAGGCCGAGGAAGTCGGACACGAAGTTGACGTCGGCGACCTCGGCGGCGGTGTCGATCGTCGTCGGCCGCGACGTGCCGTTGATGAGGCCGAGCCGGATCGCCGTGCCGCCCGAGTCATCCCACGACCCCTGCATCAGCTTCAACTTGCCCTTGTTGGTCAACCAGTTGACGCTTGCCATTTACCACTCCTCGGCCGGGTGAACTACGTCGGGGAAACTACGCGAGAGGAATCTAGTGGATCTCTCGTTGTCATTCGGGGACCGCCTCAGACGTAGACGGCGGCGCGGACAATGGTGAACCACGTCGACTTCGACGCGCCTCCACCGACGAACGTGACGACCCACTTGCCGGTCTCGGTCAGCGGGTCAGGGAAGTTGAAGTCCCAGTAGCCGGTCTCGGTCGAGGAGATCTCGGCGGTCGGCGTCGTGTAGACGGTCAAGACTCCCGATGGTGACTTGGTGGTGACGGTGATCGTCGTCGGGTTGAACAGGTCGCCCTCGGTTTCACCCGGGTCGGGGATGCCGGTGTACGTGGCGCGCACGGTCGGCATCACGCCCTGTTCGTACTCGCCCGGTCCGCACGCCTGCGTCGTTCTCATCGCGTCTCACTCGTAGCGGACACCGCGCCGGTACGGGTTGCGGCGCGACGCCATGAACGGGGCCAGCGCGAAGATCGCCACTGTCGCGACGACCCCGATCACGAACTGGCCCCAGCGCGGCATCAGCCGCCGCCACCACTGTTCGTGGAAGCGTTGAGCAGGACCGCCGAATGGCAGCACGGATCGAAGCGGACGAGCGCCTGGCGTTCGGCGCGGAACTCGACGTAGTTCGTGGTCCGGTTGAACGACTCGGCGATCGTCTCGCCGATGATCACGCCTTCGTCAATGTAGACCTCGACCGGGCCGGTGGCGAAGATCCACGTGTCGAGACCCGTGACCGCGGCGACTCCGCTCGGGCCGGTGCCCGGGTAGCCGGATCCGGCGACGACGCGATCCTCGCGGCCTGCGGTCACGAGGTAGCCGTCCTTCTCGATCACGATGCCATCACCGATCCAGAGCGTCACGAGCCACGATGGTGCGTGGATCATGCCCTTCGTCCCGGCGCCGCATCCGGCGAGTTGCTTCTCGGCCATCGCCAGGCCGACCTGGCGGTCGAAGATGGTGGAGCCGGTGACGATCGTCGCCGCCGACGTGAGGCCGGTGATCTCGGTCGCCGACGAGTCGAGGGACTGCATCCGTGAGCCGAGCGTCCCGGTCCAGAACTGGGTTTCGAGCGCCTTGGGTGTGCCGAGATCCAACTGCATCAACGCGATCTGGCGGTACGCGTCGGTGGCCGAGCCGTTGGCGTTGCCGACGAGCGTGCAACCCACCGACGTTTCGATCACGAACGTGTCGGTTTCCAACATCGCCGGGATGGTGGGCGGCGTCGACTTGTCAGCCTTCGGGAAGTCGGCGCAGTTCGGATCCCAAGCGAACGCTCCGATGCAGCCGGTGGGGCGCCACTTCACACCGCCGCGCCATGCCTCCTGCCAGTTCTCGCCGATGCCGGGGATGTTCGCCCAGTCCGGATCAACCTGGCCGGGCCATGCGGCGGCGAGCAGGTTGTGCGGGGGGACCTCACCCTGGATCGGTTGTGCCTGGACCCGAAGACCCCACATGATTCACTCCTGGTTCTCGATGGTGGACGGGGACGGTTCGGGTGCCACCCGGCTGCACAGGTGGCACCCTCGCCGTGTCCGTCACTGTTGAGTTGTGTCAGGGATCGTCAGGGGCAGGTGCAAGGCGTGACACCGGCGGGACCCGAGCCGTTGACGCACAGCGTGCTCAGGAGGCCGACCGACTCGAAGCCGAGCTTCGCGATGCCGATCCACTCCTCCATGAACAGTTGCAGGTCGTTGGTGCGGTTGAGCGTGCTGTCACGCACGAGGCCGACGTCGAGCGTGCCGCCGTCGAGGCGGACGAACGTCCCTGGTGCGTAGATGAACGCCTTGACCTTCGTCGGGAACTGGTTGAGGCCACCGACCGCCTGGGCGCCGTTGAACTTCTGGTTCGGCAACACCCCGGTCGGGTTGTCGTTGTACCAGATGGCGTCGATGTTGCGGGCCGACAGGGCAGCGTTCATGTGGTTGTCGGTGATGTCGAAGAACGACAGACCTTGGTACCCGTCCATCGCCATGTCGAGCTTGACGGCCTCACGCGCCCAGTCCGGAGCGGCGACTTGCATCGTCGCGTCCGACGCCATGCCGTGACGCTTGCGGTAGCCGACCGTGGCCGTGACCCAGTCGTGCAGCAGGCTGCGCGAGAAGCCGTAGCAGTAGTTGCCGGTGACCGCCGTCGAGTTCGAGTTGACGTAGTCGAGGTAGAACACCTCTTTGGTCGACATGAACTGGACGGCGACGTCCTCAAGGAACGCCGACACCTGCTCCGGGAACACCTTGTAGTTGAGGTTGTCGAACGTGACGCATTGCGACACGGCCGACACCTCGGCCGACGAGGTGCTCGGGCACGACACCGTGATGCACGCCTTCGGACCGGCCGAGAACTGCACGAACGACGCTGCGAAGTTGCGGTCCTGGGCCGAGATGTCGATGGCGGCGGCGGCGGCGGCGACGGACGGCGGCACGATGTAGTTGATGCCGCCACGAGGCGCCTGCACGACGTTGGTCCCCTGCTCAAACGGGTTCTGCGGCTCCGCGAGGCGGAAGAACTCGTAGCTCGGGGCGTACTCGGCGCAGGCGTGACCGGAGGCAACGAGTGCCTTCGGCGCTCCGACCTGGACGTCGCGCAGGATGCGGAAGTTCTCCGCCGCGTCCATCTGCGACAGGTGCTCGCCCTCGATGAACTTGTCGGTGTGGGCGATCGACACGAAGTCGCGCGTGCCGCCCGGCACCGACGTCAGGCTGAGACGCTTGTTGACGATCGCCGAGGCGACGGCCAACGGGTCCTCGAACGGGGTGCCTTCGCGCATGTGCGGGGCGTGCGCCGTCGCCACCATGAAGGCGTCGTTGCTGGCTTCGCGGACCTTCGAGCGGGCCGACTGGCGGGCTGAGAGGGCGGCGACGTTGCCCGGCACCCCGCCCTTGCCGTTCGGCATCGTGACCCCGGCGATGGCGAGCGCCTGGGTGACCCCGGCCGACACGGCGGCGGCGATCTGGTCGATGATCGCAGGCTCGGGTGCGGCTTCGACCTTGGCCTTGGCCTTCGGCTTGCCGTCCTCGTCCAGGTCCTCCTCGTTCTCGCCGATGGTGACCTGGTCGCCCTCGGTCGGGTCGGCGAGGTCCTTCTTGAAGCGCCCGGCGGCGGCTTCCTTGCGGCCGTCGAGGTCTGCCCGCTCGGTCTCACGGCGGGTGTTCTCGGCGTCGATCGCGTCGGCCTGCTGCGAGAGCAGTTCGAGTTCATCGACCGACTCGGGCGAGGACTCGGCGTCGGAGAGTTCTTCGCCGCGCGAGTTGATCTGCTGCTCCAACGCCGTCAACTGATCGGGTTCGAGTTGCGTGAGGTCCTGTGGGAAGTTGATGACGTCCATGCGTCGTGCTCCTGCGTCGTGTAAGCCCTCGCGGGCGGTGGATCTGCTCACCGCGGGACGGCTAGGCCGCTCGCTCACGACGGAACTACGCGCGTCGATCGGACGCGAAGTTACAGCGATGTGGTTACACGAATGGTGGATACCCCGCGAGAATCCCGCGGGGTACCGCGGTTACACGAGGACGGCAGCGCGGTCGGAGTCGTCCAACACGAACGTGACGCAGTCCGTTGGGTACTCCTCGCCGCAGGCGCCGACCGCGACCGAGTCAGGATCACACGCGGTGATCGACGTCAACCCGCGGAACCTCTGCACGCTCGCGACGATGTACGGCTTGTCCCGACCTTCGATGAGGATCGCGTCCCCACTCCGGATCTCACGCACCGCGACAGTTACGCGCATAACACCAGGATAGCTGGTGACGGAGCGCGGTGAAAGTGAGTTGACAGATTGTCAGCGGATGTTCACTTGCGCGTAAACCGCTGGCGTGCCTCGGCGAACCGGGCGTCGAGCGCGCGTTGGCGGCGGGCTTGCAGCTTGCCGAGCGCGGCTGCCTTGCGTTCGGCGAGTTGCGTCGCCATCAGCGTCTCGACCTGCGCGCGCAGTGTCTCGACCTCGGCCGAGAGCGCGGCGACACCGGAGCCGGTGTGCGGCTTCATGCCTGCCGCCACGAGCGCCAGGATCTCGCCGGTCTCGAACGACACCTCGACAGCGACCTTGCCGGGCTTGACCGCGCCGTCGAGCGCGGCTTCACCGGCCGACGCGACGAGCGCCGGGGTGATGAAGCCGGACGTGTTGACGGCGAGCAGCGCGACGCATTCGAGGTGGCCTTGGATGATGCGCCAGTCGGGCGAGATGTCCGAGCCGCGCAGGGCACGGATCTGGTCGGGCGTAGCGGATGGTCGCACGGCACCGGCGACGTACATGCCCTTCGGCGTGTCGTACACGGCGACGTCCGCGACAGCGCATCCGGTGTGGGCGTAGAACGCCTGCGCGTCCGATGCCTTCAACTTCAACGATGGGTGGACGGTGTCCATGAAGATCGGACCCGAGGCGACCATGATCCCTTCGGCGGTCTCGCATTGCTTGTTCGCGAAGTAGCGGTAGTTGGCGCGCGACTTGGGTGTCCGCACGCAACGATCGGCGAAGCCGATGTGGCACGACTTGTCGTCGGCGGCGAGGCCGTAGATGCGGCCGTCGCTCGTGATCCGAACCGACTCGTCGGCGATGGCGTCGTGCGCCGGGCACTCGAACCAGGCGACAGGTGGGCGCAGCGGGATGACCGGCGCCGAACCGGCCGAGGCGACGAGAGCGTCGGCGCCGAATGGTGTGAACACCCGGACCTGGGCGCCCTTCATCGGTTCGCCAGCGGAGGCGACCATCGCTGCCTCATGGTCGCAGTCGCAGCCGCCACCGGTGATCGCCGCGATCAGCGCGTTGTCGGACACGAGCGTGACTTGTGCCTCTTGGAACGCGGGGAACGGCGTCAACGTCGCGCCCATGATGCGGCCCTTGGCGACCTTCATCGGTGCCGACATGCCGAGGTCGCCGATGTCGATGATGCCTTCGGGTCCCTCGAATGCCATCTCGACGTCATCGAGATCGACGGACACGCCGCGCAGCAACGTGAAGCCGTCAGCGTCGGGGGTGAGCAGCCGCATCGCTTCCTTGCCAGCTTCGGACCCGGAGTCGAGGATGCCGCTGCCCCAGATCTCGCCGTTGTCCTTGCGTTCGATCTTGTCGATCCGTCCGGCGAGTTCCGCTCCGTCGTGGCCTTCGCCGCCGACTGGGTTGCGGGTCATCATCATCAAGGGCAGCGGCAGGTTCCGCCACGTCAACGCCTCAAAGTCGATCTGGCGTCCGTCGCCGGACTTGATGCCTTCGACCACGAGCAGACCTTGCCAGCGGGGCGCCTTCGGGTCGTCGGTGACCGCGACCGCGCCGAAGTCGCCCGCCCGACGCCACGAGAACTCGGGGGCCGGGACGTCAGCGGGGACATCACCGCCGCCGCCGTCACCCCCAACGACGGCGACGGTGTAGGTCCCACCCTCGGCCGGGATCCCGTCCGGGGGTGCGCTGTTCAACTGTGCCTCGGTGATTCCCAAACCCTCCAACGCCGATTGCAGCGGCGCGAGGTCAACGACATCTGGTGACGTGAACACGATCGAGACACCGGCGAGCGCGGCGTCGACCTCGGACGGGTCGCCGTCGTAGTTGATGGTGCCGATGTCGCCGATCGGTGTGCCGTCCTCGGCCACCAGTCCGAGCGTGATCGCTGCCCCGGTTGGCTCGGCGGGCGCGTCACCGGCCATCGGGTCACCGGCCATCGGGTCGGCGAACGTGGCACGCTTGGCTGCGGCGGCGGCGCGGAAACGGTCGCCGGGCTTGGCGGCGGTCGTTGAGGCTGGTGCTGTCATGGCATCCTCCTGTTGCAGCGGATGCGGCCCGGACACCCGAAACCGCACCCGTGTAACTACGTCGCCGCAACAGTATCGGCCGTCGTCGGCTCAGTGGTCGATGGCGCGCTCTGGCCTTTGTCCTCGTGGATCACGGTGCCGTCCGGGAGGACTGCGATCAGTCCGGCGAAGTCGACCGCTTGGCCCTTCAATGCCACCACGTCCGCTTTGCTGATGCCTTCGTTGCCGAGTTGCACGACGAACGGGTAGTCATCGACGGTCGTGCCGTACGGTTCGAGCGCGGCCTTGATCGCGTCGGACGCCGCGGCCAATGGTGCCGGGTCCATCAGCACCGCGCGTCGTGCCGGGCGTGTGTCCGATGCGGTCAGCGACTTCGTCGCCGTCGACGTGGCGGGTGGCGGGTGGACGTCCCCGAGCACCTGGGCGAGTTGCTCGGGGACCTCGTTCTGGCGGAGCTTGACTTCGAGCAGCGCGACGTACGGCTCCGGTGACTGGTACGGCAGGCCGGTCGGCTTGTACGGCACCTTGCTCGGATCGACCACCGGCATCCCGACCAGGATCACCTGTCGCTTCGGACGTGCTCCCGCGCCCGGGGCGGGACCCGGGGCGGGAGCAGCCGCGCCCGGCACCGGCGGCGGGACCGCTGCCGGGGCGGCGAATGTGAAGATCGGTTCCGAGTAGACATCGGACTCGATGTCGACCTCGGCGGGTTCGGCGGCGGCGCCGAGCGGGGTTTCGTGGCGTTCGTCGCCGTTCAAGCAGGCGAGGCGGTCGAGCGTGATCACGTCGCCGACCATCGGCAGGCAGTGATCGAGGAGGGATTGGCCGTGCTCGACGGAGTCGGCGTAGCCGATGGTGAGATGCGGGATGAACGACGGGAACTGGACGGCGTCGTTCATCAACGCCGCGCAGGCGTCCTTGAGTTGCGCGCGCACATCCATGATCTCTTGCGATTCGAGGATCAGCACGATCGCGGCGTCCTTGCCGAGCATCCCGGCGCCGGACACGTCGGCGTCGATCGGCGGCATCGACGCGCACGAGGCGACAGCTTCGGACACGAGCGCGTACTGGTCGGGCGGCAGCGTCTCGTCGGACAGGTACAGCAGGGTGACGTGGAGTTCCTCCGCCGGGTCGCCGTCGTCCGCTGCGAGCGCCGCCGGGTCGGCGGGGAGTAGCACGATCACTGCGCCCATCGAACGCAGGCTATTGCGATGGTGGAGCCACGACGGTGATCGTCGCCGGGTCGACGGTGAGACCGGCGACCGAGTAGCGCGACACGCCCGGGAGCTTCGAGCGCACGATGGTGAGCAGCCCGGTGACCGGCGCCGGGTGGGGGGCGCCGCCGACGATCATGTCCCCCGTGTCCTCGATGCTCATCGGCCGGGCGCGCACCCAGTCGCCGTCCTGCGCGCCGCGCCCGGTGGCGAACACGGCGCCTTCGGCCTGGTGCTTGATCTTGCCGCAATACGCCTCCGGGTTGGCCTTGTCCTGGTTCTTGGCGACGCAGTCCGCAAAGTTCCGGTACGGTCCCATTGGCATCACTGCACCCCCGGTCGGGGCGGATCGAACACAAGCACGTCGCCTCGCCGATGGTGCCCCGTGTGGCAACCACCGCAGAGCGTGATTAGGTTGGCGTCGTTATACGGAGCGCCGCCATCTCCGAGATGGATGATGTGATGCACGTGCAACTTCCCTCGCCGTCCCGGGCATCCGGTGTGCTGACAGCGCCATCCGTCACGTTGAAGCACGGCGTCGCGAACGGCGATCCATTCGGGGGTGAGGTAGAAGTTCCGCCACCGGGCTGCCACGCCGCCCCGCCAGTTCGGGTTCGCCGACCCACTTGGGTACTTGCGGGATCTGTTCGAGCAGGACTTCGAGCAGAACCGCCGACGCTTGGCTGGCACGTGCTCGAAGGCGACGCCGCAGATCTCACAGCGTGTCGTCGCTCGCCGGTAGCGGTGGTGAGTCGGACCGCGCCGGTGCTCGGACAGATCCACGCCTGCGCATTTCGGTGAGCAGAAGCGACGTCCACGGTTCACATCGCTCCGGAACACGGTGAACGAAGTGCCGCACCGAGCGCAGAGTTGTTGAAGCAGCGCGCCGGTGTTGACAATCCGACCGTACGTGTCCCGTTGACCGATGGCCATGACGCGACCGTAGTTGTCGCCGCGGTTGTTTACGATGGATCGACATGAGCACCACGCCGGGAACGACCTATAGCTACTGGTACCACGGGATCAGCCACAATCCGTTGGCCGAGCAGGTCGCCCGGTTCATGGCCGAGAACTACGAGCGGCTCGCCGAGGTCGACCAGGAGGGTCCCGCCTTCCACTACGTGATTCGTCACGCGCTCGCCTCCCCCGACGAAGCGGCGACCCTCGCGGTGTTGATCAACGGTCTCGCCGACATGCAGAAGCAGATGATCGCGATGACGAAGATGGCCGAGGCGTACGCCCGCTCGCGGATCTCGGCGGGGATCATCATGACCGACGACCCCGACAAGTGGATGGCCGACTTCGCGCGCCGCAAGGAACAACAACTCACCGATGAGATGCGGAGTCCCGACGCGTGAGCGGTTCGATCATTCAGGGCAAGCGGTACCCGGAGTCGCAACGCACGATCGTGTTGCAGTTCGGATCCCCGGAGGAAGCAGCCGCGTGGGAGGAGGCCGGGTGCCCGTTCACGCTCGCCTGGCCGCCAGTGGCGTCAGGAGCGGCGGCGATACCCGAGGATGAACAACACCAGCGCCACGATGGCGAGGATGACCAGGATCGTCCAAAGCATGAGGCGACATTACCCCTCAAGCGGCGCGGCAAACCGCGCATCCGAATCGGGGGACCGTGAGAGACACCTACGGCGCGCTCCCTCCGTCCGAACTCGACATGCGTCGCTGCGCATCGAGGCTCATCAACCGGGAGGACCTGACACGCGAGGACCTGGCGATCATCGGATGGTGCCAGCGCGAGAACCATCCGATGCTGAGGGTGACCGGTGACCTATCTGGATCCTGACCGCCAACGGCAGTATCAGCGCGAGTACGCCGCTGGTCGACGGTCCGCGTGGATTGCCGAGCATGGGCCTTGCGCGTCATGCGGTTCGTCCGAGGATCTCGAAGTCGACCACGTCGATCCAGCAACCAAGGTGACCCACAACGTTTGGTCGTGGTCCGAGCAACGTCGCGCCGCCGAACTGGCGAAATGCCAAGTCCTTTGTCACGTCTGTCATCGAGCGAAGACGGCAGCCTGGCGCGCGGCAACGCCCATCCAGCACGGGACTGCTGGTGGATACACCAAACGAAAGTGCCGGTGTCGCCGATGCGCTGACGCACACAACGCTGCAAAGCGAGCCTGGTACGCGAAGCGTCGCGCTATGACTTCGGTGACCGGCGAGACTTGAACTCGCCCTACCGGGGCCACATCCCGGTGTGCTAACCACTGACACTACGGCCACAGTGGGTGACGAGGGACTCGAACCCCCCAAGTCGAATGACAACTGGTTTACAGCCAGCCCCACCTCACCACCGGTGGCGGTCACCCAAGATTTCTCAGATTCCTCGCGAGATTTCGCGATGTCGTTCCCCTATAAGCGGGGTGGCGGAGGGCGGAGGAATCGAACCCCTACCGTGAGGCACCTTCCCTGTTTTCGAGACAGGTCGCACAACGCATGTGCGGCGCCCTCCTGGGCGGAGAGGGTGGGACTCGAACCCACGAACCCGAAGGCGCCTCCGATTAGCAATCGGGCCGGTTACCTGACTCGCGCACCTCTCCGTTGGATCAACGGGACGACGCGGAAGAACTCGAATGTCGACCCGTATATCGGGCACGTGACACGAAGTTCGTCATGCCGTTGATGGTATCAGACCGGCTCGTCATCGTCAGCGGCGGTTTCGAGTTCCTCGACACGACGTTCCAACTTAACGATCTTGGACCACGCCGCCATCAAGCTGATCCCGTACAGCGTGGTGATGAGGAATAGCAGCGTTTCGCCGAGGTGGCGGTGACCCGGCGCTCGTCAATCCCGGCCATTATCGGGTGCCCCAGATCCGGCCGTCGCTCGACACGATCCATCCGGTCGTGGTGGTGATGTAGGTGGTGGTTTCCATGTCCAACTACATTATGCGCAGACCGACTATGGTTTGTCAACACTGTTGCCAGCGATGACGGAGAGGGCACGGTTGGTCCCGAGGATGGCGTGCCGACCGTCGTCGTCGCTGTACTCGATCCACCAGGCCACCCCGTCGTTCTCGATCAGCACCGGGCGCAGCGTCATGTGCCAACTGTCGGTGCCCCACGACCAGCCGTCCGGCGGCATCGTCCACAGGAACGACTTGGGCGGGAACGGGGTCACGCACAGGTCGGCGGCTTCGGCGGCTTCGAGCAGCGGCACGAACTCGGCCGGTGTCCCGGGGACAGCGTCGAGGTTGTCCATCAGCCGACGATCAGTTCTTGGCCGACGCCGAGTCCGAGACCGACACCGCGCTCAGCGAAGTGAACGATGCACAAGTCGCACTTCGGCAGGGCGTCGACGCGGACAGCTTCGTGTCTGCGCATGTTCGCCCACGATGAGCGGCCACGCAGACGGCCGTCGAACGTCGCGCACGCCGGGCAGAGGCGGTCGGTGAGTTCGCCGTGGAACTCCTCGAATCCGAGACGGCCAGAGAACCAGTCGGCATCGAAGATCCGGCGCATCGAGGGGGAGCGGGGTGGGGCATCCTCGCCGGGCATCGCCCGGTCGGCGGCGGTGAGGTCGGTGGACGTGGTGGTTCCCATATCGTAGAGTCTCTCACTCGGACTGCGGTTTGTCAACTGTCTTGCCGGGCGTTCTCAGAACAGTGTTTCGCCGGTTTCGGTCGGGACGTTGAGCCGAACCGCCCACGGCAAGCCGCCGCGCTGCTGTTGGATCTCGACCGGCCAGCCGTTCTGGCGCAACTCGCGGTAGCGGCGATCACCCGAGTCGCCAGCGACCTGGCGTACGACCTCACGCTCGATCCACACGCCCGGGATCTTCAACATGTACTCCAACATCCGCACAGTCTTCGTGTCCCGACGCGCAGCGAACTCCTCGAACGCCCGGATCGAGTTCGCCGGATCGAGCGGCGAGAACACCGGGAACGGGTCCTTCGGCTCAGTGGACGGCTTGACGGGTTGCCGCGCCTTAAAGCCGTGCAATCGGAACAGAGCCGCCAGCTTCGGTGACGGCCAGTCATGCACGAGCACTTCCCACACGACATTGTCGTCGCTGTCAAGAACTTCGGCCTTGAATCGGGTCGCTCGTTTGGACATGGTGTCCAGAGTACGCGAGGGCTGCGACATTCTGGCCGGGACGCGGCACCGCCCCGACCGGCGAGGATCGGGGCGGTGGCGGCTCTATCGCAAAGAGAGCACCGGACGGGAGTCGAACCCGCATCATCAGATTGGAAGTCTGAGGTCGTAGCCGTTGGACCACCGACGCATTGACCAGTGTACGCGATGGTGAGCGCGGCGTCGACTACGTTTCGTGTGTCGCCCGGAGCGGTCCGGGACCAACGACACACGTACGAACGGAGAACGATCATGCTCACCTTGAAGCTGTCCCACATCGACTGGCGAGGCGCCCCCTACCGGTGGACGTACGAGTTGAACGGCGTGGCGGTCCGAGCGCACGGCGCCGAATCGGTCGGTGTCAGCGGTCCCGCCTACTTCATGTTGGAGACCCAAGAGGACGTCGAGACGCGCACCGGTCTCATCTTCGAGGGCAACAAGCTGTTCGAGGACGCTGGCACGCCGGGCGCCAGCGTCTACATGAAGCTCCCGTTCCGCGACTCGACCGAGTACGCGATCTGGAAGCTGAACGAGATCGACGGCAAGCTGCACCCTGACTTCCAGATCGACCGGATCACGTTCCAGAGCGAGCCGTCCGACACGATCGAGGCGTGGATCGGTGGCGTGCGCCAGGTCACCGCGCTCGGCGAGGTGATGCCCGGCAAGGGCATCCGTGACGTTCTCAGCGGCGCCGACCCGCGGTTCGCTCATCTGGTCGGCCCCGGTGGCGGCATGGAGATCCACACGTGGACGGGCGCCGGGAAGAACACGATCCGCAAGGTGATCGGTGTCAACCTCGACAACGGCGAGTACCGCTGGATGCTCGTGGAGAAGGCGTGGCTGCTCGGCTCGAACGGTGACACGATCCAGAAGATCTGCCCCTGAGTTTGCTACCTTCGTGATGTCGCCCGCAGCGGTGCGGGACCACGACATCGGAAGGTAGGTAGGACATGTACACGTTGAAGATCTATTGGACGCGCTACGAGACGGTCGATGGGATCGGCGGAGTCGCCGACGAGACCACCTTGTTCATCCCGGCCAGCGAGGTCCGAGTCCACGGCCACATCGACGCCGGAACCCGCGAGCAGAAGATGAAGGCGTGGGACGAAGGCGAAGCCGGGTACTTCAACTACCTGAGCGTCGTCGGCGTGGAGACCACGACCAAGGTTGACGATCACGGTGGTGAGGTCACGAGCCGTGTCGAGAACGAGGACGGCGGACGTCTGATTCACGTCATCCGGCTCGACGGCAAGCAGGAGTGGTATCTCGCCTCCCACGCCTGGCTGCTCGGCCCGAACGGGGACACGATCGAGCGTGTCTCCTGACGTCAAGTGCCCGACGACCGGGAAGATCTGCTACTCCAAAGCCGATGCCACCCGGGCAGCTTCGGCTGCTCGCGGGCGGACGCTCGGTGAGCGGATCACGAGGTACCACTGCGACGACTGGCGCGCCCATCCATCCGGCGCCGGGCACTATCACATCGGGCACAAGCCTCGGGTCAACACGCGGCGGCGGCGCCGGTACAAGGTCGGGCCGTTGTGACGCGGTGAGGGTGACAGGAATCGAACCTGCAACTCTCCGGGTAAAGGCCGGTGGCTCTGCCTAGTTGAGCTACACCCCCGCGGTGAACGAATGACCGCGGAAGTGTTTGCTCAGATATGACCGATGGCAACCCACGACCGTGAGTGTAGCGTTTCGATCATGCTCACACCGGCTCATCTCGTCAGCGGCACGACGCATCTCCGCGCGATCTTCGACGGCCCGAAGTTCAAGGTCGGCGACCAGGTGACGTTGCGCGATGACGAGCCGGACCGGCGCTGGGATGTGATCGAGGTGCAGCCGATCCACTCAGGTTGCTTCTACAAGCGGGGTTGGAACAACAACATCTGACGGGCGGTTCGGGCACGTCTGTTCGCGATGGTCCTCCCAGCCGCAGAAGCGGCAGCCGGGGTAGTGCCACGTTGACCAGTCGATCCAGTCGTCCTCGGGTTCCTCGTCGTCGCGGTAGTGCCGCTTCACTCGGCGAGGAGATCCGCCTCGGTCGCCCGCTCGATCGTGATCGCAACGTCAGCGCCGAGGTTCTCCTCGAACCAGGCCGTGGCTGCCGGGTTCGTGGTCGACATCGTGAACTCGCCGGTCGGCGTCCACTCCGACCATTTCTTGTACGGTCCCTTCGCTGTCGCGGTCAGCTTGATCTTGCCGCCCTTGCGGCCCTCGGACAGGGGGACCTTGGTCACCTCGGCGACGTAGAACACGCACTTCACTCCCATGATCGCTCCATTCGGTTGATTGGCTTCACGAATGGCTGCGACCCTCCACGGGAGCGGCCGACCGTGGCAGAGTGTAGCGTCCCGGCCTCACGGCAGCCGGGACGGTGGGAACCTCAGAGGCCGTACGTCCTCCCGTGACCCGGGCCGTCGCCCGGCGGGTCCATCCGCTCGTATCTTACGCGAGGGGTGCGACATTCTCAGGAGGGCCACGGCTGGTCGGGGTCGTATCCGGCGTGGATCTTCAACAGGCGGGTGCGTTCCTCGCCCTCGACCCGTTCGATCCGCACGGCGTCGGGGCATTCCTTGGCGAACTTGGCGAGCGTCGGGTAGAACTGGCAGCCGCCGAACGAGTACGGGAACCCGTCAGAGTTGAACGCCACCCAGTCGCTCATGGCACGATCCTCTCGACGTTCACGATCTTCCCGTAGCCCTGCTGCTCGATCGCGAAACGCAGGAACCCGGCGTTCGTCGTCGCCACGAGGTAGCGGCCGTTGCCTTCGTCCTGCGGGTCGTGTTCGCCGCCGGGTAGCGATCGGATCAGAGTCATGGCTGCCTCGGGGGGACCGCCGATCTCGACAAGAACGTAGTGGAGGCTCATCGCCAGTCGATCCCTTCCTGGTCGAGCAGATCTTTGGCGATCTGGTGTGGGCATTTCTCGGGTGGTTCGAGCGAGAGGAAGCCGTGGGCTTGGCACCCGCCGTGATGGTCGTAGTTGCAGTCGTCGGGGTCGACCATGTCGGCGAGCAACCCGAGCGCGAGTTGCAGTAGGTCGGCGTCGCTGCCCGGCCGGGTCGGCGGTGTGTTGTGGGTCACCTCGTGGAGCGAGAACATCGTGGTCGGCACGAGCACCCAACATTCGGGGCAGACGTCGAACGAAGCGGCGACTGAGAGGCCGGGCGCGCTCGGCGCTGAGAGGGCGACGCTGAACTGTTCTCGTGGCATCGTTCGATGGTACGCGAGCGCGGCGACAGTTTCAGCCGACGCGCTTGAACGAGTCGACGGTCTCTCGGAAGATCTGTTCGTGGTGGACCCAGTTGCCGTGGCGGGTGCCCCAGCCGCCACGCATCCGGAGCGTGGAGTTCCATGCCCGGTTCATCGACTGGATGGTCATCGGGTGTCGGATGAGTTCCCACGCTTCGATCGAGAACGGGGTGAGATCTTCGGTGTGGCAGCGAGCGACGTAGATCTCGTACGTCTGCATTCGATCAACTCTGATCGGCGCGTCGGCGGCGAGGCGCGGATGGTGGATGAGTCTTGACGCGGTGGGGGCACGAGGAGTTGAACCTCGGACCCGGGCATTATGAGTGCCACGCTCTAACCGTTGAGCTATACCCCCGTGTCTGGTTGGCGAGCGCGAGCGCGGGCCTGACCGCCGCTCGACTTGGCGAGCGCCTGTATCTCGGGCAGTGACGCCGGGTCGGAGAACGTGCCGTCCTTGAACAGGACGACGAACTCGATGTTCCGGGGCGAAGGCGCGGGGAACATCCTCGGTGGGTGATTCCCACACTTGCCGTTGGCGCAGCGTCGTGGTTCGTTCATGGTGCGGTCGGAGGGACTCGAACCCCCAGCACGAAGATTAGAACGCTCCTGCTCTATCCATTGAGCTACGACCGCATGGTGGGGGCGGAGGGACTCGAACCCCCGACCGGCTGGGTGTAAACCAGAAGCTCTGCCGCTGAGACATACGCCCCCTTGTGTGGTCCCGGCAGGAGTTGAACCTGCGGCCTTCGGTGTTTCAAGCCGACGCTCTCGCCGTCTGAGCTACAGAACCTTGGTGCGGGTGGAGGGCATCGAACCCCCGACTGTTCGCTTAAGAGGCGACTACTCTGCCGTCTGAGTTACACCCGCAGGGTGTTGTAGGCGTGGCAGGTGTCGAACCTGCGCCCCCGGTTCCAGAGACCAGTGCTCTCCCGTTGAGCTACACGCCATCGTTGTGATGAGAGCCGACGCCAGGAGTCGAACCCGGGATGCGTCCTTACGAAAGGCGAGTGTTACCACTGACACCACGTCGGCGTTGTTGTATTGCGCTCCGAGGGCAGGGATCGAACCTGCGCGGAACCCGCTTAACAGGCGGGCGCTCTGCCAACTGAGCTACCTCGGAAAGGCTTGCATCTCAACTCTACCCGGTCTGTCCCGGGTCTGTCAAGACAGTTGTCAGGGCTGGGGATTGACTCGTGTGCTCACGAATCGCGTCACCACAGCGCCGGTGCGCTTGGTTCGCTGGGTCGTGAATCGCCTCGTCATGCCAGTGACAGTACCGGCCCAGGTGGCGTCGGCGCAACAAGGTATTGAGCGGCGTATCTGACGCCCGTCACCTGACCGTTCCTCGCCGGGTCCAGGCGGAGCACGCCATCGCTCGCCGCGAGATCTGAGCGCGGCACCAAGTACACCGCTTCCAACGCCGGACAGTAGACACCGAACAGGTCGACCTCGGCCTCGGTGTAGTAGCGCGTCGCCTGCGGCGCAGCCCGTGTGGCGGGCTTCACGGAGTACATCTTGAAGCGGACGGCACCTCGAACGATCCGGCCGGTCTTGACCTGCACGCGCTCGAACGAACCGGCGCGCTCGATGACCATGTCGTAGCGTTCGTTGTCGCCCCACGGCAACAGCACGGCGTATCCGGCCCCGAGCAGGGCGGCGAGCACCTTCGCCTCGCTCAGGTTCCCGGTGGTCTTGGTGTTCATTGGCGCCGACAAAGGGACTTGAACCCTCGACCTCCGCCGTGACAGGGCGGCGCTCTAACCTGACTGAGCTATGCCGACACGGCCAATCTAGCCGCTCGACAGGAAGTCGGCCGACGAGGATTCGACCTCGAAGTCGCCCGAGGTGAGATCGGTCGACGTGTCCTCGATCGGCGCCTCGACACAGAACTCGGGGGCGGTGTCGGCCTCGAAGATCAGACCGCACGTGCCGCCAAAGAACTCGTACTCGGAATCGACCGGCGACTGCTGGTACAGATCGTCGCAAGCTTGCATCTGCCCGGCCTCGCAGCCGAGCCACAGTTGATCGAGGTCGCCGTCGTCGCCGAACGTGTACGGCTCATCCGGCGCGGACTCATCGAACACGGCCTCCTCGACAACCGAGAGCGGCACTTCCGATGGTGGGTCCTTCTGGTTGACGTGCTCGGTGTCGAACCACCAGTGCCCGAAGATCGCGGCGAGGCCCATCGCCACGATGATCAACCACGAGGCGCCCGAGATGTTGATCTTGAAGAACTGGACGCCTGCTGCCTCGTCGCCGCGGTGGTAGATCCCGAGCGCGACGCCGACTGCGATCAACGCGATGCCGACGATCACCAGGAGCATGGGCGAACGGTACTGGGCGGTGAGAGCGTCGACGGGGACTCGAACCCCGATCGGTTGACTGGCAGTCAACGGTCCTGCCGTTGAACGATCGACGCGGGCTGCGGCCGATGGTGGTGATCAAACCATCATCGACCGCCTCGTTGGGGAGCCAGGACTTGAACCTGGGACACGTTGCGTATCAGACAACTGCTCTAACCGGACTGAGCTACACCCCAATGGAGATCCGGGCGGGAATCGAACTCGCATGTCCCGCTTTGCAGGCGGGCGCCTTCACCACGTTGGCTACCGGATCGCGCTAGGCGATTCGACAACCTCGACATCGGGCGATGGTCTGCGTGTTCATCGTGGCGCGAGGGGGATTTGAACCCACCGACTTTCAGCTTATGAGGCTGATGAGCTACCGGACTGCTCTACCGCGCTGACATGATCGTACCACACGTCAACTCAGTTGACAAGGTGGGTTTCAGTGATTCCGGAGCAGGTCCCAGTATTTCGGGATCTCCTCGTGCTCGGCGTGTTCGAGCGTGATCCGGATCTGGCTTCCCAGGCGGAACTCGCCGTGCTCGCGATGGTCCCAGCGCGGGATCCACAGGAACCCACCGCCCTCTTTGTGCGAGGTCGACTGCAACATGTGTTGCTCGCTCTTGTCCCAGGCGAGCGGCGCCAACTTCAACATCGGTCCGAGTTCGTACTCCTCGGTCACTGCGGTCACGTGGGTCAACCATGTCGTCATGGCGCGCACCATAGTCATCCGCGACGACATCCTCGATGGTGGTCATACTGGTGGCCATGCCGAACCCGTGGCACGACGAGATCGGGCGTTTCGCGCCGAAGGGGACCGGCACGAAGTCGGGCGGCGACATCGTGGCCAAGAGCGAATCGCAGCCCGGGTCGTTGCGCCGCAAGATCGAGGACGAGATCGACATCTTCCTGCGCGGACGCCCACGGCTGCGCGACTCGGACATCGAGCTACTCAAGGACTCGATCGGCGCCCTCATGCCGCCAGGCGAAGACGATCCACCCTGGTCCGACGTCCGCCGCCGCGAGGGCGGCGACATCGTGGCGAAGAACACGAGCGTCGCCCCCGATGGTGGCGGTCCGAGTCCTCTGCCGTGGCTGAACCCGTTGCCGAAGGGCGGGGCGGCCTCGCGGCCGTTGGTCAAGAGCAGCCAGGTCGATGACTTCTACGGCGAGGTGAACCGGGTGTTGAAGGAATCACTGGACGGCGTCCATGACATCAAGCCGCCGCTCAGGGACCGGGTGAAGCGCAAGCTTCACGAGTTGGTCGACAAGTTCATGGAAGGTCTGGACGAGGACCTCGGCGACAAGAACTGGGATCCGATCGGCCTCGTTCCGTACACCGAGCGTCGCCGCTGGGATGAGTGGCAGTAGGTAGACCGCCGAGGAATCGAACCTCGATACCCGGCACCAAAGACCAGGGTCCTACCGTTGAACGAGCGGTCAGTCGGGGAGGTCAGAATCGAACTGACGCCATCCTGGTCCCAGGCCAGGTGCGAGACCACTACGCTGCTCCCCGTACGCGTCCCAGCCCGATGAGGGCCGGGGGTTCAGGGTTGCGGTCGGCGCGTGAGCACGGTTGAGAGCGTAGCAGACCCCGGTCCATGGTTGCCACAGGGTTTATCGCTGCGTGTGATCGGCATCGCGCTGACGGCGCACATTTGACAGGTACTTTCGCGGTGTGCCTGCCCCGGCGGAGTTCCAGGAGTACGTGCCGCTCACGGGCGCGGCGGCGATGCTCGCGTTCCTGTTGAAGACGTGGATCACGAACTCCCGCGACCGTGAGCGCGAACGTAAAGACATGATCATCGAGCATCGCGACGCGATGGCCGCCAAGGACACCGCTCATCGACAAGCGATGATTGATGCCGTGGCCGACAAGGACGCCCACATCCGACATCTCCGCGAACGAGTCGCCGAGCAAGAGGCCGAACTACGCGCGTCGAAGACCGGAGGGGCAGCATGAGTAAGCGGGAGGGATTGGTGGTCGGAGCCGCGGCCGTGATCGTCGGGTGGCTCGGTGTGACGCTCGTGGCGAACGCCCGCAACGACGACAAGCAGGACGACCGGATCTCCACGGTCGAGAGCGGCGCCGCCGCGCTCGCCGGGGCGCTCGATGAGTTGCAGGCCAAGTACCCGACGTTGTCGATCCCGTCGCCCGAGGCCGTTCTCGATAACGCCGGAGTCGGCGATCAAGTCGACATCCAGACCATCCAGGGCGAGCAGGGCGAGCAGGGCGTACCCGGCGCGCCAGGAGAACCAGGCGCACCGGGCGTAGGTGAACCTGGGTCGCCCGGCGCCCCTGGTGACACCGGCGCGCCAGGCGTGAGCGGACCGCCCGGGCCGAGTGGCCCTCCTGGACCGAGTGGCCCGCCAGGGACCGGAGAGGCCGGTGAGACGGGCGCTACGGGACCGCCAGGGCCAGCGGGTCCGGAGGGGCCAGCGGGGCCATCACCGACGCAGGAGGAGCTACTGGCGGCAGTGACGCTGTACTGCTCGACGTTCAACTGTGTCGGTCCTGTCGGTCCGCAGGGGCCGGAAGGTCCGCAGGGTCCCGCCGGTCCGGCGGGTCCGCCCGGTGCTCAGGGTCCACCCGGACCCGGGCCGACGCAGGCGCAGTTGATCGCCGCCGTCCAGGCGTACTGCCAGGCGAGCCGCGGGAACTGCCGACCCGGCAACGGCTAGTCGACGTCGAACACGACCTTGACACCGGCCGAGCCGTCAAGCAGTTCCTCGACGGTGCAGCCGCGGATCAGCGCGAACCCGGCGAGCGCGTCCTGCTGATGGTGGTAGCCCTCGCCGCTGTCGCCGAGTTTCTTGTAGTTCCCGTCAGCGATCGCGGTCCAGCGGACCTCACCGGCATGGTCTTTCTTGACGTGCAGTTCCATGCCGGGATCGTAGACCCGGCGTCCACAGTCTGGTGGCGATGGCAGGACTCGAACCTGCGACACGCGGTTCCGTAGACCGCTGCTCTAATCCACTGAGCTACATCACCTTGGTAGCGCGTGCGGGGATCGAACCCGCGATCTCCTGGTTGAAAGCCAGGCGTCCGTACCTCTCGACCAACGCGCCTTGTAGTACCGCCAGCGGGGGACGATCCCGCATTGTCAGGTTGAGAACCTGGTGTCCTGCCGTTAGACGATGGCGGCTTGATTGTGAGTACCGAGGACAGGAGTCGAACCTGCACTGGACGCATTTTGAGTGCGCTGCATCTGCCGTTGTGCTACCTCGGCTTGGTCCCGAGAGCGGGGGTCGAACCCGCACTGGTCGGCCCCTCAGACCGATGTCTCTGCCAGATTGGACTATCTCGGGATTGAGTAGCGACGACGGGGATCGAACCCGCACTGGCCGGTTCCTGAAACCGGTGCCTCTGCCGTGGATTGGGCTACGTCGCTAGGGACGAACGCGTCGACCTCGCGGTCAGCGTTCGAGTCGCTCTCGGAGTCGTAGCAATCGGGTCACGACACCGATGGTATCACTCGGGTGTGACAGCCGCGTCGACGGTTTCGCTGTGCGCCCACAGAGCGCCCTGTTCCCGGCACGTCGCGCAGCACCATTCGTTCGGAGTGGTTTCCCGGAAGCGACGGCCGCATTCGAGAGCCGATGTCCCGCAGTGCGCACACGGCGTCGAGTCGTCAATCCCGATCTTCACGGCGTCCCGCCATCTCGCTCAGGTCGGCGTCCATCGAGGAACCGTTCGACTCGTACCAACGCCGCACCTCGTCGCGAGTGGCCAGCCCGGTGCGGCCGTACCACTCGCTGATCGAGGCGCGGATCTCGTCATCGACGTCGACCGTGAACGCGACCCGAACCTTCATGCGTACCACGACCGGCGTGTCGCCTCGGTCGGGGCGATGCGCTCGCCGCAGCCGAAGTCGAACGAGAGCATCCAGATGTTCTCGCCGCGCCAGGTCGACAGGTACGGGCGCTTCGTGAGGATTGTCTCGGACACGAACTTGCCGGGGACCGGCACGCACTTGTCGCTCATGAAGCCTTCCGAGCCGGGCACCGAGTGGGCGCCGATCTTGCGGATCTTCACGGTCTTCGCGGTGGTGGCGACGACCTCGAAGTAGTCGACGTTCGTTTGGTCGTAGCCCCACGAATACTCGAAGATGTCGCCGACGACGATGTCGTGAGTGGTGGGCGTTGCGGTGGTGGTTTCCATACCTTGATTATCTCCCATCCGGACCAGGGTTGTCAAGAGTCTTTACGCCGGTGAACTCGTGGCAGTTGCCGCAGTAGCCCTCCCGAATATCGTTCGGGTTGTACGAGGTCATGGCGCACACCGGGCAGGTGATGCTCGGCTCGCTCGTGGCGGGTCGGGCGCCCTCGGGGACGTACCGGCAGACGGGGCAGAACGGCGTGCCCGCGGACCACGCCCAATCGAGGTTGTGCTCGGGGCACGACATCTCGATCCACCCGGCGTACTCGTCCCAGACGAACATCATTCGCCCGCCATCGCGCAGGCGTGCTCGTTGGCGTCGCTCTCGGCGTCGCGGCGCGAGACCATCTCGCGTCCGACCCAGCCGCAGTCGCAGGTCGCGAAGTAGGCGGTGGTCTTGGCGAACGCCAGGCCGGGCATCCGCTCAAAGTGGACCTCAGTGCGGTGGCGGTGGTCGCCTGTGTGCTTCGTGTTCATCGTGCTCCGATCCTTGCGCGGAAGTCGCCGATCGCGGCGTCCTTGGCGGCGGCGATGGTGGCCTCGCTGAACGGCTCGTGGGCGTTGAAGTAGTGGCCGACCTCGGCGTCCCACTCGGTCTCGCCTGGACGCAGGTAGGCGTCCCAGGTGACGAACTCGTGAGCGTTCCACGTCGCGAGCACGACCGCTGTGGCCGTCTCGCCCTCGTAGTTGATGGCAGCGCGCAGAACGGTCGCCCCGTTGGTCAGTTTCATGTTGGTGCTCCGTGGTACTCGTGGGCGCCGTGCTTGGCGCACCTGGGGTTGACGATGAAGTCGCCGGGGCGACGGTCGCACAGGCACGCCGTGTCGAGGATGAAGTCGCCGGTGCGGCGCAGCCGCAGCAGAGTCTCCATGCTGTCGGACCGCTTGACGATGACCGGCTTGTCGGTGTAGCGGCGCAGCAGGATGAAGCGTCGCATCGAGGCGACGCGGATCTTGCCGAGCGGCGTGTTGAAGGTGCCGGTCACGAGAGTGCCTTTCCGTGGGCGAGGTGAAGCAGCGCCTTCTCGACCTCGTCGGCGATGACGCTGCGGCTGGCGTTGTTGAGGTAGCGGTTGGTGAGCGTGTCGCTCAGATGGATCTCGGACAGTTCGGCCCCCTCCAACTCGAAGGTGACCGACTCTCCGTCGTAGGTGACCGTGACGGTGGCGTTCATGCTCATGCCTCGGCGAATCCGAAGTAGAAGCGGGGGCGACCGCTGAACATCAGCGTGCCCTTGACGCCATCGGACCGGCGCCGGACCATCACGAACGGGGCGAGGAATCCGATCGCCTCGAACTCGGCGGTCATCTCGTCGGTCGTCCAGACCGGCTCACCGCGCTCGGCCGCGGCGAGCGCCTCGGCGGGCATGGTCGGGATCAACTCCCGTCGTGCGGCTTCGGTGGGATCTGACATCACGTCACCTCCGTGACCGTGAACTCGTCAAGGGGGAGCATCTCATCGAACTCCCGCAGGATGTACATCGACGCCCAGGCGGCGAGTGCTCGCGGGGTCCGTTCGACCTCGGAGTCCATCACCAGCGGATGCGACAGGTTCGGGTGGCTGACTTCGTAAGTGTGGGTCATGGTGGTGGTGGTTTCCTTTCTCACGTCTTGATTATCTCCCATCCGGACTAAGGTTGTCAAGAGTATTCACGACGCTCGGCGGGCGGCGAAGGTGAGATCCTCGGCCAGCCGTGCGGCGTTTGACCAGGCCGACTCGCCGTAGAACGGGACGGTGCCGCCCTTGCCCTTGACGGCGGGCTTGCCGTAGGCGTCGACAACTCGGTAGGCACCGGCTCGGAACACGTCGCCGGTCTTCGTGTCGAGCGCATCAGCGAACATCACGAAGAACATGTCGCGTGGGCCGAGTTCGCCGTCGACTGTCCAGTCGCCGTGGACCTTGTAGCGGCTCATCAGTTGGCCTCGCAGTCGTGGCCGTTGGTGAACTCGTCGGCGTCGGTCGGGTCGCACAGGTCGAACACCCGGCCGCACTCGCGACACTTCCGGGTGAAGCCGACCGGGATGACCATCACGTGTTCCTTGAGGAACTTCTCGAAGTCGGTCATGGGGTGGTTTCCTTTCTCATTCGGGCGAGCGCCTCGGCGCGGGCCTTGGCGGCGGTGAGCGTGAGGTGGGCGGTTCGTCCGTGGTCACCGGCGGGCGACAGGAACCAAAGGCCGTCGCCGTGCGGGTTCTTGTCCACGGCTCCTACCTCGCTCTTGTAGCCGATCACCCGACCACCGGGGTCGGTCACTCGTGTCCATCGGGTCATCGGTGGTGGTTTCCTTTCGTCTGGCTGAACGGGGAGTCGGAGCCAGTGGGTGGGCGGCTCACGACTCCCCGGGCAGCCTCCCGGCGACGTAGTTGTCGGGTTGTGGTACCCGGCCGGGAAGCTGGCTCATGGGTTCTGTCGTGGTGGTTTCTCCTCTCTCGGACGTTTCACGTGAAACGTTCCGGCTAGCTGATGACCTTCGTGATCACCCCGTTGACGACGGCCACCCTGGCGTACCAGGTGTGAGCGGCCGGGAAGTGGGGACCTTCGAGGCTGGCCGTCCCGTTCTCGGGGGCGACTCCCAGGCCGGGGTTGAAGATCCCGACCTTCTCGCCCGCGGCTACGGCCTCTTTCAAGGCTTTCTTCGTCTTGAAGTTCCTGTCGGCGTAGGCCATGAGTGGTGGTTTCCTTTCCGTGAGGGTCCTTCCCTCACAAGAGAATCTTAGGTCATCGTGACTAGGGTTGTCAAGTCACTTGCCAGGTTCGATGGGTCCGAGGATCATTGCCAGGTACTCGGTCAGCGCCGCCCAGGCCGGGAACTCGCTGAACGGCGGCAGGCGCCGATCGCCCAGACGGATCGTGATGTTCGAGGCGTCGAGGCTGATGGGTGGGTGGTTGGCGGTGGCGATCACTTGTTCCTCGCTTTCGTGGCGGTGGGGTTCGCGGCCAGCCACGCTTTCTTCGCGGCCAGCTTGGCCTCCCAACGCTTGGCGTTCGCCAGGTGCATCGGGCACAGGTCCGATCCGGGCGCGACGTTGGCGCCGCAGATGACAGGGCGGGTCGTGAACGACTCTTTGCCCTTGCCGAGGACGCCCCGGCTGACCCGGACATTCTTGATCTTGCCGCAGGTGGTGGGACCCTCTCTCACGTCTTCATTATGCGCAGACGGACTAGGGTTTGTCAAGACTGTTGACGTCCCTAGTCCGGATCTGCGGGGAGGTCCGCCGGTGGCCACGGCATCGTCTCGAAGACGAAGTAGGCGTCGAAGCGCCGCTTGGCGCGCCGCTCGTTGTCCGTCATCGCGTCGGGGTCCAGGTCGTAACGCGGACGCAGCATGGTGGTTTCCTCCTCTCGTGGCGGTTTGAGCGGGACCGGAAGGAATCGAACCCTCGTAGCCTGGACTGGAATCAGGCGCCCTACCACTGGACGACGTTCCCTATGTTGAGCGCCACCGGCGGGTGCTGACCCCGCGACTTCCGGCTTGACGGGCCGGTACTCTGCCGTTGAGTTACGGCGGCGTGGAGAGGACGGGAGTCGAACCCGCAACCTTCTGCGTGCGAAGCAGTTGCTCTACCCTCTGAGCTTCATCCCCATTTTCTGTCCCGCCGCCACGCGTTCCGGCGACGGTCCCAGGCTGGTGACTCGGGCCTGGGCCTTGGGCGACGGTGACAGGACTCGAACCTGCGACACCCAGCTTCGGAAGCTGGTGCTCTATCCACTGAGCTACACCATCAGTTCATTCTGGCAGTTCGACGCCCGGGCCGCACCCCGGGTTTTCAGCGGGTCATTCAAGTCTCGCCGAACTGCTCGTCCGAATGGAGAGGCTCGAACTCCCGACCCCCTGGTCCCAAACCAGGTGCGCTACCAACTGCGCCACATTCGGTCGCCCCACCGCATGTGCTGTTACGCCTAAGACGAGGCTCTATAGGTTCCTCACCAGTTCCCTGGCTCCCACCGGACCGTCCGGACTCGGGTGTCACTCCTTAGAGGATGGCTGCTTCTAAGCCAACCTTTGCGGTGGAGTAGTGACGCTGGCAGGACTCGAACCTGCGACAACCGGCTTCGCAAGCCGGTGCTCTTTCCACTGAGCTACAGCATCATTGGGCGGTTCCTGTGCTCTCAGCGCCGTAGCGGACTCGAACCGCTAACCGGTCGTACCCACCCTGGTGGCCACCAGGTGCCGTGGGCCACGGACCTTCTCTCACGCTCCGTGCACGGACCGTGAGTCTGCTCGGCGCCGGGTTGAGACGACGCTGACAGCACAGGAACTCTCGGAGGAGAAGAACCCCAACTCCCTTCTCCTTCCACCAGTATTATGCGCAGAACGTCCAGGGTTTGTCAACACATTTCACAGGTATTCCTCGATGGTGGAGCAGGCCAGAACTACGTTGATGTCATGACGGATCTGTTCTCGCTCGGTCGGTTGTACGTGTCGGACTTCCTTCGCCCGGACGAGGAACCGCGGGCCGAGCCGGTCGAGTTGAAGCTCGTGTTCGATGAGTCGACGCGGCGCGTCCATCTCTCCGAGTCGGCGGACGCCGAGTTCATGTACGGCCGCTACTGGTACCGGTCCGGTACGAACGCGACGATGACCAACGAGTTGGCTGGGATCGTCACGTCGATCACCGACGCGATGCCGATCGAGCGCGGTGATCTGTGGGTCGACATCGCCTGCAACGACGGGACGCTGCTCGCCCACGTGCCCGAGTCGATGGTGCGCGCCGGGATCGACCCGGCCGATGACACGTTCGCGGTCGAGTCGCGCCGCCACGCCGATCTGATCTTGCAGGAGCCGTTCAGCTACAGCGGGTGGAAGAACTCCGAACTCGGGAACCTGCGCGCCAAGGTCGTGACGTGCATCGCCATGTTCTACGACCTCGAAGATCCGATGCCGTTCCTGCGCGACGTCGTGGATCTCATGCGTGACGATGGTCTGTTCGTCGTCCAGATGTCGTACACACCGTTGATGCTGCGCCAGGTCGCGTTCGACAACATCTGCCACGAGCACATCCACTACTACACGTTGGCGACGATCGACGCCTTGTTCCGGTCCGCTGGGCTGCGGATCGTGGATGTCCAGTTGAACGACGTCAATGGTGGCTCGTTCCGGGTGTACGCGATGAAGCACGGCGGCGACCCGACGATGTTCGCGACGCAGCCGCACCGCGACGTGTGCCACATGCGGATCGCGGCGCTCGAAGCGATGGAGTTCGTACACGATCTCAACTCGCCCGAGGTGTGGTTCGCGTTCCGCGACAAGATCGAGTCGCTCAAGGCGACCGTCGTCAGCTTCATTGCGCAGGAGCGCGCCCGCGGCAAGTCGGTGTGGGCGTACGGGGCGTCGACCAAGGGCAACACGTTGCTCCAATACTTCGGTCTCGACCACACGATGATCGACGGCATCGCCGAACGGTCGCAGTACAAGTTCGGGCTGCGCACGGTCGGCACGAACATCCCGATCGTCTCGGAGGACGAGATGCGCGCCGCCAACCCCGACTACCTGCTCGTGCTGCCGTGGCACTTCATCTCCGAGTTCGTGAAGCGCGAGCGCGCCTACCTCGAAGGTGGCGGTCAGTTCATCGTGCCCTGTCCGGAGTTCCGGGTGATCGGCGCATGATCAACGTCTTGTACGTCAACCACGCTCACAGCGAGGTGTGCGGCGTACACGATCTTGGGCGGCGACACGCCCGACTGGTCGCGCTCGGGGAGGACATCGCGCTCGACTACATCGAGGTCAACGACATCGAGGCGTATCACCGGGTGATGGAGTCCGACAAGTTCGACGCGGTGATCATCAACTTCATGCCGGGGATCATGCCGTGGGTGACCGAGGACATCAAGCGACATCGGGCGACACGAATCGCGGTGATCCACAACTACCAGCACGACACAATCGACCAGGTCGCCGCCGACCATCACCGCCTGTTCGACTTCATGCTCGCGCTCGACCCGACGTTGATCGCCACGAACCCGTGGGTGCTCGTCACCGACCGGCCGCTACCCGACACCGTCACGCTCGGACCGTTGCCGTCACCGCCGCGGATCGGATCGTTCGGGTTCGCGTTCCCGCACAAGAACTTCCCGGCCGTCGCCACCGAGATCGCGGCGACGTTGCAGGTCGCCATCTTCGATCTCCACATGCCCGAGGCGTACTTCAACGGCGCTGGGGGCCGCGAACTGTACGGTCCGGGGATCGTGCGCCAGATCGAGGAGATCTTCGATGGTCATCCCGGGCTGCGTCTGCACCGCACGAGCGACCATCTCGAAGCGGACGACGTCGTCGCCCGGCTCGCCGAGAACACCGTCAACTGTCTGTTCTACGTTCCCGGTCAGCACAACGCCGGGCTGTCGTCGGCGCTCGACTACCTCGTCGCCGCCCGTCGTCCGATCATGGTGACCGACTGCACGATGTTCGCCCACTTCGATCGCGCCTGCGCGCATTTCCCCGAGGTCCGACTGAGTGAGGTGCTCGCCGATCACCGGTTCTGGTCCCAGCAGGTCGACGCCGTCTACAAGGAATCGTCGGCGGCGATCACCGAGCAGACCGCCGCTCATCTTCGACGCATCGCATGAACTGGTACTCGCAGGCCGGTCAGGACCAGTGGGTGGTCGACACCCTCGGTGACCGGCCCGGCTACTTCGTGGATGTCGGCGCCTACGACGGGGTGCAGACATCCAACACGTTCGCGTTGGAGAAGATGGGTTGGGATGGTGTCTGCATCGAGGCGTCGCCGTCGATCGCCGCCGCCTGCGCGTCGAACAGGAAGTGCCACACGGTCGCTAAGGCGGTCGCAGAGCGCGAGGGGCAGGTGTGGATGCTCGGGGACCGGATCGTCGGTCACGGGGGCGTACAGGTGCCATCGGCGACGCTCACGGAGATCCTGCGGTCCGTGCGCGCGCCCGACACGATCGACTACATGTCGCTCGACATCGAAGGCGGCGAACTGATCGCCCTCCAAGGCTTGGACTTCGACAGGTACACCGTGATCCTGATGACCGTCGAACACAACCTCTACGCCGACGGCCCAGCCCACAAAGACGCCATCTACGACTTCCTCACCGGTCACGGCTTCGAGCGGGTCGTCGACAACGCTCTCTGCATGGACCCGAACCCGCTGTACTACAAGCAGCCCTATGAAGACTGGTACATGAACGCCGACTACCTCGTCAGCAGAGCGTCCCCTGGCTCATCCCCGGCTTGACCCAAAGAACCTCCGCGCGCACGGCGGCCTTCTCGGCTTTGGGGGCGGTGATGATCAGGCGCCGCCAGTCAGCGAACGCTTCGTCGTACATCGGGTTGGCGTAGCCGCTCACCACGACCGGGCCGGGATGATTGAGGAGCGCGGCGATCAGCTTGAGATGTTCAGCGTCGGACATCTCGTCGCCGTACATCGGCTGCGTGCGCACATCGTGCGGATACGGCGGGTCGGCGTAGATGAGACAGTCAGGACCGGCGTGGCGTTCGATGACTTCGAGTGCGTCGCGGTTCTCGATCTCGGCGTCCTTCAATCGCCACGCGATCTGTCGCAGTTGTGCGGGGACCTTGTTCCAACGGTGCGACATGCCTGCCGCCCGTTGGCTCGGTCCCCGGTTCTTCCATCCGGTCTTCTTGGCGAGATCGCTGGCGTGCGCCTGCCAGCATCGGACGACGAATCGGCGGGCCGCTTCGAGTTCGTCCACGGTCGCGGTGTCGCACTGGTCGTATTCGTCGCGGCTCCACGGTGTCGCTTCAAGCGCCCAGCGCAGATCGTCGGTTCGGTCGCGAAGCACCCGGAACAGGTTGGTGACCGAGCCGTTCCGGTCGTTGATCACCTCGTGCGGGACTGGGGGTTTGGTGAAGAACACGGCGCCGGATCCGAAGAACGGTTCGATGTAGTGACGGTGCGGCTCAAACTGGTTGACGATCGTCGCTGCGAGCGTCCACTTCGATCCGGGGTATCGGAGCGCCGCCGGGGTCACGACGGCACGCCGCGCATGAACTCGGCGTTGCGCGCTTCGTAGAGCGCCCGGTCGCCGCGCATCAAAGCGCCGGTGCCGTGCATGTCGGCGGCTTCGTGGGCGATCGCTCCGAGCAGGTATTGCTCGGGGATCCCGTTCGCCGCGAGGTACGCCTTCACGGTCCGTTCGGCGAGATGCCCGGCGAAGACGTGATCCTTGAACACCTCGAACATCGGCGCGAACCAGATCATGAACTCCGTCAACGTCTTCGTGCGCCAGGCGGTGCCCTGTGTGCATGGCCACTCGTTGAACGGCCCGAAGTCGTCGGGGTTGACACCGACCGTTGCCAGCCCGGCCCGGTACGCCTCCTCGAAGCCCGGGATGTGCAGCATCCAGTTCGGCCCCCAGTACCCGGCGTTGAACGCCACCATCCCCGGCGCCGCGTCGAGCAGCGCGTCGACCTTGGTCTCGATCTCGGAGTCGATGATCCACATGTCGTACTGCAACATGATCGCATGGTCGGCCGTGATCAACTCGTGGCTCGCGAGCACATGCCAGCCGGTGAAGTCGTAGAACATTGGCAGATGCTCAACATTGGGGCTGTAGTCACGCGCGACGACGACCTTGACGTCTGCCGGGATTCGATCCACCGGGCGATGACCCACGAACAGGTACGTATGTGAGAGCAAGTCGAACTGCCCTGTCCGCTCGGCTTCAAGCACCAGATCTTGGTCATGAATCGTGACGTAACACTCGGTTCTCACGCCCCAGCCCTCCGACGCCCGGATCGGATCTTGTAGATGTGACTCGCATTGACCCCGTATTCGGCTGCCAGGACGCGGGCGCTCTCGCTTCGCGAGCGGATGGCAGCGACCTCGGCGGTTGTCAGCTTCGCTTGGCCGTTGCGCTCGCCTTGATTCATTCCCCGGCTCGCCGCCATCCGAAGGTTCTCGGCGTGGCTGCCGACAACGAGATGGTCGCCCCGGAAGCAGGGTGGGTTGTCGCACAGGTGCATGACCTCCTCGTGCCGTTCAAGGGTTCGACCGACCATGCGTTCAGCGATCCGGCGATGGACGTACTGGTTCCGGCGGCGACCGCTGCCATCGGTGTACCACATCCAGCCGTAGCCCTTGGCCCGCCCACTCTTGATGCGGACTGCCTCCGGGATCTCGATGCAGGGAGTCGTCGGGTACGCCTCGGTGGTCACGGTCTGCAACCATAGTCCGATGCTCCATAATCGGATCCACCAAGGCGACTGTATGGAACTCCTAGCGGCGTTGGACGACGGGTCCGTTGATCTTGTCGTTTCATCGCCGCCTTACAACATCGGCAAGTCGTACGAGTCGAAGTTGACACTTTCGGACTACCTCGCCCGACAATCGGAGGTACTTCGTGAGTGTGTGCGGGTCATGGATGACGGAGCCTCGATCTTCTGGCAGGTGGGAGCACACTCCGATGACGGAACGCTCATCCCACTCGATGTCCGTTTCTTTCCGATTCTCGAAGACCTTGGCCTTCGGCCCCGCAACCGCATCATTTGGGTTCGTCAGCATGGGCTTCACGGACGAAGGAAGTTCAGCGCGCGACATGAGACGGTGCTGTGGTTCACCAAGGGTGACGACTACACGTTCAACCTCGACCCCATCAGAGTCCCGCAGAAATACCGGAACAAGAGAGCGTGGACGGGTGATCGCAAAGGCGAGTTGACGTGCCACCCGGATGGGAAGAACCCGGGTGACATCTGGGTGTTCCGAAACGTGAAACACAATCACGAGGAACAGACGGTCCACCCATGCCAGTTTCCCGAAGACATGATCGCTCGGATCGTCCTGTCAACGACGAACGAGGGCGCCGTCGTTCTCGACCCGTACATGGGGACCGGAACGGTCGCCGTCGTGGCCAGGGATCTCAGCCGCACGTTCCTCGGCGCCGAGTTGAACGCCAACTATCACAGGATCGCGGAGCAGCGCATCAGCGGTCTGCCTGACGAGCATGGCGTCTTCCCGAATCTAAAGACGCTACGCGCCTACGTGGAGCGAACCGGCGAGCCGATCGAGACGTTCCGCTTCGCGATGCAGGTTGGTCAGAAAGCAACCAGTAGCGGAGCCGCCAAGATCAAGGCCGAACCAGAACATTTCGAGGAGATGTTGAATCGACTCAGCCACGAGGAGGACTCTTTCGCCGCCGACATCCGCGGTATGACCCGACCAAGCGACTATTTCAAGGGCGGCCAAGTCTGATGGATTTACACCACTTTTTCCATTGCTATGCCGATGGTGCTTGGGAGATCCCCGTCCACGAGCACATCGGCGCGCTGCGCTTCGGTGGTCTCTACGACCAGTTGGCGTCGTTCCAGATCGGGTTCGTCGGCTCCGACGACAACATCGAGCGGGTGTGCGACGCTCTCGCCGTGTACGGGGTCAACTACACGCCGGTCGCGTCGGTCACCCAGGGTTTCGAGCAGGAGACGCTCGACAAGCTGTACGACTTCTCGCAGGACCACGATGGTGCCGTGCTGTACACGCACACCAAGGGGTCGAGTCGCGTCGAGTCGATCGACAATCCGTGGCGCCAGTCGATGGAGCAGCTATGCGTGGTCGACTGGCGTGTCGCTGTCGCCGCCTTGGAGTGCGACGGCAAGTCGATCGTCGGCTGCCATTGGATCAAGGGTGACCCGGACATCGAGCGGCTCGCCGAGGCGTGGCGCAACCGCGAGTTGAACCCGCCCGGCCTCGATGGTGTCGGCGGGATGTTCGGCGGGAACTTCTGGTGGACGCGGCTCGAACTGGTCCGCCAGAACTGTCGGCCCGGGCGCGAATCGCGCTTCGCTGCCGAACACTGGTTGGGTCAACTGTCCGAGGTGATGCCGATCAACGTCGACACGATCCTCGACTTGAACCCGGTGCCGATCACCCGATCGAACCTGGTGCCACTCCGCCTCGCTTAGACGCGATCCACGCCTCGGCGTCCTGCTCGGAGACTTGCTCCCAGTCCGGTTCGGTTTGGAGCCGCTCGAACAGGTTGGTGCTACCCGAGAACGGTGTCCAGTCGCCGGTTTGGGCGTTGTACACGTCGACGTCGATGGACGACGGCGCGTAGAAGCGAGCCGCCGCCATGTAGCCGCCCTCGTCGTCGGACCGCAGGAACCAGCCGGTCGGCGACAGGGTGGTCTCGGTGTTACTCATGGACGCTCCAATGTCGGGTCTGGGAGAGGATGTGTCGTTGGGTGAGGAAGTGGCGGAGGCGGGCGGCGCTCGCTGCCAGCCGTTCGCGCCACCGCTCTGGCGTCGAAACCTCGATCGCGCCGGTCGGCGGTTCGACGCCCTTGCTCAACTGGTCCATCTGCGCTTCGAGTTGGACTCGACGCGGGTCGCCTTTGGGGAGCACACGGGCCTGCTTGTACAGGTCGTGTTGGGCGTCCTTGATGGCTTGCGACTCGGGGGTGTGGAACTGGATCTCGTACGTGTAGCCATCGTCGGTGGTGACGTTGACGTTGACGCCCTTGTACACGTTGTTCGAGCCGGGGGGCCACGTGTTCTTGACCTTGCCGCCCGGGTTGTCCTGCGCGAGTTGGTCGATCACGGCTTGCGCTTTCTCGCCGAACTCGTCTTGCGTGTAGTGAACGGTGTAGCGCACCGCGTCCTTGATCTTGGCGGCGGCTTGCTCGCGGGTCATCACGATGCCTTCCTCGTGGGCTTCGAGGACTTCCCGTTCGATCTTCTCGGCGATCTTGTCTTGTTCCTTGCGGCGGAACTCGAAGCCGTACAACTGCGGCGGTGGTGGTTCCTCGTACTGCTCCGGGGAGCGGTCGCCGACGATCTCGATCAGCCGGTCGGAGATCGCCCGTTCACGGCGTTGGGCCTCCTCGTAGACCGGCTTGGCGAGCGCCATCGCCTCGTCGGACACGACGATCTCGCCCTTGTCATCGAACTCGATGGTGACGTCACCGCTCGTCACCGGCGGGTGGGATCCGCCGGACTGCGTGCCGGTTCCCTTCGGCGCGAAGCGCCCGATCTCGTCGTGCCATGGGTTCATGAACTCGGCCAGGCCGAACTGGCGGCGGGCGCCCGACGCCGTCACAGCGTCGCCTTCGGCTGGCTTCTCGGCGACAGCCGTGTTGGCGTTGGCGGCGGACAACGAACCGTCGCCCTGCGGCAGACCAACGAAGTCGGCGTCGGTGAGGCCGTCCTCGGCGTCGGTCGCGAACTTCGGGTACTCGCCCTCGGGGACGGGGGTTCCGCCCTCCATGAAGTTCTTGGCCGCGAAGGTCACGCCCTTCATAGTAAAGATCCACGGCGACATTCCAGCCGCCTGCTTCTTACTCGGCGTTCCGACCCCGGCGCGGGGGATCCCTCGTGCGTCAGTCCAGTTGAGGCCGTACGAGACCAGTTCCGTGATTGGCAGGTCGATCACGATCACCGGGATCTTGATGCAGCCGCCACAGTCCGCTGACATCGCCGCCGCAGCCGCCCAACGATGGTGGCCGTCGAGGATGTGGCCGTCCGACGAGACGAGCAGGGCGTCGCCTTCGAGCGACATCGTGCCGCCCTCCATCGCCCTGATCATGCCGCCGACTTTCTTGCCGTTCAGTTCCGACTGTGTTGCCGACAGTGACGCCGGGTCGACTTCGTTTGCGACGAAGTTGATGCCTTCCTGGCGGAGCGTGTCGAACCACTCGGGTTGCACGTCGGGGGTGATCTGCGGCATCTCGGTACGGGCGCGCCCTGACTCGCGCATCTTCGAGAACATGTTGGGGGCGCCCTCGACCGTGACCCCGGTCAAGTCAACGACGTCCTGGGGTGCGTCGGCGAAGTTGCGGATCACGTCGTCGGCGTCGATCGGGTTGACGACGATGTCGCCGCCGTTGATCACCTCCTGAGCGAGCGCCTCATGGTCGACTCCGGTCGAGCGGTTACCGCCCGGCTTCACTTCGAGCTTCGAGACGATGTCGCCCTCGTTGCCCTGGGTCGGCTGATCGGTCCCCTCGGGAGCGGCGACGCCGGACGACTTCGTGCCTGCGCCCTTCGGCGCGAACTTGCCTTCCTCGTCGTGCCACGGGTTGGCGAACTCGTTGATCCCCCACGTGAGGACAGGCGGCATGGTGAACCCGGCGCGGCGGATCTCGTCCAACTGGCGTTCGATGTCGAGCATCTCGCCGCTCGTGCCGCCAGCGCGTGCGATGGCGTTCAAGGCGTCCTCCATCCACGCATCGAACTCGTCCGGGTCTTCGGCCTCGGCCGCGCCCTTCACGAGGTCGGCTACTTCGCGGGTCTCGGGCATGGAGTCCAGGATCCGTGCGACCCGCGTCAGCGTCTTCGCGCTCTTGGGGGCGTGCAGTCCCAGCCATCCTGGTCGGGTCATCCCGCCGCTGTCGTCAATGTCGCCCTTGGTGCCGGTGCCTTTCGGCGCGAAGCGGCCGATTTCGTCGTGCCACGGGTTGGCGAAGGTGGCGGTCATTGCTTCTCCTCCGGATAGGGCAGCACGATTGCGTCGAAGCTCGGGGTGCCGAGCAGCTTGTGCATCACGATTCGATGGTGGCCGTCAGCGACGAGGTAGCTGCCGTCCGGCAACTGGTACAGGCGGGGCGGGTAGCCGGGTCGGAATGCTTCGCCGTCGAGCACGACGTCGCGCACCGGTCGTGTCTTGACGGATTCCTCGGATGCGACGAACTTGTCCTGCGCCGAGACCTTGATCGGTGTGGCGGTTTCCCACAGGGCGTCGTCGTCGCGGGTGTCGGTCGTCAACTTGATCTGTTCGGGGGTTCCCATTGGCACGTCGACATCGGCGAGCGCGATTCGTTCCCCGGCCAACAGTTCACGTGCCCGGCCCTCGGCGGCGACCTGCTTGCCGGTGCCCTTCGGCGCGAAGCGCCCGACCTCGTCATGCCACGGGTTGCCGAACGCGGCACGCGTGATGGTGGCGTCGGCGAGGACACCCGCATCCCAGATCAGCCGGAACTGGCGGCGGTTCGTCATCACGTCGATGTCGGCGGGATCCCATGAGAGGCGCTCGTGAACGATGAGGCCACCGGCGGAGGCGGCGAGGCCGCGGCGTTCTTGTTGCCCCGCGGTCCGTTCGAGCAAGTCGTTGATGGTTGGGATCCCCTTCGTCACCGGCGGCGACTCGGGGAATGTCACCTCGACCTCGGCGATGCGGACCCCGTCGCCCTCGATCACGTTCGTCACGGTGTACGTGCCGCCACGTGGCAGCACCCATTCCTTCTCGTTCTCGGCGCCCGGCATCGCCTTGGTTCCCTTCGGGACCTTCAACGCGACGATGGTGCCCGGGTTCGCCGAGGGTGGGAAACCGGCCGGGCGTTGTTGCTGCCCGGACGCCTGCGCGGCTTCGCCGGGTGACGCTGTCACGGACACGAACGCGGGATCGGTGAACTCGGTGCCGACCGTCAGGTTCCCGGCCTGCGTGTTGCGCACGCCGCGCAGCAGGACGGTGTCCTCGGCGAACACGACACCGGACCGTTCGATGGCTTCATCGAGCACGACGGCGTTCATCAGCGCCCGCCGGTGCGCCGGATCCTTGACTGTGCTGTCGCCGTTGGTGCGGAGTTGGCGGTCCATCTCCGATGAGCCGTAGGCGAGGTACTCGTCGCGGGCCTGAGCGAACGTCGACTGTTTCTCGCCGCCGCGTTCGTAGTGGATGCGGTATGGCTCGGCCATCGCGTCGGCGTTGGCGTTGAGTGTGGCGAGATCGTCGGCGAACTGGTTGGAGGCGGCGTCGGCGTCGAAGCCGATCTTCGTGCCGGTGCCCTTGGGCGCGAAGCGTCCGATCTCGTCGTGCCAAGGGTTGGCGAACGAGGCGGGGGAAGCGACCACGCCCTCCCCCTCCTCGAACGCGGAGCCGTCGCCGTGTGGCAGGTCGGCGAGTTGCTCGTCGGTGATCCCGTCATCGGTGTCGGTCGCGTACTCGAACTCCACCTGCTCATTCTGCGATGGTGGGATGACAGCCGCGGCGATCTTCTCGTGCAGGGGCGGCGGCTGCGGGCTGTGCTTTCCGTGCTCGCCGTGGCCCTGACGGACGATGCCGAGACTGTCCACGAAGTCGTCGGCGACGTGGAGCAGTTCGCTCATCGGCAGGTCGACACGCATGATCGGCATCTCGATGCAGCCGCCGCACGCCGCGGACTCGATCGCCGCCGCGGCCCAACGATGGTGACCGTCCAGGATCCGGTTGTCGGAGGAGACGACCAACGGCTTCGACGTGAAGTTGAAGCCGCCGTCCCGGTAGGACTGGATCATGTTGCCGACTGCCTGACCGTCCAACTCGGATTGGGTGCCGTGCAACTCGCGGGGGTCGATCGTCTCCGGAGTCATGGTCACACCCAACTCGCGCAGGTGCTCCTCGAAGGCGGGGTGGAACTTGCCGGGGATCTGCGGCATCTCGACCCGTGACCGCCCGTTCGCTCGCATCTCACTGAACATGTGCGACCCGTCGACCGTGACGAGGGTCATGTCGATCGGATGGTAAAGCCGGGCCATCTCCAACGCGAGGTCGACGGCCTCGACGCCGGTGACCGACACCGGCTTGCCGTTCTGCACGTCCTGCATCGCGCTCACTGCGTCGAACTTGGAGCCGGTCCCCTTCGGGGCGAACCGTCCGATCTCGTCATGCCAAGGATTCATGAACTGCCCGGCGGAGGCGACAACGGGTTCGGTGGCGGCGAGCGCCGCGTCGCCGTACACGTAGCTGGCGCCGTCGCGGCTGTCGATGAGGATGACCGGCTCCTCCGGGAAGTACCAGATCGGCACCCACGGCTCGATCGGTGGCGCCCCTGCCGCGGCCAATGGCAGGTCTTCGGCGGCGCGGCCCGTCGACCAGCCGTACTGGTCGGCCATGCGTAGCACCCACGGGTTGTTCGTGTTGCCGCCGGTGTTGGTCCACTCAGCGAACGCTTCGGCGTGCATCTCGGTCGTGTTCTCCTGGGCGTACAGCGACATGAACGGCTTGTCGGTGATCGGCGTCGTGTTCGCCGTCTGAATCATCTGCTCGTTGAACCATTCCTTGCCCTGCGTGAGATCGCCTTGCCGGTGGAACGCCTCCTCGAACAACGAGACGTGGCCCATCTCGTGCAGCACGGTGATCCGCAACGGTTCCACGAGCGCCGCTGATGCCGTCAACGTCGACGGGATGCGCTCGGTGCTCCCGCCCGGGTCGAAGTTACCGTTGATCAACTCGGGTGTGATGTTGACGGTTCGATGCGGGTCGGTGCCGATGTCCGGGTTGGCGACGACGAACCCCATCACCAGTGGCTCGCGCGACATCGTGTCCCGGTTGAACGAGGCTTGGACTTGGATGGTGACGTCTTGGTCCATGTTCCCGGCGCGCGCCGCGGTCGTCGCTGCCGACAGGATCGTGTACGCCTGTTCGTCGGTCACGGTGTGACCGCGGCTGTTGAACGTGATGGTGTGCCCTTCGGGGGTGACGGTCTGCCAGATCGTCGGGCCGAAGCCGGACTCCGGGGGTTGCCCGCCGGTGACCGTGATCTTCTCCGGTGGCGGGACCTCGAACTCCTCGGTGAACGGCTTGAACACCTCGCTGTCGGCGTCAACGATCAACTCGTGCGCCGTGTCCATGTCGTTGTCGCCGATTGCCCGCGCGGCCGGTTTGATCAGGCGTTCCATGAGGTCCTGGTCTGCGGCCTCGGCTGTCTTGATCAGCGCGTGGAGGGCTTCGTGGATGGCGGGCATCGGGTCTCCACGGTTGACGGCGTTGTACAGGGTCATCGCCGCGTACACAGCGGCGGCGTCCTCGACGCTGCGGGGGACCGCGACCTCACGGCTGTACTTGTTGCCGCCCATGTGCCCGTAACCCTTCGGCGCGAACCGTCCGATCTCGTCATGCCACGGGTTGTTGAACTCGGTGGCCCGGAACTTGACGGTGAACTCGCCGCCTGGTTCGAGGGTCATGGTGGTCACTGCCACCTCGGCTGCGCGTTCGGCCCAGCGGTCGTCGTCCGGGTCGAAGCTCATCCCGTGAAGTCTCGCATCCAGGCGCCGACATCGGATGGACTCATCACGACGTGCTTGGGGTCGGAAACATCGAAGCCGAGCGACGACCAGAACTCGGGAGCGGTGTCGTTCTGGGCTGCCTCGAACTCGACCCCAGCACCGTTCGACGCGGCTTGGATCATGACCTGAGTCGCCAGCCGAGTGCCGGTCCCGGGGGCGATCCCGGTCGAGCCGAGGTGATGGATCATGTACATCTTGCTGTCCGGGTCGTAGTCGTACGAGATGATCCCGGCGATCCCGTTCTTGTGGTTGGCGATCAACGACTTCGAGCCAGCCCCGACGTCATTCAACGCTTCGCGGATCATGCCGACCCCTTCGTCGGCGTCGAAGTCGGATCCCATCTGCTTGGCCCAGGCGTCGAGCTTGGAGAGCGTCGCCTGCGGGTCGCCGACGCGGTCGACGTTGACCCCGGCCTCCATCGACGCTTTCACCTTGGCCTTGATCGCCGCCGAGTCGTATTTCTTGCCGGTGCCTTTCGGCGCGAACTTGCCTTGCTCGTCGTGCCACGGGTTCGCGAACTGGGCCAGGATCGGTCCCCAGCCGGTGAACGTGGCGGCGATCGCCGTCCATGAGTTGTCGATGGTGAACGTCGCCGAGAGCTTCTCCGTGCCGAGCTTGGCGAGCTTCGGGGCGCAGGCGAGGCACGCCGGGAACGCGTTGCGGGCGGACCACGAGATCTTCGGGTCGATCCGGATCAGCGTCACCTGTTCCCAGCGTGTCGTGTTCGACCAGTGCATCCGGGCCGCGCAGCCGACGCACATCGCGGTGCCGGTGTCGGCGCCGCCGTAGCGGCGGAACACCTTGCGGCGCATCGTGTCGACCTTCTCGACTGATGGTGGCGGTCCGGCGCCGACGATCGGACCTTGGTGCAGCGCGGCGATGTCGGCGGCGAGTTGGGTTTGGACGGCGGCGATCTGTTCGCGGGTGCCGTGCCCGGCGTCGATCAGCCAGCGGTCACGGGTCCGACCGGTCGACAGGTCGCGCAAGCGGATCATCAACTCGGGGCGCGACATCTTCGAGCGGCCGACGATCCCCGCCGCGCGGGCACGGATCAGCAGTTGCGCCCGGGACATCTCCTCCAATGGTTGGAACCCGAACCCGTTGCGGTACCGGTCGATCGCCTGGAACAGGTCCTCTTTCAGCATCTTCGAGCGGCCCGGAATGTTCAACTCTTGGGCGAGGCGGTACAGCGTGGCGCGGGTCGAGTCGACCAGCCGTGTGCCGATGGTCGTGCCATCTTCACCGATGCGGTCCATGTAGCAGCGGCAGTTGATGCGCAGATGCACCGGGAGGCGTGGGTCGCCGGGGTATTGGGCGGGCCAGCCGCCGACCTCGAACTCCTGCTCGGTCGGTTTGATCTGCTTGTCGGCTTCGAGGTGCGCATGGCGGACACGTTCGTCGTGAAGACTGATCCATTGCTTGAACGGGAACCCGTCGCGTTTCCATCCGGTCAACATCCCGCCGTTCGTGGCGGCGGTGAGTTCGGTGCGTGCGATCGCGCGTGCCGCGGTTGCTCCCAATGGTCCGGTGGCTTGGATCTCGCGGATGACCTCATCGAGCGTCAACTGGTTGGAGACGGCGAGGTGCAGCGCGTCGCGCAGTGAGGCTTGCACGAGCGGGCCGAGATCTTGGAGCCGTCCGATGTGGCGGTCCACGAGATCGGTGATGATCTTGTCCGACACGTTCAGGCCGGGGCGGAGCGCCTGACCGGTGGCGGCGTCCACGACGACATCGCCGACGATGTCCGCTGCCTCGACATCGAACGCCAGCGCCCACTCCTCGGCGGTCATCACGTTGAAGTCGTCCAGATCGAACGGCCCCGCCGCGACCAGCCCGCCCTGCATCAACGCTTCCCATGCGGCCTCGGCCTCCGGGTCAACGATGTAGCCCTCGGCCGCGGCCGGGTACTGCGGCCACCACTGGGCGTACGCCTCGCGCACCTTGGCGAGACGCTCCTCACGGGGCGCTATGGCGGTGGCGGCGAGTGCCAGTGCCCGGGTGCGCAGCGGCTTGGTGCCCGACCAGTTCGGGAACTGCGGATGGAGGATCGCTTTGCGACCGAGAATGTTCGACAACTCGTACGGCGTTGGTAGATCGTCAGGGATGGTGACGTCCTGCCACGCCCGCCTGAATGAGCGACCGACTGGGTCGGCGTCGCCGAGCAGGTTGGCGATGTCGCCGAACGCTTCGGTGTTCGCCCAGTCATAACCGGCGCGCATCCACGCCCACCGGCCGACCATCGTGGCGAACACGTTGATCGCACTGAGATCCTGCGATGCCGCCCAGTGCTCGAAGCCCTCTTGCAGCACGGTGCCGATGCCCTTGCCCTGCATCGAGTCGTCAACCCACATCCCGGCAGCGAATGCGCTGTCATCCTCCATCTCGATGACCCGCGCCATCTTCGCCACGTCTTCGCCGTCAGCGTTCGTCAGCCGAAACTGAGCATGGTATTCGGGGGGCCGGGTGCTCTTGGCGATCTTGTGATACTCGTCAAGGCCGAAGATGAGTTCCTCGCCGGGGAACATGTCGGCGAGTTCCGCGGTCACATGGTCGGCGTACGCTTCGAGGCTGGCCTTGGTTGCCTCCATGTCATCGAGATCGACCTTGTCGTAGGCGGTCGGGTCGTCGTTGAGGGTCTTCGGGCCGAGCCGCTTGACGCCGGTGCCTTTCGGCGCGAAGCGACCGATCTCGTCGTGCCACGGATTCATGAACTGCCCGGCGGCGGCGACGAGCGCGCCGGTTTCGTCGTAGTGGTGGAACGGTTGGTCGAGGATCGCCAGGATCACGGCGTCGTCGCCGATCGACGCGGCCAACGCCTCCTCTTGGGCGTTCGAGGCGTCGACCCAGATCTGCCAGATCCCGTGCTCGTTCTTCTCCATCCGTGTGATCCGGCCGCGTCCCCGCATCACGACTTCCTTCGAGTCGCTCATGTTGCCGGTCACATGCGGACGCAGGCTCGTGCCTTCGGCGCCGGTGAACTGGAACGACAGCCGGACCGGGTCGAGGTAGGACGTGGGAGAACCGAATGGTGACGAGTACGGCGCGGCCTCGAACCGGTCCGGTGTCGCCGAGACCAGGTCGAGCGGGATGTCAGCACCGACCTTGAAGACACCCATCTTCGATTCGTCGGTCATCGCCCCGCGGTAGAGCACGGGCTGCTTCTCGACGGGCTGGACCAGGATCCATTCGGCTGCGGCTTGCAGATCGTTGTGGAGATCGGTTTCGTTGTACTCGTGCTTGGGGCCGCCCGCGAAGCGGGATGGCTTCGAGTACCGCTCCAAGAGCGGGTCGTTGAGATCGACCCCGTCGAACGGCTCGTTCCCGGCGAGCAGATTGCGGGCGATCTGCTTCACCGCTCGATGCGTCTGATAGGTGCGTTGCCACAGCCACGTAAACCGCTTGCCCATGTCGGCCTGGTAGCGGAAGTCGGCGTTCGCCAACATCTCCTGCGACGGTTCGCCGGGGAACTCGCCGAGCACCTTGATGTAGCGGCCGGTCCCCTTCGGGGCGAACCGGCCGATCTCGTCGTGCCACGGGTTCATGAACTGCCCGGCGGAGGCGACGAGCGTCTCCTCGATGGTTCCGTCCGCGTAGATGTAGATCGGGCCTTCCGGGCTGTCACCGATGATCAACGGGATCGGGTCCTGCGGCCCACCGGCGGCAGCGACGGCGAGCGGACGGCCGACCTGTTCGAGGTCCTTGCCCCACCCGAACGCGTTGGCGTACGACGTGACGACATAGTCGATGTCGGTGAGGAACTGGCCCTTCGGGCCGCGCTCGATGTTGCCGCCGCGTGCCGCCCATTCGGCGAACGCCTCGGCGTGCGCCTCGATCGGTTTCGTGTTGCCGTACTTCGACATCCCGCCGCTGCGACGCGAGTCGCTCGTGTACTTGAACTGATCGTTGATCGCGAACACCGAGTCGAGACCTTGGGTCATGCGCAGATGCCCGTACTCGTGCATCACCTTGTAGCGGGCCGGGCCGAGAGCGATCATGGCGGGCATGTCATCCTGGGCGTAAAGCTGCTCACTGTGCAGCCGGTCCGGGTTGACGAAGATCCAGCCCGGCGCCTTATTGCCGTCCGGGCTGTTGCCGGTGACGAACGCGCCGACGTTGCGGAGCCGTTCCCATTCGACGCGTTGCATGTCATGCAGCGCGGCCATGTCGGCGATCAGCCCGTCGACGTTCTTGACCATGATCTGCGGGACGTTCATCCCCGGGCACAGGTCATGTGCGTCGGCGGCGCCGTTCAACAAGTCGCTGATGGCTTGCTCGCCGCCGGGGCTTTGCGACAGGACGTTGTTGTGGTCGTGGAGGACGATCACGTCGCCGTTCGAGGTCGTCACCGAATGCTTGTGACCCGACACCCACTTCTCGATGGTGACCTTGCGGTCGGTGCCCCACGTCCGGATCGCGTTCGCGCGGCCGGTCCCCTTCGGAGCGAAGCGGCCTCGGTCGTCGTGCCACGGGTTCATGAACTGGCCGTTGCGTGCGGCCGACGCAGCGATCGGTTTCGCGATGGTGGCGTGCGCGCGGAGGCGTTGCACGACCATCTGGCGGAGTGATCGCAACGACTGTTCGACGGCGCCGGTCAGTTCATCGAGGTACGAGTCCTCGAAGTCGGCGATGATCCCGGCCGACGCCACGAGCGTCTGATCGGCGAGCAGCGGATCGTCGGGGTCGATCGGGACGCGCAGGGTTCCGATCTCTGCCTCTGTGGTCGGGACGGGGATGGTCGGCGCTATGTCCACGGCCCGTAAACCCCGGTTCGGACGGCCTCGCGGCGGGCTTCGTCTGGTGTGTAGCGGCGGACGTCGCGAGGATTGATGCTGCCCAACTGGTAGTACAGCAGTCGGGGCATCTCGACATCGTTGCCGTTCGACTTGTCGATCACGGTGATGTTCATCTCGTACTGCTCGAACATCGCCCGCTGCTCGGGGGTCATGGTCTCGGGGAGCGGGTCGGTTCGTTCGATCCAGCAGTGATCGAAGCGGACGCCTTCGATCGGGCCTTGGCCCTCGGGCACGCCGTGACACAGCTTGTAGCGGTCCTCCTCGCCGCGAGGGATGGAGTGGATGAAGTGCAAACCGACCTCGAAGCAGTCGCCGTCGCCGGATCGGCGTTCGTTGCCGTACTTCTCCTCGAACTCGGCGTCAGCCTCCTCGTTGTCCAGCCCGCCGGACGTGCTGCCCTGACCCTTCGGCGCGAAACGTCCGATCTCGTCATGCCACGGATTCGCGAACTTGGCCGCCGATGCCGTCAGAGCTTCGTCGGGTTCGCGGGTGATCCAGTCGACGTTCTCCGGGGTGTCAATCAGGTACACGTTCTCCGGGATCACTGCCCAACCGCTGGGCTTCGTTGGAAGACGAGCGCGGGTGACCTTGACCGGTTCGCCGATCATGATCACTTCTCGCTCGTCCAGTGATCCCATGCCGCTGATGTCGCTGATGGTGAGCACGTTGGCCGGGTTGAACTCGGTGGTGATCACGATCCCTTGTGTGTCGATGAAGTTGGTGGCGAAGTGCTCGGCCTGGTTCGGGTCGAACGACCACGACGACAAGGGGTTCGACTGGACCGTGTCACCGGCCTGGATGCTGGTGAACTGTTCACCCTTCAAGCCTCGGTGGATCGTCGGCAACGCCAGTTCCGGGGCCTGGGTCAGCTTCTCCTCAGTGTTGCGGATGTGAGCCGACGTCACGGCGTTGATCGTCGCTCCCATCGACCACGTCAGATCGTTGGCTTTGTCCAGCGTCGAGTCGCCGACGTAGTCGCGCATCGCCGCATCGGCTGCGCTTAGACCGCGTTGCTCGGCGATCTGGATCTGCATCGCAGTTGATTCGTGGGAGACGGCGGAGATCTGCCAGGCCCGGTTGAACCAGCCAACGGCGCCCGATTCGACCGTGATCCCGTACTGCTCGGTGATCATCCGTGACAGTGAGGCGGCGTCAATCTCACCGCGCATGTGCGCCTGCGTGGCTTCCTTCAACAGGGCGATGTCGACCCCGGAGTGTTCCCATGAGGCGAACTGCTCTGCGGCGTACAACTGCATCACCAGCCCGAGGTCGGCCTCTTTGGCGAAGGTGACTTGACGTTGAAGATGCTCGAAACCTTCCTTGCCGTGCAAGTTCGGGTCGTGAGTCAGGACCGCCAGCGATGCCGTTGCCTTGTACTGAACGTCCGTGTCATTGAGAAGGTCGATCATCGTCTGGCCTTCCAACTCCTCACGGAGTTGACGGGCTTCGAGCGGCGACATGTGCTGCGCTACTTCGAGCGCGCCGTAGTGCTTGATGGCTTCCGGCGTCCGGACCCATTTCCCGTTGTGCATCACCTCGTAGCCGTTTGAGCCGACATGCCACGAGACGTGCTTACCGAACTTGCGCCCGGTCCCCTTCGGCGCGAACCGACCCACCTCGTCGTGCCACGGGTTCATGAACTGCGCCGCGGAGGCGACAATGGACATCAGCCCGAGTTCGATCGCGTGGGCAGCCCAGCGGTCGTCGTCGGGATCCCATCCTTCTGGTGCTGCGCCTGCGCCGACCAAGACACCCTCGCGTTCGCGGTTGAGATTCGCCACCCATGCCTGCACGTCGGCGGGCTGCATGGTGGCGCCGGTGGCGCTCTCCCAGTCCCGCTCGAAGCCGAGCGACTCCCAGAACGAGGCGGCGCTCTTTGTCCCGGCGACCTTGAGTGTCACCTTTGCCCCATCGGCTGCGGCCCGTTCCATCACGGGGATCACCAACTGCGAACCGACGCCCTTGACGAGACCGGTCGAGCCGAGGAACTCGATGTGGTAGTCGCCGGGGTTCTTGTTGTAGGCGATCGCGCCCAGCACCACGCCATCCGGGTTGGTGGCGGCGAGTCCGTTCATCGTCCCACGCCCATGCCGCTGGTCGAGTGCGTGATGGGTCAGCCTGACGCCGTCGTCGTTCTGGAAGTCGCTGCCCATCGCCTTCCCGAACTCGCGCAGCCGGTCATCGAGCAGTGCGGCCTGCTCAAGGTCGAGTTCTGAGATCTGCGATCCGGCCGCTTCCGCTTCGTCCGCGCGACGGGCGATGTTGGCGAAGTTGGTGCCCGTGCCCTTCGGCGCGAACTGACCGATCTCGTCATGCCACGGGTTGCCGAACTCGCTACGCTGCGGTCTGTGGTTGAGGACGGCACGATCGTGCGAGCCAAGCGGTTCGGGTGGGACACCCCCGATGACCTCGACAACCCGATCGTCGGTGACCCAGGGGTCGAGGGTGAGTTGCTCACCTGGGAAGTCGACTCGAACGGGATCGTCTACACGAAGTTCATGGTCGACGGCGTGGCCGTTGACGGCGACACGATCGAGCCAGTCGGTGACGATCTCCCCGGGGGTCCAGCCGTCGACGGCGAAGTTCCCGCCGACCGGGCGGCGTAGCCGATCGAAGTCCTGCGGGAGCGCGTCCGGGTTCTCGGCGATGTGCTCCTCCCACGTGATCCCCTTGCGCTTCATGATCGCCGACCGGCGCTCCTGGAAGCGTTGAGCGATGGCGTCGCCGTGCTGACGCACCACCGTCCGCGTGAACCGTTCCGCTGATCCCCACGTCTGGCGCACGTCGCCGACGACACCGATGCCCTCCCGGTCGCCGCGCGACTGGTTGCATGGCGGGCAGGTCGGGATCAGGTTCTCCATCTTGTAGGAGCCACCCAACGTGCCCACCAGGATCTTGTCCTGCGTGAGCGCGTCGATGCCGAGCTTCTCGGCGGTTGCCGCGTCGGCCGCGATGCGCTGCCCGCAGTCCGGGCAGGCGCAGGTCGTGCCGTCGCCGAACTCGGCGGCGAGCGCCTTGGCGCGCTTCTTCCGGGCCGTGTTGTTGCCACGCCGATCGCCACCGGCGCGCACCAAACCCTCACGCGCGAGGAGGGCGTCGACCTGGCCTTGGATCACGTCGTCCTCGGTCGGCTTCGGGACCTTGCGGGCCTTCGCCCGGGCGAGCTTCGCCGCTGCGGCCTCCTCCGCCTTCGAGGAGCGGCCCTTCCCGGTCGAGCCGGTTCCTTTCGGCGCGAACTGGCCTATCTCGTCGTGCCAGGGGTTGGCGAACTCAGACCCTCGTACATGGCGTCCACGATCGCCTGCTTCTCCTCCTCGGACTTGTCCGCCCAGCCTTCCAGGTCGCCCGGACGTACCGTTACGTCCGGCGCCTGCTGGCGGTGGTCCGCGGTATCTGCCATGACTGAATCGTACCAAACCCTGACCCGATGCGTCAACTATCTTGACGTTCTCGCGTCCGCCTGTCCCGTGAGTTGGGACGTCTTCCTCGCTGTCGAGATCGAAGATCGCTTGTTCGCCGCGTTCGATCCCGAGTTTGATCGCCTCATCGAGGGGGCGCACCTGCGACAGGTCGAGCACGACCTCGCCGTGCGCTCGGTCGTGCCAGCCGCCGATGAAGATGTCCGGTTGCGAGGCGATGGTTTCGGCGTGCTGGTCGAGGTAGTCGCGGATGAACTGTTTGCCACGTGTCGGGTCCTGGAAGGCTTCCATCGTGATGATCGCCGAATGGCCGGGCACGGCGACAGCGCCGCGATGTTCCTCGCGGGGCAGCGACGGATCGGGTTTGATGAACAGGTTGCCGCGCGGGTCGAATGTGAACCCGCCGTTCAACTCGGCTCGTGTCGCCATCGCTTCTGCGAGCGCCTGTGCTTGGGCGTCGGCGCCGCCGCGCGGCTCGAACCGGCGTCCCGTTCCCTTCGGGGCGAACCGTCCGACCTCGTCGTGCCACGGATTCACGAACGCGGCGGAGCGGCGGATAGCGGCGGTGGCGTGCTTGTCGAGCCAGGCGAGCGCGTCCTCGCGGGTCACGATGGTCTCGTTGTCCTGGGCCTGTTGCACGGCGCGCAGGACCTCGCCGATCGCTGAGCCGCGCACACCGCGGGCCATCACGTCGTTGCCGGTCACGAGTCCGGGGAGTGGGCCGGTGAGGACACGTGGGTCGACGTTGTCGTTTGGGCCTGCGATCCGGGCGGCGTCCTCGAACGTGCCGTACTTCAACTCGCGGGCCGCGGTCCGGGATGCGGCCTGGTCGCCGGTGAACGCGAGCGCCTGGCTGACGTCGCGCATGGTGCGGGAGACGGTGTTCGGCGCTCCGATCTGGCGGGGGTCGACGCCGATCGCGGTGAGCGCGACGGCGGCGCGATGGTCGCCGGTGAGACCGGTCAGGTTCGGTTCGCCGTCGAAGTGGACGTTGCCGTAGCGGGTGTCGAGACCGACGTCCTTGAGTGCCTGGACACCGGCCTCCATCGAGACGCCCTTACCGCCGAGCTTCTCGAACTCGCCCCACACGCGTTCCGTCGAGATGTTCTCCAACTCGGGCAGCAGGTCGTGGGCGAGCTTGGCGGTCTCCGGGTCGAACTTGAGGCCGAGGCGGGCGGCGAACTGGACGCCGCGCAGGATGCGGAGCGGATCCTCTGAGAACGCCGGGCCGACGTGGCGCAGCACACCGGCCTTGAGGTCAGCGACCCCGCCGAACGGGTCGACCATGTTGCCGTCGGAGTCGACGGCGAGCGCGTTCATGGTGAAGTCGCGGCGGGCGAGCGCCTGCTCGATGCCGAGGTTCGGGTCGACGGTGACATCGAAGCCGGTGTGGCCTTCGCCGGTCTTGACCTCGGTGCGGGGGAACGAGAAGTCGTGGGTCTCGCCGTCGAATGTCACCTTCAACACGCCGAACGCCTTGCCGACCTCATCGACGCGGGCGCCCCGTTCCTTCAACAGTGCGATGGTCTCGTCGGGGGTCAGCCCGTGGACTTCGATGTCAATGTCCTTGGCGTCGATGCCGAGCAGCCGGTCACGGACCGAGCCGCCCACGAGGTAGGTCTTCGCACCGGCGCCTTCGAGGACGTCCACGAGCGGACGCACCGGCTCGAACAGAGACCGCATCTCGTCCTGCGTCGCGCCGAACTTCGTGCCGGTTCCCTTGGGCGCGAAGCGACCTATTTCGTCATGCCACGGATTGGCGAACGTGGCGGTGGCCACGATCGGTCACCAGACCCCGGCGGCACGCAATGCGTTGGAGATCAGAGCCGAGTTGACCTTGGTGCCGTTGCCCGTGACCGGGAGCCGCTCGTGCATGTTGAGCGTCATCAACTCCTGCAACGACTCGCACAGCTTCGAGGAGGCGAGCGCGGCCAGGTCATCGGCGGAGAGTTGATCGGCGCCGAGGTTCATGGCGTAGGTCTTGACCCACCGGCGGGCGTTGTCGCCGAACGAGTCCCACGCCTTGGCGAGCAGCATCGCCGGTGGGCAGTCGACCGACAGCAGATCCGATGGTGACACCGCGGTCAGCACCGCGGTGCCTTGCACGTGCTCGACGCGTTGACGCAACCCCTCGACGCGGCGGGCCTTCGTGACGAACCGCGCTGCGGCCTTCTCCAATGCTCGTTCGACGGCGGCGTCGGCGGCGACCGCGAGGCGGTCCACGAGCAGCGAGAAGCCCGGGTTCGGTGGTTCCTGCATCCCGGTCGTCTTGTCCGGGAACTGCTGGTTCGGGTTCGGCGGCTGACCGTTCGCCGGGGGTGTCGCGTTCAATGGTGGCAGCCCCTTGCGTGGCGCAGGCGCTCCCAACGATCCCGGACCGGGCGGGGCGCCCGGCGCCCCCGGTGTCCCGAACGGGCTGCCCCCGGCGGCGGATGGCAGCTTCGACCAATCCCAGCCTTGGAGGCCGAGGACATCGGACACGACCGGCCCCATGTTGGCCGGGTCGCGCAGCAACATCTGCATCGCGAGCCGCTTGTTCAACTCGTCGTCCTCGACGGCGTCGGCGTCGGCGAAGCCGTTGGCGCGCAGCAGGGCGTCCTCCGAGAGGACGTTCATGTCGTACAGGATCCGGCTCGACGCGGCTTCGTCGGTGCGGGCCATGATCGCGGCCGGGTCGAAGATCCACCGGTACAGGCGGACCTCGGTCGGCTCCATCCCCTCGAACGTTTCGAGCATGGTGCGCAGGTAGACCTCGGTCAACGCCCGGGCCAGCAGGTCGCCGGTCGGGCGGACCTGCTTCGTGACGAAGTTGGCGTCGACCTGGTACAGCGTCCAATGGTTCAGCGACGCCGCGCCCTCGATCAACGCCGGGTCGATGTCGAGTCCGGCGGCGAGCCGGGCGAGTGCCTCTTTGCGGAGATCCTGGGCGTACGTATCGAGGCCGCGCGCGACTTCGATCAGACCGATCTTGTCGAACAGTTCGGCCGGGCCGCGCATCAACAAGGGGACGAGCGCAGCCGCCGAAGCGCGATCCTCGACTGGGGCGCGGAGGTGTTCGGCCAACTGCTTGAGGAACACCTCGACCATGTCGCGCAGGTCGCCCTCATCGAGATCCGAGTCCGGGTCGTCGGGGTCGGCGTCCGTCGCGAAGGTGATCTCCTCGGGGACGTACAGGATCCCGGCGGCGAGCCGTGAGCGGACGATGCCCGACACCATCTGCGTCAGGTTGATGATCTCCTGGCAGATCGCCAGGACGCGGCGCATCGGGGAGTCGGCGAGCGCCGAGAACATCGGGTGCGACCGGAAGATGCGGGCCAGGTAATACTCGTCGCCCAACGCTTCGCCGCTGTTCCCGTCGAACTTGCGGACGGCCTTGCCGCCGCGTTGCAGCACCAACTCCTCCGACGACAGGAACTCCCAGTGCAGCCCGTAGCTCAGGTCGACCTCATCGACCGGTGAGCCGAGCAGCAAGGTTTCCCCGGCGATGCCGAGATGCAGGAAGCCGCGGCGCATCAACTCGGCCGAGCCGCCCTGCGGGCCGACGAACGCGGCGTGGACTCGCAGCACCCGCTCGTCGTCGGTCTCCAACCACTGGCGAGTCTCGACGTCGTACTTCTGGGGTTGCAGCGCGCATTGGGCGCCGGTGTTGGCTTGCAGGTTCATCACGAACCCGACCTCGCCGATCTCGTCGGCGAATACGTAGGCGTCGCGTGCCCAGCCGTCACGCAGGTTGCGTGGCTCGAAGCCTTCCTTGATCTGCTTCAACCCGGCCGTGGCACGGGGCATCACCATCGCGAAGTCGCCGTGGCGCTTCGTTTCCCGGGCGAACAGTCGCAGCTTGCGGGTGTCGGCCTTCTGTCGAGCAGCCACGTTCATCCTCCCACGGCCATGTCGCAGCATGGTAGCCCCCGGGGATTACACGGACGTGGTTACGACGGTGGGATATGAGCCTGGCGTTGCTTGAGGAGTTCGGCTTCGGCGAGCTTCGTCTCGACCTCGGCATGATGCGCGACGTCGGAGAACATCGCCCACGCCGCCGTCAGCATCGTTTGGATCGACGCCACCGCCCACCACTCGACCACGAGCGACATCCCACGCGCGGTGCGATTGCGCGGGTACCGCCGGACGACCGAGTACATAGCGAGCGTCACCGCCGACAACCAGAACCCGGTGCAGTGCGGGCAGTGGATGAACTGCGCGATCTTCGCTCGGCGCTCGTACTGCGTCGATGTCTGCTTGTCGTCCATCGACCACAACAGGACCCGATCGCGGACCGGTTGGGTCACCTTGTCAGCCGAGATCGCCTGCGCCGCCCGCTGCCCGGCGAGACCGGCGACGAGGAGCGTGAACGGCTTGATCACCACATGTCTCCGTTGGTGTCCCACACTTCACGGCCCGACCTGTAGTTCGCCAGAGCGGTCGCGGGGTGATGGAGCGGGTATGCGAGTTCAGCGAGTTCCTGCTCCGTCAGGCATGACGACTTGCAGAGCGTCGGGCAGTCGGTGACCTTCCGGCCGTACCCCTCCGCTGCGTAGCGAGAGCACTCGACGGGTTTCACGCCTTGGCCGTTTGCTTGCGCACCTTCTCGGTCACCTTGCGAATGTCCTTCGGAGTTGGCCCGCCCCCACGGTAGGCGCGCGGTTCTTTCTTGAACATCTCGCGGTACGCCTGCCGGGCCGGTTCATGGTGGAGGCGTCCCGAGTCGCCCGCCCACTTCAACACCTTCGACCACTCCCACGCCGGGTAGTTGTTGACGAACGCGTAGTCGGGTGCGGGCATCAGCTTCTCGTCGCGCCACACCCAGATGGTGCGTCGGTTCGAGCCGAGGCGCGCGGCGAGTTCTTTGATGCCTACTGGGTCCGACATGACCGGCATCCTAAGACCTCGCGTCACTGGTTGTGGCGGACCCTGCGAGTTCCCGATCCGATGGCATGAGATCCCAGTCGCCGATCGGCATCCCATCAGCGCCGCGGCGCGGCACCATCTTCGGGCGCGGGTCAGTCCAGCCCGGCGGCGGCGGCGGGAACTCCGACATCAGCCCGGCCTGCACGAGACCGGCTTCGGCGAGCAACATCACGACGAGCTTGCCTGCCGTCGTCAACTCCCAGTCCTGGGCGTCGTCGCCGAACGGCGGCGGCTCGCCAACGTGCGGATGGTGCGTGACCAGGCCGCGCCGTTCGAGGCCGTGCAGCGCGGTCGGGCTACTGCTGCCGTTGCTCGACATCCACAACGGATCGCGGGTCGCCAACCGGATCAGCGCCCGCATGTGGGTCCGGCCGAGCGACAGCGAGAACGCCGTCGACTGGACGTACTGCGCGAACTGCTCGTTGACAGGCTCGCTGCGCACGACCTCGTTGCGGCGTGCGCCGATGGCGCCCTGGTCGTTCGGGTCGGTGCTCATACTCGAACCTCTCTCAGTAGTAGATCTCGGGCTTCGCCGAGTTGCTTGAACAATGCGGCGTCGCCCGTGTCACTGTCGGGGTGCAGCTTCCAGGCGGCGTCCTTGTAGCGGGCCTTCACGAGATCCGGGTCGCCGAGCAGGATCCGCCAGGCGTCGGTCTTGATGTCGATGGCGGACGAGTGGACGGCGATGAACCGGGCGGCGTCCTCGACGGTCATCTGGGCGGCGGGCATCGGGATCCCGGAGCCGAGCGCCTTCCAGCCCTCGTACTGTTGGCCCGAGTCGGTGATCCCGTAGCGGTCGAGCTTGCGGAGAGCTTCGAGGCCGAGCGCGATTGCGCGGGCGTTGTCCTTCCACGGTTGCTCGCCGCGGTTCGCCCAGTTCGGCGCGCTGTACCGGTCGCACGTGAAGCTCTTGGGGCCGTACTTCGACTCGAACGAGATCATCACGCCGTGGAACTTGGCGCGGGCGTCAGCGCGCAGACCGCCGTCCATCCGCATCGCTCCCTCGGGAGCGTCGATCTGGATCAGCACCTCGGGCTTCGACCGCAGGATCAGATGGTTGATCTCACGTTCGAGGAGATCGACGGTGCTCGACCATCCGGTTGTGAACGGGGACCGATCGGGATGGGTTGTCAGTTGTCGGGGCCACACACCGAGCGGGCGGAACAACAGTCGCATGGTCGTCAGTCTCCCACACCCGACTCGGAAGACGAGATCTTCCCGGCGTCCCACAACGCGGCGACTTCGAGCGCCGACTGATGGTACGTCCGTCCGCCGTCCGGGTCGCCCATGTTCTCGCACCAGAAGTCGTGATCCTCGAAGTGGCCGATCCCGCCCAGCGCCGACCGCATCGCGCACTCGCGGTGGGCGTAGCCCGGGTGGATCCGCACCACGTCGAGCGACCCGATCGGCTCCTCGCACAGGACGCAGTCCGGCGGCATCATGAGGTCTGGTCCTTCGCCAGTGCTTGGACCGACGTGTACGTGATCCCGGTGCTGGCACCGTTCGGATACAGCAGGATGACCCTCGCCCCGCCCGGGCCGAGCGGTGGCCGGGACCGGTCGATCGGTTTGCGCGGGAAGCGACGAACTCTCACGATGGCACCTCGACGTAGGTCCGGCGGAAGGCGTTGAGCGAGCACGTCGAGGTCTGCTCTCCGTCGAGGAACCGGAACGCGACATCCTCGGGGATCTCGGCCCCGATGGGAAGCACGGCCTCGATCACGATCTCGCGGGGCGTCTCGCGCCACGGGCCTGACTGCCAGTGCTGACCGACCACGATCACGCGACATCCTCGAACACGGCGATCCAATCCCTGCCAGCCACAGGCAACGGATCGAATGCGAGCCGCCGCATACCGGCCGAGCCGCCGTCCAAGAACGCCTGCGGGGCCGGGTCGCTGCCTTGAGCGATGCAGACGTGTCGCACGTTGACGTGGTCGTTGGTGTCTGTGGCGTCGAGGACCGGCAGCAGCGTGACGGTGGCCCGAGCCACCACGACGAACATCGTGCCCATGCACGTCTGGCACGGCACCCACGGCCAGTTCGACCCGTAAATGTGACCGGGTACCTTGCCATCGAAGCGCGTGCAGTTGTTCGGACACGGCACCCGTATCTCGATGATCGGCTTGCCGTCACGACAATCCGGGCAGGGCTTCATCTGCTTGAAGCCGGGAGCCAGGGTCCAGCCGGGTTTGCCGGTCAACTTCCCACACGGGCATGGTGCTGCGGCGTCGGCGAACTGGCGGGGCGGGAACTGGTAGCACGCACAGGCGGCATCAATGGGCGGCTTCGGACGGCCGTCAGCGTGATAGCCGCACAGTTGGCCGACCACGACGCATGCTCCTAGCCGTTCCCGGTCGGCGTTCTGCGAGTCGCTGAGTTGGAGTTGCATCAGATTGGTTCCCAGGCGAACGGGCCGAACTCGTCCGCTCGTTCCTCGTACTGGCGGCGGTGGCGGTCGCATACGTACCACTGCGGGTGATTGGCGTCTGCCCATGTGGCGGGCGTGCCGACGTGCGACGGAAGTTTGATCGCACAAGTCGGCCGTTCCCGGTCGGCGTTCTGCTCGGCGGTCAGGGTGAGGTTCATTCGTGCTCGACCGGTTGTTCGTACGGGCGGTCCGGGCCTTCGTAGCGGTGCGACATCAGCTTCACGTCCATCGACACCTTCGGTCGGTTCAACGCTCGTGGCTCGCGGTCATCGGTCGCCATCAGAGCGGCCATCACCTTGTCGGCTTGGGGGAGGCAGAGTTCTTCGAGACCGGACCACTCGTAGGTGATCTTCAATCGGATGGTGGTCATTCGGAGCCTCTCAAACGATTCAGACGGTGGATGGTGCCGACCTTGTCGGGCAGCACGCCGACCAGTCCGCCGGTGTCAGGCTTGACGAACACCAGCGTGTTGCCCACGGCGTAGACGAACTTCGCTCGACGGTAGGACTTGCGCTTCTCGGGGAAGTGGACGTCGGCCTCATCGCCCGCTTCGAGCACTCGGTAGGGGCCGATCCGGAACTCGGTGACCCGGCCCGTGATCGGCTTCGGATGGTTGTTGGTTGATCGGGCTGACCTAGCAGTGGTGGTTCCCATATATTTAACTTTACACGAAATGGGAACGGTTGTCAAATCAGTTACCGATGAGGGGTCGGCCTTCGAGGCCGGAAAGCCCCTGGTCAAGCAAATGAGCCATCAAGATATTGCGGCTAATGCCACGCCGCCGGGCTTCCTTTGAGGCTCTATCCAGGATCTCGTGTGGGAGGCGAACTGCGGTGCTCGCCCACGTGTCGACGGGCATGTCGAGCGCGCTCGAACGAGGCGGCTCGGGCGTGGGGGCGTAGGCCGGGTCACCGGCCCAGTTCTCAGGCGGCGCCGCCGTGGTGTTCGAGGGCACGATGGTGCTGCCGTCGACGGAGGCCGCTGGGGGTGGCTCGATCGGTTCGATGTCACCGGAGTCGGCCAGGCGCAGCGTCGGCGGCGGGCCGGGGTCGTCGTTGTCGACGGGTTCGTCGCGGTCGAGGATCTCGATCCCCATCCGGATCGGGAACACTCTCACCCGGGCCGCGCGGGATCTGTCGTCGCGCTGCTCCTCGGCCATCGGCCCGTTCAACTGGTATCCGCGGACTGTCGCGTCTTCACCCCCAGCTTCTATCGAGATGATCTCCAACACGTCGTCGCCGAACCTCACCCGATAGTTGAGTCGTTCCTCACTCGTCAGTTCCGGCCACAGTGCTGCCAGTTCCCGCATCGTCGTCGTCGCGCCCATCAGCCGGGACTCCCAGCATCCGTCTCAACCGCCAGCGTCGGGGGGGCCGGTCGCCACTCGGCGTTGCTCCGGAGGTCGACCCGCTCGGGAAATCGGGCGCCCGTCGAGGCAACCCCCTCGCTCGGGAACATGAGCGTGAACACATGCCCCATCAACTGCGGGAGTTGGTCGCCGTCCGGGCTGAACGCGGTGATCCCGTCGCGCTGTGTGTAGAAGATCTCATCGAAGCCGGGGCTGTCGCGTCTTGGTCGACACCACGCCCAATACTCCGCCACGCCGTCACGACACGTCAGCACTACCCACGCATCATCCACGATCATCCTCCTGTTGTCGTTGCCTGCCCGCGACGCTACAACAGATGTTCAGCCGCGGTTCTGCTTGTGCCAGTCCTTGACCTCGGACCACTCCCAGATCTTCGTGTTCGTGCCGAGGTGGAGCTTCGGTACCGGGAAGGTCTCGTAGCGGGTCTGCCACTGCGAAAGCGCGGACGCGTCGATCTTGAGTCGTTCACAGATCATCGAGCTATTGACCGGATCCTTGATGGTGACCGGTGGGTGCGTGGTTGGCATTGGGTTACTCCTGTTGCGGGGTGGGCTTGGCGGGTGGGTTGACTTCGAGGCCGTACTCGTCGCGGAGGTACTCGCGGACGAGAACACCAGCGTCGCCCAGATCGCTGTAGGGCGCGTCCGGGTTCGTGTAGTGCAGAGCCTCGCTCAGGTTGTGGAGCAGGCCGTGGAGGTGTTCGCAGACGATCGACCAGGGGTCGCCGTCGCCGTCGACCTCGTCGCCGGTGAAGCCGCTGATGAGGTTGGCGATGTAGTTCGAGGCGCCGTCAGCGTCGAGGATCAGCCGGTCGTCGTCGGCGAGTCCGGCGCCGATCACTTCGCCGAGTTCGATGTAGCAGTCGCCGGGCGACTGCGGGTACTCGAAGCGTTCGACGCCGCTCATGGTTCGATCTTCCACCAGCCGAGGCCGTGGTCGATGCCGAAGTCGAGATCGAATCGGGATGGGCCGGGCGCAGGCGAGTGACCGACATCGGAGAGCGCCTCCATCCGGTCGATGGTCATTTCCATCGCCAGCACCGGGTCGACGCCGTCAGGGATCTTGAGGATCAGTTTCATGGTGGTTTCCCTTTCATTTCTTGAAACACTACTCGCCTCGTCCCGGGTTCGTCAAGAGAGTTGACTTGTCGAGGATGACGTAGTACGGGACCCCGCCCGGGAGCGCGTCCCACATGTCGCGGGGCAGCAGGCACTTGACGAGACCGAGCGCCTCGCGCCCATCGCGAACAGCATCGCCATCGTCTGATGGAAGCCTCGCCGCCGGTGGCCTCGCAGATCTCAGCCACGGTTCACGCACCTGCGGACCCGCCCGAGCGCCTCGGCGAAGGCGCCTCCGTCGTCCGCCTCGCCGCTCAGTTCGGCGAGGGCGAGCACGACGTCGATGGTGAACACGGCGACCTCGTGCGGGGTGTGGTTCAGCACGATCGCTTCGCGCGCCGTCGAGATGTTGCCGTTGATCAGCGTCTCGGCCACCTCGATCGCGGTGAGCGGCGCCTCGGCGTTGCGCTCGAAGGCGGCGTCGAGGAAGCACTCGCGCGACGCCGTGTCGGAGAACCCGAGGGCGTTGATGTCGATCCCGCGGGCGACGCACCACGTCGAGCAGCGGTCGACCAGCGCCCAGGCTTCATCGCTCACAGCGTTGTGGATCCCGTCGAGATCCTCGGTGGTGAGGGTGGCGATGAACTCGTCAATGAGGGCGTCAGCGGCCTCGGCCCTGGCGTACCCGTAGAGCGCGTATCGGCTGTCGAACACCATGTCATCGTCGGTGGTCATGTGGTGGTTTCCTTTCGGTCAGGGACGCTTGTAGAGGTAGCCGCCGTAGCGGTCGGCGCGGGCGAGGATGGTGGCGAAGTCGTCGTCGTTGAGCAGGCTGCCGACAGTCGCCGGGCCGCCCTTACGCTTGGCGGGGGCTTTCCAGCCGCCAGCCTTCAACAGGTCGCCGGTCTCGCGATCAACGAAGGCGTGGACCGAGCGGCTGTAGCTCGTGTCGACCACTCGGATGTACTTCGCTCCGACGTCGGTCTCGAATGGCATGTCGATCTTGTTGGCGAGGATCTCGATTCGTTCGAGCAGGGTGGCGAGCCGGTTGATGTCGGCGGGGGTGGAGGTGGTCATGGTGGCTTCCTTTCAGTCGAAGCTGACGTCGGCGGTGAGCAGGTTGTCGTTGACGTCGTAGCCCAGCTTGCGGGCGCAGCGTTCGCACGAGAACACCCAGTCGAGGACCGGGTGGGGGATCAGCAAGGTGGCGTCGTTGTCGCAGAGTGCGAACATCACGCAGACGGGCTTGACGCCGTCCGCGGTCTCGGTGCCCTCCGCGATCCGGTAGATGGTGGTGGTTTCTGTCACGTCTGTATTATCTCCCATCCGGACTAGGGTTGTCAAGAGTATTCACGGTGCGGGGTGACCGTGATCGTGGCGTCGGGGATGCCTTCCTCGCGGGCGTACGACTCGCCGCACTCGCGCGCCGCCTTCGCCGTCGCCGTCCACACGTCGATGGTGGACGACGTGCCCATGTTGCCGACGAAGTAGGTCAGCGTCACCGCGAACGGCTTGAGCCTCATGTCGTCACCGATCGCCATGCCCGGCCCCAACCGTCACCGGATGGGAGGCGCTTGAGCGGCCGGATCGAACCCCGGCAGTAGCGCGGCATGGCGTCCAGCGCGGCGTCGAGATCGTCGCTGGCCATGAGGAACACGTGGCCGTCGCGCATCGAGCACCAGTTGTCCAGGTCGGGCACGAGCCGGGTCAGGTTCCTGCGGGCACGGTGTGACAGGATCCGCAGTGCCACGGTCGATCGGCCGTCGTCAAGTGCGACAGGGAGTGCGCTCATGCGACGCTCGCGGTGGGGAAGGCGGCGACGTAGAAGTAGCCGTGCGAGCCGTTCGAGTTGCCGACGACCTTGAGTCCGTCAGCGTCGAACAGGACGACCTCGTTGGGTTCTCGTGTCGAGATCTCGTACGCCTTGATCTTGGCGCTGATGATGTCGATCAGTGCCCGCTTCGGCAGCTTCTCGTTGAGCAGTGCGAGCAGTGCCGCCTTGCTCTCAGTGGTGCCGACGACGTCGGTCCGGTTGGGAACGAAGTCGACTCCGCCATCGGCGTAGATGATGAAGCGTGCGCCCCATGCCGCTTCGGCGGTGTTGGGGACTGCGTTGCGCAGTCCGAATCCGAGTGTGTCCATGTGGTGGTTTCCTTTCCTAGTTGTAGATGGTCTCCGTGCGGGCACGGATGCGAGCATTGCCGAAGCCGCCGGTGACGGGCCGGTCCGGATCCTCGCCGTAGCTGGGGTTGATGCCGTTCGCTCGTTCAGCCGCGACGAACTCGGCCTCGGTGACTTCCACCTCGGGGGAGCCGCGTATTTCGAGGAAGTAGCGGCGGGTGTATGTCGTGGTCATTCCTCTCCTCTCTTGCACTTAACCTTACCTCGATGGTCCGAGGTTGGCAACTCTGTTGACGGAGTCTTGAGCATCAGTAGTCGTCGTCCCAGCGTTCACCGGCGATGGTCGGATCGAACCAGTCGGGCGCCAGCGGGCTATCGGCGTAGCGTTCGAGCGAGTTCTCGTACCGCTCCAAGCGGCGTTCGCCGTGGAAGTCGCAGCGCGGCCAGTAGCGCAGGCCGTCCGTCGTCCACATCTCGACCCGGCCCCGGCAGTCCGGCCCGGCTTCCAGGCAGCGGGTGTCACTCATCGCCGTCGACCTCCTCGATCTCGGTGAAGAACTCGTCGTGGTTGAGGTTGATGTTGACCCCGGCCGAGATGCGGGCCAGGCTCGCCTCGGTCTCGCGTTCGGCGATCACGTGGCGGTAGGTGGGATCCTCGTAGCTCAGGATCACGAGTCGGTGGGTGGTCATGGTGGTTTCCTTTCGGTTAGAGCAGCGGCAGGTAGTAGTCCCGGGCGCAGGCGGGGTTGTAGCACTTCCACCACCAGGTCCCATCGGCGTCGCCGACCTTCGGGCGGTTCGGGAAGTCAAGCGCCTTGTCCGGGTGACCCCAGGCGGCGCCGCAGTCGGGGCACGGGGAGTCGGGCACGATCGTGATCGTGATCTCGCCGCTCATCGTGTCACCGCCGTGGCGTAGCTCTCGGCCGCGGCCATCGCTTCCTTGATGGTGGCTTCCTCACCGGCCGACTCGGGCGTCCCGCCGTAGTGGTGGGTCATCGGATCTTCGTAGACGTACCACTTCCACGGTCCGTCATCCCAGCCTTCGACAACACAAGCGAAGGTGTTGATGTCGGTGGTGTAGGTGACCAGCCCGCCGTACTTGCGGTAGTTCCAGGTCATCGTGGTGGTTTCCTTTCTCATGCGGTGAGGTCTCGCAGGGCGGTCTTGATCAGCGCCAGTTCGGTTTCGGCTGCCAGGCGGAGGGCGAGTTCCCTCCGGTACTTGGCGGTGACCTCGATGGCCTCGCTGTTGAGGCGGGCGACGTCGAGGCGCAGTTCGTAGATCACTCGGGCGGCGATCCCGGGGGCGATCAGACCCGGGTTCATGTCGTGGATGGTGAGCAGACCTTCCTCGGTTTCGGACCAGTTCTCGTCGGTGTTGAACGGGAAGCGGTGGGCTTCGGTCCAGGCGTCGGTCGTCATGGTGGTTTCCTTTCTCATTCGTCGGTGGCCTCGGCGGCGGGGACGAGGATCTTGATCTTGACCATCCGGCACTCGGTCCGCTTGCCCCACTTCTCGTGATCCTCAAGCTCGATGACCTTGCCGGTCCAGGTGATCCGGTCGCCAACCTCGGCCTCCCAGAGGGTGTTGCCGGAACCCTTCGTCGTGAGCGTGTAGCCGTCGTCGGTGACGATGGTCAGTCGATAGGGCGTCGGCCCGTTGTAGGCGTAAGGCTCCATCGCCATCTTGAAGGTCACGGTGCCCTCGACCGTCAGCTTCTCGCCGACCGTTCCGAGGAAGTCGGTGGGCTTGGCGGCGGCGGCTGCCTTGCGCTCGGCGAGCTTGCCCATCGCCTTCATGTAGGAGAAGGGCAGCGCCGCCAGCAGACCCTCGGTGCGGTCGATGACCCGATCGGCCCGGCAGGCGAGCTTGGCGGAGCGCATGAAGTCGGAGAAGTCGTTGACCTCATCGACCCAGGCGAGGATCTTGTCGGCCTCGGCGGCGCCCCGGCCGTGGTCAACCTCGGCGTACAGTTTCTTCTCGTAGTCGTTGAGGCGGCGGTAGCAGAGCGTCGCGGCGTGCGACCGGGTCGGCGTGTCGTATGCGGTGTCGGGGCGGGACTTGACGAACCCGAACAGGCGAGTCGCCTCGGCGGCTGCGGCGAGGAACTCGGCGGGCGAGACCTCGAAGCGGCCACCGCCGGTCCGGAACTCCTCCTCGTCGTCGGCGCCGCCGAACATCGGGGTGGCGAGCCACGTGACGTTGGAGGGGTCGACTCCGATGAAGTCGAGGATGCAGGAAGTGCCGACCCGCATCTCGGTGCCGTCCTCGTGGCGGAACAGGACCGTGGTGTTGCGGGAGCGGATCTTGTTGCAGTGGTCGCACCAGGCGCCCTCCCGGACGAACACCTCGCTAACGGCGGTGTCTTCCTCGCCGGGGAACTTGGCGACCAATGCCTCGTGCGGGTCGAGCCGCCAGTCGAGGACGGCGACGCCGGTCCAACCGGCGAACTTGGCCTCGAAGCCGGTGACCGTGACGAACTCGAACTCGCGGAAGGTGCGCTTGAAACCGGTGAACTCGTCGGTCTCGGTGCGCTCGACTTCCGGGCCGAACGTCAACGTGGCGGCGGGAGCGCCGATCTTGGCGAGCCGCTTGTTGATCTTGGCGAGCTTGACGTTCAGGTAGTCGGCGAGGTGGATGCTCACGCCGGTGAGCGTCGACTCGATGGGAGTGAAGCTCAGGTTGGTGGTCATCGTGGTGGTTTCCATGTCCAACTACATTATGCCCAGGTCGTCCCGGGTTTGTCAACACATTTCACAGTTTGGCGGTGGCCCACGCCCGGATGGCGTCTCGCCCGACGAGGGCGTGCGGGATCTCGAACTCGCGGCCATCCTCCAAGTACAGCCAGCCCGAGAACAGGTCGATCCGACCGAGGAAGTCCATCATGCCGTTGGCGTCCGGCTCGGTGTAGATCTCGACGGAGTAGCCGTCGCGCTCATGGTCGACCTCGAAGATCATCGCCGTGTCGATTCGATCAGCGCGTCGAGCGCGTTGTGGCGGGTGTAGAACGTCCCCTCGATCGGGAAGCCGTTGCGATCTTCGGCGAAGTAACGGACCGGGTCCGGTGTCGAGCGGATGTAGCCGATCAGTTCGCCGGTGCGCCGGTTCCTGATGGTGCGCCGGTCGTGGGCGTCGGGCCAGCCGATAACGATCCAGGCGGCGCTCATCGGTCGACCTCGCTCCATGTGCGGTCGGTGATCAGATCTCGCAGGTCGAGGTTGATCGGGCTGAACCCCTCGCTCTCGACGGTGAAGGCACCCTCGCCGAGGATGATTACATCGCCGACCGACATCGACGGGCAAAGCCTGCCGTCTGGGCGGTCGTCACGGTTGTGGCGAGCGAAGATCGCTTCCAGGTCGTACTCCAAGTCGCTGATCTCGATCTCGCCGCTGTAGCCCTTGACGAGCCGGTCGCCGCGTCGGTAGCCCCGCCCGAAGTAGGCATCGAGGTTCGTGTAGTTCGTGTAGCCGATGGTGGTCATCAGCAACCCATCCGGCGTTCCATCGCGACCAACGCTGCGTAGTCCCGCTCGTCGGCCCACCACTCCTCGACCCAGGCGACCTCCGCGGTCGTCAGGCGGCTCTCGTCTATCACCGAGACGGTGGTGCGGCCCCGGCACTCGTCGCACGGCTCGTCGTACACCCCGTTGAAGTAATCCTCCCGGAAGTCCGGGTCGGCGTCGAAGTCCTCGGACGAGATCGCCAGCCGCTTCAACGTCATGATGCCCCGGCCGCTACAGGCGCCGCAGACCTCCCAATGCATCGGTGGAGTGCGGCCGAACTCATCAGCGAAAGCCTCGGCGATTCGGTCGAAGTCTGTCATGTGGTTCCTTTCATCTGTCGTAGGCGTACCTGTACCGCCAGCCATCGGCGGTGACCGCTTCGTCCTCGCCACGCTCGTAGGCGGCTCGTAGGAGGGTGTCGGCCCACGAGCCGAGGTAGCACGTGCCCCTCTCCCAGGTCTCGCTGTCCGGTCTCAACCGCTCGACGGGGTAGGCGCCCCAGTTGCTCAACATCCGGATCCTTTCAGCGGAGGGACCTTCCCTCACACCATTATTATGCGCAGAATGTCCACGGTTTGTCAACAGAGTTGACCAGCACCTACGGCTGTAGCATGGTCGCATGATCTGCTCGGAATGCGGCGCCGACAAGCCATCGACGGAGTTCTACGCCAGCAGGCGCTCGAAGCAGTGCAAGGCGTGCGAGCACGAGAAACGCCGGGAACACAGCCGTGCGCATCCCGAGCAGGCACAGCGCGTCCGGCGCGACATCAAGCTGCGGCGCTACGGGCTGACACAGGCCGACTACGACGCGATGGTTGCCGCTCAGGGCGGGTGCTGCGCGATCTGCCTGGCACCGGGCGACCTCGATCCGTCGAGCCGGTTCCGCCTCGGCGTTGACCACAACCACGCGACGGGGAGGGTGCGCGGGCTGCTCTGTCGACTGTGCAATCGAGCGATCGGGATCTGGCACGATGATCCGGAGATCGTTGCTCGGGCTGCGGCGTACCTCGCTCGTTAGAAGGTGCAGCATCCACACGCCGGGGCGTCTTCGCAGGTGCCCCGCCGGTTGCGGGTGATCCGGTTGCCGGTCGAGGGGAAGTAGATCTCGATCACGCCCGACTCGGCCCGCTCGGCGCAGTTCTCGTGGACGGTGTTGCGCTTGCCGAGGAACAGGATGGTGTCGCCCGGGGTGATCGGGCCGTCGCAGCGGCGGCAGGTCCCGGTGTAGCGGGCGGTGAGGGTTCGTGGCATCAAGCAGCCGCCTCCCACGGCTTGACCGTGTCACCGGCCATGTAGATCGCCTTGCCGGGGAACAGCTTGGCTGCCTCGGCTCGTGCGGCCTCGGGGTCGTGGATCGAAGCCGTCTCCAAACGGACGTGGCGGATGTTCGCGCCGTCGCGGGTGGCGACCATCCAGCCCCGCCGATTGTTCGTCGCCGGGAAGACGGTGATGTAGTTGGTGGTGGTTTCCATGTCCACCATCATTATGCGCAGATCGTCCACGGTTTGTCAACAGACTTGACACCCGTGTTACGATGTTGATGTGGGAGGAGACGCCTCCCACGGGAAGGAAACCGCCACGATGGAGATGCCCAAGTACCCGACGCCGATCGAGCGTCGGTCCGGCTGCAAGGTCGGCTGGTACACCTACGACAACCTCGCCGACGCCGAGAAGGCGTCGAAGGTTGCGGCGGCTCGCGCCGTCGAGATGGCCGGGTTCGGCTACGACTTCGGCTGGTGCTCGCCCGGCGAGATCACCGAGTCGGCCGATGGCACACGCTTCACGGTGACCGTGCCGTGACCTAGTCGGGCGCTGACAGCCCGGCCCGTTCCAATAGCAGACGCCCGGATGGTGGCAGCACCCACACACCCGGGCGTCTCTCGTACAGCAACGCGCGCACGACAGCATCCTCTGTCTCGCAGGGCTTGAACCACGGTCGGTCGACCTCGCCCGCGATCGAGGAGCGGCCGACCCCGGCGAGGACGTAGCCCCCGCCGAGAGTCAGCCGGAATAGCCGGTACTCGCCCCATCGAGGTTTGCCTGGTTCCCTCGATGAGGCTTCGCCGAGGAGTTCACCTTCGATGTAGATGGTCTCGCGGTCCCGACTCGGAATCGCGAACTGAGCCACGGCTCAGTCGACCTCCCACGGCCAGCGTCCCTCGGACCCGGCTTCGAGGATCTTGATCAGCTTGAAGCACTGGTCGTTGAGACCGGCGAGCAGGTAGCGGCCCGTGCCGAGGTCGAGCGACGCCGGACGGTAGCCGCCCAGGCACCACACGTAGATCGGGACGTCCTTGGGGAACGAACCGGCCGTGATGTGCGATGGGTGGTGCTGCTCGTCGGTGAAGATGAGGATCCGGTCGAATGGGCCGTACTCCTGCCACAGCATCCACGTCGATGGCCACGTGTTCGTGCCGTGACCGCCGACGCCCGACAGCTTGCCGATCTCCTCGGCGGTGCGCAGGACCGAGCGTGGCTTGTCCTGCACGGCGCACAGCGTGGCGTACACGCCGAGCTTCGAGCCGGGAGCCGACCGCTTCATCACGGCCGCGCCGAATACGGCACCGGCGACCTTGCGCGACACCGTCGACTTGGCCGACATCTTGCCGTCCATCGAACCCGACACGTCGACCATGATCAGCGTCTTGCCCGGGAACTCGGGGATGTTGGCGCACGACGCTTCGAGCGCGAGTTCGAGCGCCTGACCCCACATCATCGAGCCGGACGCCGACCACGCCGACAGGAACCGGAACGGGAACTGGCGCGACTTGGCGACCTGCTCGGGGTCGGCCAGCGTCGACGCGACCTGCATGAGGACGTTGGCGGGCAGCTTGGCGTCCTCGAAGTTGCGCAGGTTGCGCAGCAGAGCCATGTAGCCCATCTGCGGGATGACCTTCTGCCACGTCTCCGCGTTCGAGCCGCCGAGCGACAACGCGGTCTCCCACGTCATGCCCGTCGTCACGTCCAACTCGCCGCCCTCGGCCGCGGCCTTGATCGCGTCCTTGCGGGCCGAGATCTTGCCGAGCCGGTCGAGGCCGCGCGGGTTGTCGCGGCCGTGGCGCTTGTCGAGGAGGTACTGGAACAGGGCGCGCTTGCGCTCCACGACGCGGTCCTTGAGGAGTTCCACGTCGCTGTCCGACATGCCCATGTCGTCCTGCTCCCAGTAGCGGAGCGCGTCGTGCGGGTTGGGGTGGACGAGGTCGATCACGTCACCCATCCGCATCTTGGCGTCGCGCGAGTCGTACTTCATGGCGGCGTTCTGCGTGTACAGCTTGACGACGGCGTCGGCGATGCCGCGCTTGACGGCCTTGGGGATCTTGCGGCCGTAGAGCGACATCCAGTAGGCGAGCGCCTCGGCTGGTTCGTCGGCGCGCGTGAGCGTCTGCGCGATCACTGCGCGGCCGTTCGTGCCGGGAGCGGCGCGGGCGTACTCGATGGCGGCGACCACCGAAGCGGTGCGCATGTTCGCTTCCTGGCGGAGCCACGGAATGAAGTGCGCGACCCAGTCCGGGTCGAGTGCCGTGACCTCGCGCACGAGATCCGTGAACCGCTTGTCGCGGACACCGGCCTTCTCGTAGTACGTGTCTTCGGCGACGAAGTTCGCGACGCCGAGCGAGAACAGTTCGGTGCGGGCGTCCTTGACGAAGCCGAGACCGCCCTCGTGGGTGCGCGTCTGAACACCGGGGAGGGTGTGCAGCGGCCCCTGCGGGCGGGCGGTCGTGGCGGTTTGAGCGAACTTGCTCATGGTCGTTGCCCCTTTCAGGGTTGGGTCATTGGGTCGTTGGGGTCATTGGTTGGTTGCGAGAACCAGGCGACGGAGGGCGCCGGTCTCTCGTTCCGGCATTCGTGGGCTTGCGCCCTGGTGAGAAGGAACCTCTGTCATCGCACCGCAGATGCGGAAGTCCTGCCCGAGAACCGAGCGACAACGGGGACTGGTTCCCAAGCTGGCACGGATTGGTTACCGCCGCTCCGGGGACCTTCTGCATGTGTGAAGGAAGTATCCGTCATCTGCGCACCGGGCAGGGTCGAGTTTTCTGGTCGAGAACCTGGCGGCGGGAGGCTTGTGGTTTCGAGCCACGACGGCCGAAGCCGTTTCATCCGTTGAAGTAACTCCCATCTGCGCACCGACCAGAGAGATCGTTTCCGGGTGAGAACCAGGCGGCGAAGGCAGTGCGGGCGCCATGCCCACATCCCCATGTGGTGGGGATGACAAGAATCGAACTTGCGAAGTAGCCATCATCAGCGCACCACCCGGAAAGGGTGTGTTCCGGCTGAGAACCGATCAACAAGGGGACTGTTTGGCGCTCTGCCAACTGAGCTATCACACCGACCCTTGCGGGCCTGGTGGCGTGAACAGGACTCGAACCTGTGACTACCCGCTCCATATGCGAAGGAACCCTCATCTGCGCACCAGCCGGAAACGATGGTGCAGTGTGCCCGAGAACCAGACGGCAACGGAGCTTGGTTTCCATGTAAAGGGAGAAGTAACCGTCACCTACGCACCGGGCACACGAGATCTTAAGTTGTCAAGTTGTCCGGCCAGACTCAGATCCCCGCGGAGGTCACCTGCCTGACCGGACGAGGGGACACCGTAAACCTTGGACCGATCGGGAGTCAAGTAGGTTTCGCGAGGATCTCGATCACCACGAACAGATGCCCGAAGCCAGGGTCCGGTTTGTGGTGTTGGCTGCGGTCGAAGAACACGTCCACGATGCGCTGATGGTCGGTGTCGAGCCATAGCTGGGCGTCGCCGCTTCGCATCTCGACCGCGCGGATGACGAGATGCGAGGTCACCGGATGCGCAGCACGACGGCCGAGTCGAGCGCCGGGTCGAACTTGGTGCTCACCTTCCAGCCCTCGCGCGGGTTGCCGGTGATGAAGATGTGCGTGTCGGTGGCACGCGAACGGTGGCGTCCTTCGAGGTAGTTCCAGATCAGTCGGATCAGTTCGCCCGGGATGCCCGATGGCAGCGATGGCAGGTCGACCAGCCGCTCGATGATCTCCAAGCGCCACACGTCCTCGTCGGAGAACGTGCGCTTCGACCCGGAGCCTTGCGCCGGGCCTTCGAGGTCGATGGCGTTCGTGCGGATCCAGTAGTCGATCTGACGGTACGTCAGCCTCTTGAGTCGCGGCTCGACCTCCTGCCACGTCGTCACGTCGGTCATGCCGATCTCCGATACCCGAATGCAATCATCGTAATCACATCGGGAGTATACCGCCCCTGTCCAGAGTTCGTCAACTTAGTTTCACGCCTGTAGTTTGCAGACCAGATCCGGGAACCGTGCCTCGATGGTCGCCCGTTCCGAGTCGTCGGCGTCGAGTTGGTTGAGTCGGCGGCAGAGTGCCACCGTCTCGATCGCGGACGGCACGTACGGGTAGCCCTCGTTGGCCTCCCACCTGAACGCGCGCACGAGGATCTCGGCGACCTCGGCCGCGGCGCGCGCTTCGGCTTCGGCTTCGAGCCACGGAGCGGTCACTGAGTCGATCGCTGCGAGCAGTTCGCGGTTGGGAGCCATCTCGTCGGTGATCCGGTGCGAGCGGGGCTTGCAGCCCGGTGTCACGTCCCAGTCGCAGGTCGTGCAGTAGGCGCTTTCGATCTCGGGTACGAGCAGCACGCCGGTGATTGGACCGGCGACGCGTTCGATCCATCCGCCCGCTGCGCGGTCGGCGAGTTCGAGCAGGCGGAGGTGGAAGCGTTCGCGGGGGCCGACGAACTTCTCGCCGTTCCACACCGCGAACGGCATGGCGGGGTGTTCGAGTCGGTACACGACGCCGAGTTCGGCGCGTTGGCCGTCGTCCTCAGTGGACTTCACGAGTCTCATCGAACCAGGTCGTACGCCTCGTCCCAACTCAGCGGCTTCGGGCCGAGGCCGCAGATCCGGCGGCAGTCTTCACAGGTCACCCGGTCGGGGTCGAGGAGGAGTCCGCCCCCGTCATTCGACCCGCAGACGGGGAGAGCGAGGGACAGGCGGAACGCCAGGTGATGCGTTCTGGTGATCGTGGTGGTTTCCATACCAGTAACCCTAGTCGCCTAGACCAGTGTTAGCAAGTCAACCGATCGGTACGCACGCCTCGCTGCCGTAGCGGCCCCACAGGAGGTGTTCGAGGTCTTCGGCGCGGATGTAGCCGTCGCCTTGGTCGCCGTAGCTGTCGCCCCACGAGTTCCGCCAGCGGAGCGCCTCGTCGGGCATTATCCGGTCGGGGAGTTGTAGCTGCGGGTCGTAGCCGGTGATGGTGACGCAGTGCCCGCCGACGATGCGGCCGTTGACCTCGACCATGCCCGATGTGGAGGTGGTCGACATCGACTCGAACCACGGGATGCCGATCACGACCGGGCCGATCTCGACCACGGCGTCGATCACGTCGTCAATGGTGAACGCCCACGAGTACGACGCGATGTACCCGCCCGAGTGCAGCGCCTTGGCGGCGGCGAGCACGCTCGTGCCGAGGTACGACTCGCCGGGGAAGTCATCGACCTGTTGCGCCTGGCGGTACAGGTGCGTCGCGAAGTGCTCGGCGGGGAGGGTGCTGTTGAACGTCGATGGTTCCGCTTGCAACTCTGTCGTCCAGCCGTAGCCGACGCTGCCACTGTGGAACCCTTGGTCGAGTTGGCGTCCGGCCTGCCACATTCGCAGGCGGCGGCGACAGTGGTCCGGGAGCCGGTCCCGGACTGGATGATCGAGTGACCGTTCGTCGTGGAATGGTCGCCAGTCGAGGACACGTTCGAGGACCGCTGCTTGCATCCGTTTTGACCCTTCCGTCCGGGCGGTTTGTGCGGCGGGGCGAGGTCCGGGCCGTTGCCGCGTGAGTGGCGGGATGTTAGCACCATGTGAAGTGCGCCACGCAAGGCGGCGGGCTGAACGCGAAGCGGGTGAGGGTCGTCGGCGGGAAACCACCACGGAAACACGCCTGACAACCCTCACCCGAAGGATCACAACCAGCGTTGGGGGCCGACCGGGATCCAACCGTCAGCATACGCGACAGCGGCGACATTCCGCTAGCCGTGCTGTTGCACGCGTCGACCGAACCGCCAACTGTCCCACCGGGTCGCCGTGGTGATCTCGACCTCGAAGATCCCGGTGTCGGGATTCCACCACGGCACCGGCCTCGGCGGCGGGGGGCTGGTCCGGGCTTCGAGGCACTGGCGGACGTACTCCTGGGCGCGCGCGCAGTCGTCGGGATGGTGTGGGCCTCCGCACACGCAGCAGGTCATCGCAGGCGATGGTATGCCTCGGTAGTCGGGATGGGCGACCGCGGCGCCGCCGTCGATGATGTGGATCAGGCGCGACTGGCGCAGCAGATGGCCGCAGATGATGCAGGTCTGTTCGCCGTCGCCTTTCAACGGGACGACGAGTGGGATGAGGCGTTCGAGTTTCACATCTGAACTCACCCACTCACCTACCGATCCGTCACGGCTGCCATCGCGCGTAGCTCGGCGGCGACCTCGCGCATACGGATCGAGGCGTGGATCCCGAGTCGCGCCTTGAAGCGGCTGCGAGTCAGACGGATGATCTCCACGGGCAAATGCTCGGTCGGCACGATGTAAAGCGCGGCGGGGTCATGGTCGAGCAGTTCGGCGTCGCGTTCGAGCGTCTCGGCCAGCACGATCAGGCGGTCAGCGTTCACGGGCCGCTTCGAGCCGTTCGAGGTCGATGTGCGTCGACCAGCCGACGTGACCGCACGAGCACCGGTACTCGCGCGTCGTCCACGACTTGCGCGGATGGCCCTTGCCGTTGCGTGGTGTCGGCTTGGTGCGGCCGGTCAACGTGATCACGTGGGCGGCGCGTTCACGGCTAGTGCGAGCGACTGGTTCGCCGGTGCTCGACCGGTCGCCGTAGTAGATCAGCCGGGCCTTCGAGCACTCGAAGTGGTTGGGGTAGCCCGTCCCGTTCCCGGCCATCAGCCGACCATCCGGTTGCGTGCCCGGGCTTCGCGGGCGGCGCAGGCGTGGGCGGCGCTGCGCTTGTTGTGGACGTGGCCGATGCAGGCGTCTTCGATCGCGCCCCAGCGGCCGTCGATCTTGCAGGCGATGCGGCCCTTGTAGCCGCGCACCCGTTGACGGACGAGGTGGTCGACGTTGCGTCGCATGGCGAGACGCGTGTCGAACGCCTCGCGGGGATTGGTTGCCATCCACTCGACGGTCATGGCTTGGCCTCATCGAGCGGGACGACGACGACGCTGTTGTGCCAGCCGCGGCGGACCATCCGGTTCTTGTGGATGCCGCACATCGGCTTGGGGCCGTCGCTGGTGGTGACGATGAACTTCGCCTTGAACTTGCAGCGACGACCGGTCCAGTAGCCGTTGCGTTCTACGAAGCACTTACACGTGAGAGTGGTGGTCTCCATACCTTGATTATCTCATCCTGTCGGGAGTCTGTCAAGTATCTTGCCACGTCGGATGACGCCGCGGCGGAGCAGGTTATCGGTCGAGTAGGGCAGGTCGTGGAACAGGCCGAGTTGGACGACGAGGTCGGCGTCGGCGGCGTCGAACTCCCAGCCTGCTTCGCTCTGGAACAGGGTCGGCGGGTACTCGGTCGACCACGGGATCTTGGTGCGCCACGTGTAGGCGGCGGCGTTCATGCCGTGGACCATCGTGGTGCGGGTGATGCGATGGTGACGCAGGTCGAGGTCCACGATGTGGGCGCCGAAGTGGTACTTGTCGACGGCGCGGCGGTAGCCGTGCGCCCACAGGCTGATCCCTTCCGGCACAGCGGCGCAGAACACGTCGAACAGGAGTTGGTCCCGGACGGCGACGCCGGTCGAGTCGGGATGGTCGATCATGCCGGGTCCGGTTCCTCGGGCTTGAGCGCGGCCTGGACCGTTCTCAGGCTGATGTACGGGTCGCTGCCGGATCGGATCATGGCGGCGGCGACTTCGAGCGCGAGGTGGGCGACCTCGACCCGGGAGCGTGTCCCGAAGCGGGAGGTCACCAACATCCCGCGACGTGCCGCGCGCAGGTCGCCGTTCCGGAGGCTCTGGACGATCGACTCGCACGCCAGCACGTCATCGGGGATCATGCAGAGACAGTCTCCCGCAGGACCATCGAGGCGTTGCAGGCAGCCTTGCCGCCCGACACGTGACGCTCGCCGCGCAGCTTGTCGGCGAACGGCTTGCAGGCGGTGGCGTCGGGGAACAGGTCGAAGTGGACGAGGACGGCGGCGGCGATCTTCGCGCGCAGGTCAGCGGCCGAGGTGATGGTGACGGTCAGGACGTTCTTGTCGTCCTCGAACGGGAGCCATTCGTAGCTGCCCCGGGGGGCGTCTTCGAGCGGGCGGACCGTGTTGGTGGAGATCCGGTAGGCGGGCATGGTGGTTTCCTTTCAGGCGGGAACGGAGAATCCGATCCGGTCGGACGTGAGAAAGCGGGGGTTGTCGGCCGGATGGCGTGGCTCGTGGAACTCGTCGCCGCAGTGCGGGTTGAGGTTCGAGCAGGAGGGGCAGCGCATCGGGGCGGTCCCGGCGAGCATGTCCCAATCGCAGCCCGGGTCGCAATCGTCCGGGTCGTTGAGATCGACGCGGGCGTCGAGGTGGCGTTCGCCGCAGTTGTCGCAGAGCGGCGTGAGTGCGGTGAAGCACCAGGTGTCGAGAGGGGCGGTCATGGCTTTCCTTCCAGTAGGTCGCGGCAGTCGTCGCACCAGTTGTCGGGTGCGGGAGCGAAGTAGCGGGCGAGGGCGAGCGTCGTGTGCGAGATGATGGCGCCGTGGTCGGCGCAGATGTTGAACCAGGGGCCGTCGCCGTCGACCGACAGGTCGATCCGGTAGTCGTCGCCGCGGCCGGTGACGATGGTCGTGCCGGTCATCCGGTTGCGGGTCTCCCGGTAGTAGCTCATCGTGTCGCCTCGTAGAGCCGGACCAGAGCGGTCCAGCCCATGTCGTCGTAGAGATCGTCGGCGTTCTCGGCGACCCACGCCTCGAAGGCTTCGAGATCCTCGTAATCCCAGTCGTTGGGGCACATCCCGAGCCAGAACCAGTCACGCAGGTGACGGCTGGCGAAGGCATCCAGTACGAATCCGAGGGTCGCGGTGGTGGTTTCCATGTCCATCTACAGTATGCGCAGATTGTCTACGGTTTGTCAACACTCTTTCCAAGGGTGTGGGCGTCGAGAGCGGCGAGGAAGTCGACCGCCCAATCGTCCATCGAGCGATGCACGGCGATCAGCCGTTCACGGATCACTGCGCAATGCGCGGTGGCCGCGGCTTCGAGTTCGTCGGGCCAGTCGTTCACCGCTGGCGCTCCCATTCGAGCGTGCCGCGGTCGTCGTATTCGTGACGGTGCGGCCCGTCGTGTCCGAACGGCAGGTGGCATTCGAGGAACTCGGCCGGGCATTGCGGGAACTCGGCCGGGCATTGCGGGCAGCCCCTCGCCTCGGCGGCGTCGAGCGCGTCGAGTGTGTCGGCGAGCCGCGGCCAGTCCTTGCGGAGCCGGGCGACAGCGTCGTCGTGGATCTTCGGCTTCGGGCCTTTGACGGTCCAAGCGTCGATGACGGCGGAGACTTCCTGGTGGCACCACCAGCCGAAGTTGCGGACGCGCGCCACTACTGCGGTGGCCATTCGCTCTCGACCGGGTTCCCGGTCTCATCCTGGACCTCGACAGCGACGGAGCGTGTCAGCTTCTCGACGTAGTGTTCGAGGAGTGCGTCAGCGCGGCGTTCGGCCTCGTACCGGGTCTTGAACGGCCCGTGGCGGTCGACCAGTTCCTCGGTGTAATCCTCGATGACGGCAACGAAGAACTGGCCCACGATCACTCGCCGAACTCGTAGCTGCGGAAGGCGTGTGCCCGCCAGGCGGTCTCGCCGAGATCCTCGGCGTACACCATCGTGACTTCGCCCTTGACCTTGCGGACCGGCTCCGGGTTCGGGTTGTCGACCGTCCACTTCGGGCGGCGGGTGAAGGTCCGGCGCACGGTGTACAGGTCCCAGCCTCGGTCGTACTCGACCTCGACTGCGTAGCCGTTACTGATCGGCAGCTTGACGGTGAAGTCATCGAGCCACTCGATGCGGCCACCGGAGATCGACAGGATGTTGATCCGGCCGATGTGGGCGAGCATCGCTGCTCGCACCTCGTTGCGGTATCCGAGATCGGCCACGAAGGCATCCATCTCGGCCATTTCGGCATCTGTCATGGTGGTTTCCTTTCCGAGGGGTCCTCCCCCTCACGTCTTAACTTTACACCGCCCGTCGCCGGTCTGTCAACTCATTTGCCGGGTGATGCGGGCGCGTGGGATGTCGGGCCAGGCCGGGGGGTAGTCGTGCAGCGTGACCGCGACGAGCGTCCAGTCGAGGATGTCGGAGCGGCCGTTCTTGTAGCCCTTGACCGTGGTCCGGTCGAGGTCGATGGCGGGCCAGAAGTGGACGACCTCGGGGAGCGTCTTGTAGAGGACGCCGGTGCCGGTCATCGAGTCCTCGCCGATGGTGACGGTGAGCAGCGCGCCGATCATCCGGTACTTGCCGATCTCGGAGACACCGGGACGCTTCGGGCCTCGGCCGTAGTCGGTCATGATCGGGGCCGGGAGCCGCACCGCTATGTCGCCCTTGTGGCGGCGCAAGCGGCGTCGGTCGGCGGTCTCGTGCTCAAGGTAGGCGAGCACGGGGAAGTCGACTTCGGCGACGACCTTCGATCGGTATGTCGGCTTCGAGGTGGTGAGTGTGATCATGCGAAGCTCCTCAGTGTGCGCAGCGTCGCGCAGTCGTAGTCGTGGGTCTCGCGCCAGGCGCCTTCGCCTGAGCCGACGTGGCAGTCGCAGCGTCCGGCTTCGAGGAACGCGATCGCGCATGGTCGGCAGTAGAAGCGGGGGCCGGGCTTGGTGTCGTCCCAGGTTTCGATGCCGATCTCGGCGCCGCGCTTGCAGGTGCCTTCGGGCTTGTAGCCGAACGGCAGGTAGCCCTCCTCGACCACGAATCGTTGCTGATCGGCCGACAGGCCGTTGAAGCACGCCATGCCCCAGATGCCGTGGGTCATCGGGCCTCCGCCTCGAACCTGGCGCGCAGGTCGGCGAACATGAACGGCTCGCCGCGTTCGGTTGGGAGCGGCTTGATCCCGACGACACGGTCATCCTCGATGAGAGCGATGATGGTGCGGCCCTTGATGTCCTCCCACCGTCGCACGCCGCACGCCTTGATCAGTCGGGCGACGAACGTCATCCCGTAGGCGGTGCCCTCACGGCTGAACAGGTAGTCGCCGTCGTGGCCCGTTGAGCGGTCGAGGAAATGACCGGGCGTCGACTGGCAGCCTCCGCCGCCGTAGTCGAGGTCGAGCATGGCGGTCAGGATCCCGTGGTCCTCCCACCCGAGGAACGTGCCGGTGATCTTGGCGATCTTCTCTTGCATCAGGTGGAGCCTCCGCTCGGATGGCGGCGCTTGGCGCCGCGGATGTATGCCTCTCGGATCGAGAGTTCGCGGATGATGGCGGTGCGCATCCGATCGTTCTCAGCCGACGCGGTTGAGACGAGCGAGAGTGCTTCGACCAGCGCGAACAGTTCCTCCTCGGTGAGGGCGTTCATGATCGCCTCGTACGCCGGGGCGACGGGGAGTGTGATGAGATCGCCGGTCATCTAGAACCGATCCTCGTCGTCGTAGCCGTAGTGGTTCGGGCCTTCGCACAGATCGGCTGACATGCCGTGTTCGCAGAAGCCGCGGTCGGGGCCGGGCGGCGGGGTGAAGCCCTCGCGGAGCAGGACGTCCGACACTGCGTCGTACGCCGACCACGGATCGAGCGGGCGGATGGTGCGCTCCCAGGCGACCTCACCGGCCTCGTCGTGGAGTTCGTAGGCGACAGGGGCACGCTCACCCGGGAAGTCCGGGTACCACGGCTCCCACATGGCGGCGTCTTCGTCGCTCAGTTCAGCGAGAAACGCGGCCTCTCGCGCAGCCATGTCGACAGGGACGAGGACGAAGCTACGACCTTCCTTCGTCCAGGTTTCGTACGTGGTGGTTTCCATGCCTTGATTGTCTCATCTGGTCTACGGTTTGTCAACTATCTTGATCGTTCACGATGGAGAGGTTGTTGACTGCGCCGGTGGCGACGTAGGCGGACAGCACGACGCACGCGGCCGGGTCTTCGATCTCGAACTCGAACTCGGCGGCGTGGCCGTTCTCGCCGACAGTCGCCGCTCGCAGTATGGCGGGGAACGGTGTGTCGATGCCTTCGACGTTGAGCTTGATGAGTTTGCCGACCTGCGCGTCGAATGCGGACTGGGCGTAGCGGGTGTGTGGCTCGGCGGGCCACGTCAGTCGGATCTTCACAGTCGACCAGCTTGGTGATCCACGACCATCGCTCTCAATGCTTCCATCCAGGCGATGGTGTCGGCGGTGTACGGCGGGGCGTCGGCCCAGTCGCGGTTGAGCTTGATGAGGTAGTCCAGGTATCCGAGGTCGTATGGCGGTCCGCCGGTGGCCGGTTCGTAGCACTCGGCTGCGCCGTCCGCGTCGAAGATGATCGGGGTGATCTCGATGCGTCCGCCCGGGTGGACTGTGCGCAGGGCGTCGACCTTGATGCGTTCGATCATCCCTTGATCCGATCGACTCGGGGCGACGTGCCCTTGTGGACGCCTTGGGTGCGCAGGTCGATGGTGAGCCGGGCGTTGAACTCGGTGTTCACCGGGTGGCGGGTGAACAGGTCGGTGCCGTCGATGTAGACGAGGACTTCCTCCACGAAGATGTCGCGACCATCCGACTCGAACGTCCAGACGTACTCGTCCGGGTCCTTGACGAACTCGAACGCGTCGAGACTCGACGGGTTGTAGGCGACGACCCGAGTGACCTGGTCGGCGAAGTATTCGATCGGGGGACCGCCCACGTCGACGCGCAGCACGACTTGGCCGCGGTTCATGCTGCCCACGGGAGCGCGTCGAGGAGGCCGGGACCGGCGTGGATCATTCCGGCGATCATGTTCTGTGAGACGAGCCGTCCGGCCCAGGCGTCGACACCGACGTCGATCTGCTTGCCGCGTTGGCGCCACAGGCCGTGAGTGTGGCCGTGCAGCAACCACTCGCCCTTGTCCTTCGGGCGCGCCGCGACGAACCGATCCTCCGCAGTCCTGTCGCCTTCGTACGGGAAGTGTGACATCCACACGTCGTAGTCGTTGTTCGAGAACGAGTTGTGGTCGGTGACCTCGAAGCCGACTTCCTCGTAGCGGGCGGTCCACTCGGCGACGAGCGCGGCGACCTTCTCCGGGGGTTTGCCGGTGTAGCCCTCGTACAGCGGTGAGCAGCGGTCATGGTTGCCGGGCTTCAACACCAGGCGGCAGTGGACCTGCTTGAACAACGGGAGGGTCTCGGCCATCGTGCCCATCGCCGCGTCACCGAGGAAGATGAGCGTGTCCAGCGGGTGTGTGTCGCGGTTCGCTGATTCGATCAGCCAGTGGTTCATGGTGCGCGTGTCATCGAACGGCCGGTTGGCGAGTTCGCAGATACGACCGTGGCCGAGATGCCAGTCGGAGGTGAACCAGATCATCTACCGAGTCCACTCCACGACGTACACCGGACGGGTGTAGGTTTCGCCGTCCTCCTCGTAGGTCTCGTCCGGGTCGCGGGAGATCCGCCACTCGGTGACATCCTGTTGGTCGAGGGTGTAGTGGACGAGTTCCTCGGCGTACTTGAACCGGTCGAACGTCTTGCGTTCGTGGTACGGGGACCTAGTCAGATCTTGCAGCCCGGGGAGTAGGTCGGAGGGACCGCACGCGGCTTCGCGGTTGTAGCCGATCGGTTCGACGGCGTCGGCGACACCGTTCATCCACGCAGCGCACTCGGCGCGGAGCCGGTCGATCTCATCGAGCGCCCTGGTCAACTGTTCGGCGGTCTGCTCCATGCCGAACCGGATGACGGTCTCGCGGGCGGCGAGCAGCGGGTAGTCGTCGCGTGCACTCATGGTGTCTCGCTCTGACCGAGGGGGCCGATGTCACGGAAGTGCTCCCATGCTTTGTCGCCCCACTTGGCGTCGATCGGGACGGGCGGTTCGGGGCCGACGTGAACCCAGCCGGTCTCGGTCTTGACGATGACTCCTCCACCCTTGGACGGGTCGGTGATCACGTACGCCAGGAACGCGGGGTGCGGCGGGATCGCTTCCAACTCGGCGATGCGGGCTTCGAGGTGCTCGATGTATCGGCCGGTTCCTTCGGACTTGTTCTCGCCGAGCCGGATGTAGTCCTTGGGGACTTTGGCGGCGACTAGCTCCCAGCGGCCGAGTACCTCCATCGCTTCCATCTTCCAGCGCATCAGCCGCTCGCCGTCGCGCAGTAACGATTGTCGGTCGGACCGGCTGCTCATGCTCCGCACCTTTCCATCTCGTTGAGGACTTCGGTCAACAGGTCGCGGTCGGGATGGTGGATCCCGAACCAGGTGAGCAGCACAAGCACGGTTTGCGCGGCCTCTTGGAACGGGTCGCCGCGGCCCTCGCGGTGTTCTTCGATGGCGAGCACGGCGCGCCCGAACTCGCCGCTCTCCTCCCAGGCTTTGTAGGCGACGTTGATCGAGGTGGGCGGCACCCATGACGCCTTGTCCTTGTCGGTGCGCCACAGGGCGCAGCGGGCCTGTAGCTCGGGCAGGGCGGCGACCACCCGGTCGAGGCGTTCCTTCTCGAACTGGTAGCGCAGCATCGCCTCGATCTTGGCGTCCATGTTCTCGGGCCGGGTCCAGAACGGGTCCTGGCCGTCCATGCGCGCCGACATGATCTTGCGGCCGTAGAGCTTGTCCAACTCGTTGATGATCTCGGGGAACCGCCACGAGTTGTAGCCGCTGACACTGTGCGGGTCGCGTCGATGGTCGATCCCATCGGCGTCGCGGATCACGAGCATGTTCATCGGTCAGTCTCTGCCCATGTGCCGTCGCGGCGTAGCCACAGGCCGCATCGTTGGCAGCCGGTCGAGCGCGCGCCCTCGAAGTTGATCGAGATCTGCCGCCGCAGCGGATGCCAGCAGAACGGGCGCCACAGACGCCACCGGACATCGACAAGGTTCATCGGTGGCTCCCTGCGAACACGGGCTTGGGTTTGGCGATGGCGAGGATCGCGACGAGATCGAGGTGGCCTCCGAGTTGTCGCCAGTCGGGGGACAGGTCGGGTTGCTTGAAGTGGTAGTGCCACATCCAGTTCCACAGGTTGACGCGCCCGGCGATCCAGATGCCGAACTGGTCCTCGCCGATCTGGATGTGGCGGGCCAGGGTCGGCAGGCGGTCGTAGTGGACGACCGCTTCGTTCCAGGGGAGCCTGAGCGACGGGTGGGCGCCGATCGAGATTCGGCCACGAGCTTCGTGGCGGAACGTCGCGTAGTCGTCGTGTGTGTGCGGCCACGTGATCACGCGGTCGCCGTGTTCGATCGGATGGTTGAAGTCGCAGAGGTATCCCGCGATGCGGCCGGTCCATCGGATGTGTACGGGTGCGTTCACCAATCTCTCCCTTTCAGCACGGTCACGGCGACGGATACCGCGGCGGCGAGCGCGATGCCGACCAGCACGACAGCAGTCACGAGGTAGCCCTCCCACGCCGAGCGCACGGCGACGAGCACGAGCACGATGGCGCAGACGAGCACGAGCATCCCGGCCCGGAACGTCACGACGGGTACTCGCGGACGCGCAGGTCGCCGGGGAACAGGTCGATGTCCTTGACGGCGTGTGGGGCGACCCCGGACAGTTGCTTCACGAAGAACGCCGTCCCCGCCCGCTCGCACATGCCGCGCAGGTCGCGCGCCCATTCGTCGGACATGCGTCGGGCACCGTGGCCGCTCTCGGCGCCGACGATCAGCCAGTCGATGCCGGTCAGGTCGAGCGATGGGAGTGGGCCGAGCAGCGGCTCGGCGGAGATGAAGCGGACTGCCGCCGGGGCGGCGCGCAGCCACGTCGTGCGGAAGCTGTACTTGTCGAGTTCGATCGACGTGCCCAACCACACGTTCGGCAATGGCGGGTGGCCGTCGTACCAAGCGTTGACCCAGCGCGCCATCCGCCGCGGGCGTTTCGTGAGGATCTGGAAGATGTGTTGCTGCGCGGTCGACATGGTGCGCCACACCTCGCCGATGAACTGGTTGGAGACGTCCGGGTGGAACAGGTCCGACATCGAGTTGACGAAGATCCGGCGTGGCCGTTTCCAGTGCAGCGGCAGGCCGAGCATGTGCGGGTGTTCGGTGAGGCGGAAGCCGGGACCCGAGGTGCGTGGGTCGCCGTCGTTCTGGTAGTTGGCGGATCCCATCGCTTT